TAGCGATTTTACAATTTTTATTTTTATGTTCAGTTCCTTTTAAACTAAATGATAAAATCGCGAAGTAGCGATTTTACAATTTTTATTTTTATGTTCAGTTCCTTTTAAACTAAATGATAAAATCGCGAAGTAGCGATTTTACAATTTTTATTTTTATGTTCAGTTCCTTTTAAACTAAATGATAAAATCGCGAAGTAGCGATTTTACAATTTTTATTTTTATGTTCAGTTCCTTTTAAACTAAATGATAAAATCGCGGATAGCGATTTTACAATTTTTTATTATTGACTTCATACATGTCAGTATGAAGTCAATAATAAAAAAGACTGAAATTCCTGCTAGGGATATTTCACAATTTTTATTTTTATGTTCAGCTTCTCTTAGACAAAAAGACTATAATAAATAAAATTAATTTGCAAATTTACAGTGATTCAACATGCAGATGTCCGCTGATAAGTCTTGCGACTTTCTGGAAAGCATCATAAATTGCATTATCGCCCTTTCCAATTTCAATAAAATAGCCCTTTTTGGTAGAATTTTTTTGATTGACAGTATCAATAAATCTCTGAATTGTGTCTCTTGTACTAAGGGCGCCTATTGTCATGATAATAAGATTTACTGGTTTTTGGTTTAATAATTTAATAATATTTTTATCCATATCTTTTGTACTTTGATTGTCTTCACCATCTGTTAAAGCAATAATCCATTCATTTCGTGCATTTGATATAGTAATATTATTAATTGCATTATATAATGTATTGTAAAAAAGTGTTCCACCTCCACAAGACAATCCATTGATAATATTAATCATATTATTATAATTATTCGCATCTCCTTTTCGCAAATCAGTGAAACATTCCATAGAAGCATTGCAGAAAGTTGTCAGTGAAATTGTGTCTTCGGGTTCCAAGTGATTATTGATAATATTGATAATGCTTTTTTGACATTGTGCAATAGGATTTCCTGCCATGCTTCCTGACACATCAAGTAAAAATTTAATATATCTTTGCAAATAACTTGTCATTCTTGATTTTCCAGCAATTTCATTCAATTCTGCAAGTTTGTCTGTTCTGCCTAATCCAGAATAAATATTACATAAGTTATCAACACATTTGTTCTGGATATGAATATCAATGTTCTTTGTTTTTCTTAGTGTAAGAGAAAACCAATAAATCGCACCATCTGGACTTTCAAAATCATTTAAGAAGGCCTTCAAAAATCCCATATTAATTGTTGCATATTGCAAAGATGTTTCATCATTCTTCAATCTGCAAATCTCTAGCGCATTGGTAATCAATTCTGTTGCTTGTCGTGTATTTTGAATTTGTAAATACAATTGTCCCAAATTGCCACTGATTTCAGCAATGCCTTTTGCATCATCACACTTTTTCGCGAGTTCTAAACTTCTAACAAGGAATTCCTCTGCTTTTGTGAAATCTGAATTATCCTTATGTAAAACTCCTAAATTCATATACCTATATGCAATCATAACTTGACATGCTTTCTTTTTATCTTCAGTATCCTGTTCAATTTTAGCGACATAATCAATAGACTTGTTGTATAACTCGATTGCTTTCGCATAGTTTCCCAGTTGTTTATACACATTTGCTTCATTGTTTGTACAAACAGACAAACCACGATAATTTTTGTTTTTTTCCATCAAAGCATGTGCAGCAATATATGACTCAAGTGCCTTTTGTAAATTTCCTGAATAATACGCCTCATTGCCAAATCTAACTGCATTTAATAGATTTGCAATATTTTCGTTAGCGATGTTAATTTCCGATGATACTGGTGCAGTATTTCCTGTTTCAATATCTAAATTTGCTTGTCCAATGGCACGCAATGTGTTTGCCAATTTGATGAATGGTTCTGCATAATATCTGCCTAACTTTCGCGTCACATAAAATACAACAACCCACAAAGAAACAACACAGAACAAAATTATGACAGTAGAAATAGTCAAATTAGTATTGATGTTATCGAACATATTATTGACAACAATATCAACATCAGACTGTGGGTACATCATTACTAATACATATTGGACATTTGGAATATATTTGTATAACATATTCCAATTACTTCCTTTGTTGACTACTGTAATTGATTGTACAGTTGTTAGCTTCGAGTTGATTACATTGTTCCAAATTGCACCATCAATTCCATTCTCAACATTAGCGATATTTCTTGTTCCAGAACTTCTGTCAAGAGCTGGATAGGAAATAATCAAGCCATTTGAATCAATCAAAAATACATATCCATTCGTGAGAATTTTTGAATTGGAAATAAGTTTGTCTAATTCAGTCATAACAAAATCAAAACCAATTACACCATATGTTTGTCCATTTACAAAAATCCTTGATGAAATAGTAATTAAGACCTGATTTGTCAAAGCATCAACATATGGAGAAGTATATTTTACATCATCACTTCCTTGTGCGATGACATACCATACACGACATCTTGGGTCATAACCGACAGTAGGTTGATTATTATAATAACATGTGTAGGAAAATGTCGGATATGAATTTAATTTGAAATATGGATAAATTCTATACAAACCATTGTCAAAGCCAGTGTAGATTGAAACATACAAATCAGACGACTTATAAATTTGTCTGAAGAGATTGTCAAAAATCGATGATTCATTCACATGATTTTGTTTGTATAATTGACTTAACGATGTTGTTCCTGTTTTGAATGTCGATGATGCAAAATATTGATTAAGATTGTCTTTTGGCGGCACTCTCGAATCAATCGATGATACTCCATAATATGTCGTGTAGTTTTTCACAACATTCAGCTTATTTTTGTAATAGTTTGTGATATAATTATTAGTCGTAATAATATCGCTATAAGCACCATTAAAATAAATATCAATATATGAACTGATATAATTTAACTTTGTAACAGATGAATTAAGAGTCACACTACTAATATGGTCATGTGATAATGATTTCCAATTTGACTTCTCAACATGAATTGGAACTATACCAACAAGCAAAATTGAAATGGTTCCCAATACCAAGATACTCAAAACAACACTGTCGATACAACGAATGAACTTCATTTTGGCTGATTGTTGAAATTTGCCACAAAATGATGTATAGATAGATAGTGTGTTTTACTATATAACTTTCTGGTATTTTAGGATTCAATTTTTATTTATTATTGATTTTCTTTAGAAAATCAATAATAAATAAAAATGATAAAAACACGACACAGTGTTTTTTCAATTTTTTTATTTATCTCAATGATAAAATGATAAATAAAGTTAAACGCTGCGAATATGTGGATTCATCTCTTTAAATTCTGGTGCTGTTGCAATTATTGTTATTCTAGCACTGTTTGATGACCATTGACTTGGATATTCACAAGTCCATAGCGATGAATTATAAAAGGGATTAATGTTTGATTTCTGTTTGCTGTTGTTAATAATACTTGCAAAATTGTTCTGAATATCTTCAATTTCATCGATTCCTCTTGTATTTTCTGCTAAAACAACACCTTTGAACAAATCGCCAGTTCCAATATTATTAGTGATTTTTGACGTATTTTCGACTAATCTCTGTAAAGGCACTGTTGTGATATATACAATTGCAAATACCAATGGCACAATAATAACCAATATGACACAAAACACAATACCAACAATCGCAAGAATACTTGCAACAAGAAAATTAATTTTGTCGATAATAGTTGAGAATGTATTTAAAATTTGATCTTTATCAATGAATGTAACAATAATATAATTACCATCAGATGACTCTAACTTGTGTGACAATACATAATAATTATCAAAACTGATGAGTCTGTCTTGATTTTGAATAATATTTATCCACAAATTTTGTGTGATTTTCAAATTTGGAATTTTGTCATAAGTAATGAGTTTTGATAGTTTCATATTACTTACTGCAATTACCAAACCAGTACTTACTTCTAACATAATTGTCGTACTCCCTAAATATTTTAAATTGCTGATGTCACTCTGAATTTCATCTAAAGTCAAATCACTTCCAAAAGCACCAATCAAGTCATTTGTATAGACATTATGAAGTGTTCTGGAAATTGTAATCATCAGGCGTTTTGCGATTGGATCATAATATGGTGATGTGTAAACAAGATTATGTGGATTGGCCAATGTTTGTTCATACCACAGATCACCTTTAGCCTGATAGTTAATGTATCTATATTGATACATCTGATTGAAAGCCCCAGGATAATATCTCAAGATGGTGTCGGTTGCAAAATATCCTGCAAGAAACTCATTATTATTTTGAAATGAAGGAATGAAAGTATAATCCATAGAAGCTGTTCTATTGATAATAGTATTGATACTGTTAGGTAAAAATTTAAGATCGCTTAATGTCTTGTTATAAACATTATATGTACTATGTAAATAAGTCACGTCTGCATCATAATTTGGATTATATGTTGGAGAAATCAATTGTCCCATCCAGTTGTAACGACTTGGAATATATCCATATACATAATCTGTCCTAAAAGCATCTTCAGCAGAGACAGCCATCACATTTGTGAAACTTGATGACAATTTTTTCAATCTCTGTTCAATTAATTGCGTACCACTTACCACAATATGTTGTGCATCATTTTCAGCATTTGCCAAAAATCCATCTTTGATATTAGTCTTGACATTTTCGCCATTTCCCGCAACATATCCAATAAACCCAAGTCCACATATAATGATTGTACATAATGATATAATTGAAAATAGTACCAGCAACTGGTATTTCAATGCACGATTTGACCAATTAGAGCAACACATTTTTGCCTTTTGTAAAAGACAAGTACTGCTATAGAAATATTAGACATTATGCCTATTTGCTTATGGTTTTTCTGATAGTGTAAATTTCAATTTTTTTATTTATGTTTTCGCCTTAGGCGAAAATATAAATAAAAAAATGATAAAATCGCGAATCAGCGATTTTACAATTTTTAATCATATGTGTATTTTTATCTAGAAAATACACATATGATTAAAAAGACTAAAGTCATTGTTTATTTCCTCTCAGACAAAAAGACTAAAGATGCAACAAGCATTTTCATAAATTTACATATGTTCTTTTTAATAAGATTTAAATATATTATGTTTATATAAATATATGAAACAATACAATACTTCTTTGTTTATATTTACAAGAGACTTAAGATTGCATGATAATATTCCATTGATTGACGCCCTTAAAAAAAGTAAAGAAGTTATACCAGTGTTCATTTTTAATCCAAAACAAATTGACAATACTAATGCCTATAAATCAGACAATTGTGTGCAGTTCATGTGTGAAACATTGGATGAGTTAAATGAAGAATTAAAGAAACACAAATCAAGATTATTTTATTTTTACGATAGCACTGAAGTAATTGTAGAAAAATTATTAAATAAATCAGAATTGTCTATTGATGCAATATTCATATCCAAGGATTACACGCCATTTGCAAAAGCAAGAGAAGATAAAATTAAAAAAGTCTGTAGTAAAATGTCAAAGAAAAATGCGATCAAAATAGATTTTGTATGTCTAGAAAATCACTTATTAATAAATTCTGATGTAATAAAGACTGGAGCTGGAACAACCTATACAAAATTTACACCCTATTACAATGCGGCAAAAAAACACAAAATTACTGATGTCACTATGAACTCGTATTCTAATTATTATTCAAAAAATAAAAAATTACCAAATGAAATGTCTGGAAATATTCATAAGTTCTATTCCAAAAATAATGATATTTCAGTAAATGGAGGAAGGAAAAATGCAATAAAAATATTAGAAAAAATAAATAAGTTAAAAAATTACAACACAGAAAGAGATTATCCATCAATTGAAACAAGTCATCTTTCTGCATATCTTAAGTTTGGTGTTGTCAGTCCAAGAGAAGTTTATTATATATTCAAAAAAAAATTATCAACTACACATAAATTATTTGTTCAATTACACTGGAGAGACTTTTATACAAAAATAATGAATTCGTTCGATGTTATTAAAAGTGCCATGAGACAGAAGTACAATAAAATAAAATGGACAGATGACCCAAAATTTATTAATCATTGGAAACATGGTACAACAGGAATTCCCATAGTTGATGCAGGAATGAGACAATTAAATAAAACAGGTTGGATGCATAACAGGTGCAGAATGATTGTTTCTAATTTCTTAATAAAGATACTTCACTGTAACTGGATGATTGGAGAAAAGTATTTTGCGTCACAACTTGTGGATTATGACCCATCTTTAAATAATGGAAATTGGCAATGGGGTGCAAGTACAGGGGCAGATTCACAGCCATATTTTAGAATTTTTAATCCATGGAGACAGGCTGAAAAATTTGATCCCAAGTGTGAATATATTAAAAAATGGATACCAGAATTAAAAGATGTCCCAGCTAAAGATATATTAAAATGGGATACTAAATATAAAGAACACAAGGTGAAATATCCAGAACCAATTGTACATGATCTTCAAAACAGAGCAAAGAAAACTATACAAATGTACTCAAGTATTAAATAAAATTCAATCTATCAGCTTTTACATTTGAATAGCCTTCTCTTAAGACAAGAGTTTTGGGAGTCGATTTGCCTAAGTCAATTTCATTCATCCCAGAAATATTAATTTCAATGTCACGACCAGTTAACAATTCATCTTCAAACATCACATTACATGCTTCACATTCAAACACAAAAAGATTGCAATATAATAAGTTAATATTAATTACTTTAGTTGTTTTTGAATTGTCGACAAACAATATATCGCCATTATAATTTCTCATACGGAAACCAGTAAAAACACTGTCACCATTATTTAACAATTTTCTATTTTCACAATAATGTGGATCCCACACAAGCAACATTTTATGACAATCATCATATTCAATTACAGAATTTGATGATAAGATAATTTTGTTGCTATAAATATTAACTGTTGTATCAGTCAACTTAATTTTCAATTTGTCAATAAACCCTAATTTTGATGGAATGTCATATGTGTCATAATCTTGTCTGTGGTGATCATTTGGTTCTGTATTAGGAACAACTGGAGTAATCTCTGTTATATATGGAGTGTACTTTTCTACCTGTGTCTCAATAGCTTTATCAATGACAGTACTCTCAAATGACACGTTTGTCTTTTCAATTGATAATTTAGGTTTCACTTCAGTTATCTCAATGTCAAATTTACTGTCGTCATCGTGTTGTGTTAATGGTTGATATTTAGATCGCAACATTTTAACTATAATAATACTCATTAAGTTATGTTTGTATTCTTAATATTTTTCAATTTTTTTATTTCTTGATTTTGCGTAAGCTAAATTAAGAAATAAAAAAATGATAAAATCGCGAATCAGCGATTTTACAATTTTTTTATTTCTTGATTTTGCGTAAACTAAATTAAGAAATAAAAAAATGATAAAATCGCGAATAAGCGATTTTACAATTTTTTTAGTATTGATTTTATGTTAAGTTATTTTTTAATATTTAAAATTTTTCTAATTTTGAATTTTCACTAAATTAATCTTTAGTAAAAATTTGAGAGTGGTAATTTTGAAAATCTAAAATTGAGTTGATTTAAGTAAATATTAATTTTTCTTGATTTTCTTTTTTTTCATTTTATTGTATCGTTCCATAACATTTTTAGGAATGTATTCAAATTTAGATAAATCAAGTGATTTTACAATGTCGTTTTTTGCTTCTGCTTGAATGTCATCGTAATCATGCCATAAACCATAACTATTGTATTTCTGCTTAAGTTCATCAATCTTCTTTTTAAAATTGCATTTTGTATAATAAAAATTCATTTCATCCATAATATCGACAATGTCATCTACAGTTTTTATATTACATTTTTTAATGCAATCTTCATCTTCTTCATCATTTTCTTCAAGACCATTTTCAATATATATTTGACAGAGTTTTGAATCAGATCTTAGTTCTAATTTTTTCTCCTGTAACTTTTTAATTAATGTATTACGTCTAATAAATTCATCTTTATGATCCGCAATACACTCATCAACAATTTTGTCAAATTCATTGAACAAATCAGTTTTTGCAATAATATGTTTTTCTGTTAACAATGGATCATCTTTATTTAAAAAATCAAGATATATCTCTGAATTAATTATTTCTGCGACACAAATATCAATAATAAAGCTGAATTTACATCCTTTAAGTTTTATTTTGTCATAAATATATTTCCAGTCATATCTATCTCTAATCATTTCATTTAATGTTTTTTCTAATTTTGTCCGTCTGATCTTTTTTTCTTTTTCCTCATTTATTGTTTTATTTATATTATCTTGTGTTAATTTAAGATTTTGTTTTGTATCAGCCAATTTATTAACATATTCCCTTGCTATTTTTTTGATCTCTGATGTTATGTATTCAGGCTCTATTGTCAACAAAAATTCATCAATCTTTTCTTTTTTATTTTGTTTGACCATGGCTTCTTTCATTTTTATTTGTCTTTTTTTATCTGTATTATTTGATTGCAATATTTTTTTCTGAATAGCTTCGATTTCACTTCTGAGATACATAGTTCCTGTTGTACTATGAACACGCACTTTATAACTATGTAATTTGTCTATATTTTGATTTATATCATCATCTGTTAATTTATACTGTTTTTTTGCATTTGTATAACTAATTGTATTATTTCTTTTACAATCTGCACATATCTTTGATTTATTGGCTTTAGTGATAGAATTATTGCAACCACAACAAATTAAGTCAGTCATATATATAAATAAATAAAAGTATATTTAAGTGTTTTTCTTTGATACATTCACATTTACACTTGTATCAGTTTTGTCTGAATCAATAGTAATAACACTCATATCGACATCATCTGGTTTGATATACAACTTATCTACATTCTTTGTAATAAGTTCAATACGTTTTGTCTTTTCTAATTCCAAAAAGATTTTAATCTTCTGTTCCTCTTTAATTTCTCCTAATCCATCCATTAGCATTTTAATCTTAGACCCTTCTGACTCGCCAATTGTCTGTGCTTGTAATTTGGCATTTTCTAACTTCTGTTTCAACAACATTTCGTTTCTCTTTTCTAATTCAATCGTGCCATCTATTTCGGCCAATCTCTTATCATTTGCACCCTTCTGTTCTTCAAGATTTTTCACTCTATTGATCTTTTCATCAATAATCTTCTTGTATGTCTCTTCTACTTCTTTCTTTGCACATCGTTTTTCAATAACATCAATACGTGAAATTGTAACTCCTCTTGTTTCATAAAATTGGTTGTCTTCATTTGCGACATGTGGCGCTAGTTCTCCTGATGGCTTTTCCATGATTTCTTGAGTTGTCATTCTTGTTGTCATTGATAAAATTTGTGATCTGACATGATTACAGATGTCTTGTAGTGGATCATTTGTATTTTTAATCATTTTTTCAACATCTTTAATTAACCAATAAACATTAATGACCAAAAAGATCTCAACATTATCTGATGACCTAACAGAAAATTCAAAGTCCATATCATGTGGTCGTTTGTCAAACACTTCAACTTTCTTAACTTCTTTGTGTGAACGTTGTCTGTCAGAAGACCATTCCTGTGAATATAATTTGCAAAAAGGTGGAATGAAAAAGCCCTGTTCCTTATCGCCATATTTAAATTGGAAATTGCCCTTCATGTCAACTAAAACGACTACTTGATAGGGCGCCAATTTGAACATCTTTTTGACTTCAATAACTTGTTCATTTGGCTTTGGAATAAATCTTTGTGGTTCTGTAATTAATGATTCAATACCTGTTGTTAAGTCTTTAATATGTACTGCAGTGTTTGCATCAATTAAAATCGATTGGCCAATTTCATTGTTATCTGTAATTTTAAGCAGTCTTTCGAATGGTCCTAATGATACTGCAGATGGTCCTGAAATAATTTTAATTGCACCAGTGTTATTGTCAACAATTCTTACATAATCATTCACGCCTAAGACAATTTTTTGTTTAATTACATCTTTAATTTCTGTAGGTTGTAAAGCAAATGTCTTTGGTCCAACATGAGTGACGATTTGTCCTGTTGTTTTGTCTGTGACATAAATATATTCATTAACATTAAGAGTAGTATGTTTGAATTTTTCTGTTGCTGTTTCGGTTGGTTGTAATGCAAATGTTTTAGGACCAACTTGGAGTACAATTTGACCTGTCGCTATGTTGGTAATATGCACATATTCATTCGGATATAATGAAATTTTCTTTTTGACTTCAGATAATTCTTCATATGGATTTGGCATATATAGTGTCGGTCCTTCAATCGATTTCATTTTCCCATTTCTTTGATTTTTAACAACAACATAATCATCAATAGTTAAATTCTTTTTCTTTAGTATTGCTGAAATTTCTGAAAATGGATCATTGATTTTATATGTAGTTGGTCCAGAAATATGTTCGATAATATCATTATGATGATCTTCTTCCTTGGAATCAGCATCATCAATCCTATGTGACACAGAAACATGTCTATCAATATTTTCAATATCTTTATTTTTATGCAACAAATGTTTAACAACAATATATTCATCTGCTGCTAAAGTTATTTTTCTCCATAATGAAATACGTACAAATGGATGATAAAATGCCCACCCTGGACCTTGCACGATTTTCTTACTTGTACAACCATCGATCATAAGTGATTCATCTGGATCAAGAGGTCTGCAACAACAACACCCCATTTTATATTATCTAATACATATTTATCTGTCATATTTTTATTCTAAAAAAATTTCAATTTTTATTTTGTGTTCATGTCATGAAAGACTGGAATTTCCGTTAGGGACATTCCCCAAAAATATCACTTTAGTAAATTTCTCTAATTTTGGATTTTTACTAAAGTGAGTTTTGATTTTAAAGTGTGACTTGAAAAAATCAAAATTAAAAAATGAGAATTTTTATTTATTGTGTTCTGTTGAATAAAATAAATAAAACCAAACTAACGCAAAAGGCGAATGCGAAAGAACAAAGCTACAACGCGGATGTAATATTGCCATGGCTCTGACAATATGCTGTGATGCTGAATGTCAAATGACGGGAAAAATCGAGAGATATTATCAAACACACTTTGAAGCTCTCTAATTTTGTCATCTACTCTGTCTCTGATGTTGCAAACATGTGTGCAAAATGCGTCTACGTATTCTGGCTGTTTAAGAAATCCATAGCAGCAAATTGCTATGTTGTATTTTCGCATTAATCGCCGGTCGAGTGTTTGATACGGATCATCAAACTCTTCAAACAAGAGATCAAAACAGAAGTCATCAATTGGTGTTAGATATGTTCCGTCTGTGATTTCTTGGAATCTTAACGATGGTGCCTGTAGAAGTTGTGTTGTTCCGGTAAAATACTCATCATCGTCAATATCTTGAACGACTTCTGTATTTGGCAAAGTGTCACGCCAAAGTTTGATCATGTCATCCACCAATTTATATAAATCAGTGACAACTGTTCTGCCATCATTCGCACATCTTATTAAAGAGTCAAAGATGGAATCAGAATATATGTCTTCCCCATGCAACACATGTGCAATAGTGTTTGCCAATCGTCCCTCTACATCATCGGCCGAAATGGTGTCCCAACCTACCATAACAAATTTCCTTCGCAAATGTGACAGATGTGGAGACTCTCTTAAAAATACACGCACATTTTGCAAAGAGACAAAAGCAGTAAACTCGGTCCTGTATTTTTCTTGTGAATCGACACATCCGACCAGTACCATTCCTAACTCAAATGCCATTCGGACACCCACAATAGGAATGGCGAGTTTTTGTTGGGGAGTCAAGACCTCATTCGAAAAATCGAAGTAGGACTCCATTTTGACAGAAGATAAGAAAGCCTAACCAATGTAAGTCAAGCAACGATATATATGTCATTTTTGAATGAATATATCAGTGATTTACAAAATTCAATTTTTATTCATTAGTCTTTTTTTTAAAAAAGACGAATGAATAAAAATGATTATTCATTGTGTTCTATTGAACATAATAAACAAAAACTAGTCTTGTAGTTCTAAGTCGAAACACATGCGAACAATGGGGAAATAATACTCGCATGGATGTGTCAGTATGCTGCGTGGATAGTTGCGGAACGTCGGAAAGATCGTGCAAAGCTCTTCAATTATTTCTCCTAGTTCATCAACTTTCTCATCAATTTTGTCTCTGATGTCGTGAATCTCCGTGCAGAACAAGTCGACATACTCTGGATTTTTTAGAAAAGCATGACAACATAATATTGAATCATACTTTTCAACCAATCGCCGGCACAGTGCCATGTCTGCATTCTCAAACTCTGTGAAAAACAGATCAAAACAGAAGTCGTTTGGCGGCACTGTCTGATCTTCAGCGAACATGACTGACGGACGTCGAAGTAAGCATGTTGTTTCGGTAATGTAGTGAACATCGTCGACCTCTTCTTGATCTGGACAATTGTTCGGCAAAGTGTTGCGCCAAATTGAAAGTAGATTTGTTTTTAGCTCACTCAAGTCATCAACAAATTTACCTCCATCTTCAACACGTGTCGTCAGTGGAACAACAAGATTTTCTGAATCGGGAATTGTTCCATCCAACACATGTGCAATAGCATTTGCCAGCAGAAGTTTTGCATCGCCAATGGCAATTTCTTCCCATTCAACTTTGACAAACTTCCTGCGCAGATGTGATAAATGTGGAGATTCTGCCAAGAACTCAATCACTTTTGGCATGGAAATGAATCTGACAAATTCACTTCTGCAGTCATCTTCTGATTCGATATACGTGATAAGCATGATGCACAACTCGATTGCCATCCGGACACCCACAATAGGAACAGCAAATTCCTGATGTGGCGTCAAGTCCTCATTCGAAAAATCGAAATAGGCCTCCATTTTAACAGTGGAAAAGAAAGCTCAACATAGAAAGTCAAGCAACAGTGGTATATAGTGTTTTGTAATGGACATAACAGATGTTTATTTTTTTCAATTTTTTATTATTTTATATATGGCGATAGCCATATATAAAATAATAAAAAATGATAAGATTTAGGAATATTTATTTCGCATAAGTCAAATTACCATGTCCTAACAGGTCTTCTTTCTGCGATAGGTGGTTCTTCAACAAGTCCAACATATATCACATGCACATTTGCATTTGCATTTGGTCCAGTTCTGCCTCTTTCCCATTCATATTCGCCTGTTTGGAAGAAATCATTTGCGTCATCTGACGGGGTAAAAAAATAAAAGAATCGTGCGGTATACCCAGGAAATAGAACAAAATATCTTGCTCTCCAGTCGTCATTATCACCTTGTCTTGTATCAATATTTGCATAATTTATTTTTCCTTGTGAACCAGCAAATAATCTTATTTTCCTAATTATGTCGGTGTTTGCCCACAATATATTCCAACCATAATACAATGGTACTTTATATCCATTTGCAAGTACACGTAAATAACCTGCAACATCATGCTTTCTGTAAATTGGTGCATATCTAATGAAATTTCCATTTACTGACATATTTTGTAATGCATATAGGTCATTGTGTGCCATTACATCACCGTTTCCTTTAATAGACATTCTTACTCCACAAAATCCACCCGCAGTTGACCCACATGATTTTCCATCAGTGCCTTCTTTATATTGCCATATTTGCAGGTCATTCTGTCCATAACCTTTGTTCATATGCCATAATCTCCATGAATTTGCTCTCCCGTCTTCGTCTTTCCTATCAAAACCTAATGAATATATATCACTGTCAGGAGAAACAACACTAATGTTTCCATTTACTGATGCACTATTACATTTTATAGATTTTGCAGTTAGAGAGTCACTTATATTTGCACTAGTTATAATTGCACTATTTGTTGTCAATGTATTTGTCACATTTGCATTTCCGACTGTTAATTGATTTGAATTATATATTGATGCTATATTTTGTACTGCTTCATTCGATGTTGTAAAATGTTCACTTGTATCACTTATATAATAAGACATTAATAATGCAACTAAATAAATCAATACATTTGTCAATGTTTTTTTTGAATATAAAAACAACAGAGTGATTATTAGTAAATATGCAATATTCATTATATATTAAAATGCTGAAAAATATTTTAATGCGTAAAATAATAAAGAAAATCAGGGACAAAAAGATGCAAGTAAATATATTTCATCATATATTGCATCGATATAGGTAATTATATTTGGATTTATACACATGATCACATAGAATTCGTCATAAAACATTTTTGCATAATATTTATTTATTTGTTCTCCCTTAACTCTGTCGGCCATTTTCTTTGCATAAATTCTACTTGTCAGACATGTTGCAAATGAATCTGCACACATTTTGTCTGATGACAAACATAAAATGTCTGAACAACCAAAATACTCAATATGAGTATAAGCTAATCTATGAAGGGTCTTTAGCGATTCTCTGATCTTGACATCGGTATATGACGCAATACGATTTCTTATTCTCATATATTCCGAATATATTATTTTTGCGTTATCGACACACTTTTCTGAAATATATTTTCTAATTATACTTATCTGTCTATCTCTTTTCTTTTTTTCAATTGATATTAAAAATGTATCTAATTTGTTATCTATTGCTATTGGCAGCCGTACATTTTGTCTGTCATTTTCCGGATCGAAATTTGTGTGGTGACCTTCGTTAAATCCCATTTTCAATAGCAAAAACAATGAACTATGAAATGTCATATAATCAATTTCTTCTGTCATTTCGGGAAACAGTGCACGATGCACGCGCATTGCAATATATTTCATCACATCTCGTCCAGCTTTCACAAGACAGGTTTTTGCTTTTTTATAAGTTGTTTCACTGCCGCCATAGTGTTCTTTTAATTTTATAATTAAGTCAAGCAAATATGGATGTATAGTTCGTATGTCTGCAAAAAGGTCACTGTCATTTGACGTCATTTGTGTATGTTGTTCACTATATGTATATTTTTGTAGATTATTATACAATTGTTTCAGTTGAAAAATAATACCAGTTTTCATGTTATCAATTAAAGATGCTTCATAATCAAATTCAAATTCTGCCAGATCAATTTTTTTGCTCTTGATCGTGTCATAATATTCTGGACTCATCTGTCTATCCATAATATCAATTGTGGCAAATATGTAAAATGGAAAATAAATTGATGTATAAACTTCTTTAGCAAAGGTCTTTTCTTGAAATATACTTGCAATTCTCCATTCTTCTAATAATGGTTCATGTGGCACAAATTTTGTGTATGGTTCCGTATATATCCTAGCAATTCTGTCATAAGATTTCATTATTGAATTTGATTTCATTGTTTTGGCATCACTCGCAACACTCACTACTTGAGAAGTAATGTCATATTCAGCAAACTGTCGTGTAATTGCATCGGTGATTTCTTTAATCTTTTCATCACAAATATTTACTTCTGTGCCATCAGTCGAACTGACTGTGATCTTGACGTCGTATTGGGTCGCCATTGTTATCGGTGATTGTGAAAATCGTGTCATGTAAGAAACACAAAGGAATAATATGCAAATTATATATGGCCAATAGGATGTTGACAATTTCAATTTTTTATTTTTAACTTATGTGTCGACACATAAGTTAAAAATAAAAATTGAAACATTTTTCCAAAATAGTTTTGTATAATAATATTAGTATTAATTAATATCTGATGGCATTTGCAATTGAAGAAAACATTAGTACTTATGTAAAAAATAATTATATTGATTATGATAATGAAAATCCGATTGTCATAGAAAAATTAGTATCAAGTGAGATAAACAAAGTATATAAATGTACCAATGGAGAAAATAAAGTTATTGTAAAATCAATAAATGCTCATTACATAAGTTTATTGCCACTTATCTCATCAATAAGCAGTCCATTGATTCCAAAAATCCATACTTTTGATATGAAAAACAAACTCATGATTGAACAATATATTGATGCAAAAACTCTGACAAATGATGACATAAAAGATAATATTATTGATATTATTGATGCGATTTATCATTTGCAACAAGATATAAATACAAAAATAACATTATCATTTAACTGCGAAAATCATTATGAAAGACTATTAAAATATTTAAGACACATTGAATCAAGTTTTGATTTTAAAAATAATCATATTGACTTAGAAATAATAAAAAGAAATATAAATGATTACAAAAAATTTATAAGTGATAATGAGAATGATATAAAACTGTGTCATAATGATGTCCACTCTCTTAACATTCTTAAATGTAAAAATCAATATTACATTATTGACTTTGAATTTATCGGAATGAATCATTATCTGTATGATTTTGTTAATTTTATCGAGGAATATGATATAACAAATGAAACAAAAGAATGCATGTTCCCTGAAAAAGTATTGTTGAAATTAATGGAACTATTTAACATTAAAAAAATGAACTTGGTAAATTTAATTAAAAAATTAAGAATATATATCAATACATGTTGGTTGTTATGGGCATTGAATCATTACATCCGCGAACATTCAGATGATATGCTTAAATATGCAATCAAACGTTATGAAAGATTGTTGATTGTTATGCGAGTATGATTTTTATTATTTTATTTAAAAGGAACTGAAAAATATCCCTAGCGGGAATTTTATAAAAAATTGAAATTACAACACTAAATCACTATTATATTTATATCAACACAAAAAATGGCTGAAGAAAAAAACATTCGCGATGTAGGTATAGTCATAAATGATGCAAAATCTAATGCATCAGAATTGCCCGAAGATTTTGATCAAGTGGCATCAAAAAAATTTCAGTCAAATATCATAACAACCGTGGTTAGACCATATTTGTTAAAGGATTTTAAAGACACATTTAAGTCACGCCATATTTGGGCAAAAGTTGCTTCCGTAAACTATTTTTGTGCAGAACTATTTGTAGTTGCATCATTAGTGCTGTCTTTCATTGCTTCTTTTTACGGAGATACAAGAATATCATTTGCATCTGGGCTGTGCAGTGTTGGAACTATTGCATTAAACAGACTTGCTGGATATTATAAAAATCAATCAACAAAAGCAACATTCCAAGTGAATGAATTATTACATGCATTAAATATAAAATATCATGTGCCTGATTTGTTAAATGATATTGATAGTGGAGAACAAGAGATAGATAAAGTGTTAAAACCATAAATTTATTTATTCATCATATGGCATTGTATTAACATATTCACATTCATAGCTATCTTCAGTAGAACCATGTGAACTTAATTCAATCTCTTCTTCCCAATCATCATTTACATCTGTCTTTTCTGCTTGGGGTTCTGGTTCTCTTTGTTTAAATTCATGTTTATGTCTACTGAAAAACGTATTTAATAACATTTGTCTTCTGCTTATCTTTGGATTTTCTTCGACAATCAGTGACTTGATTTCCTGTTCTGTTAATTCAACAATCTTATTTTCTTCAGACATAATCTTTTCAATAGAAATAGGTTTTGACCATTGTCCAAGTGTTTTTTTTATGGCTGGTTTTGGTTCATCTTTTATTTCAACTGTATCATCTTCTGCTAGACAACTAAACATATTGGCATCCTTCTTTTTTTCAACTACTTTATTTTCTTTTTTATCATTGTAAAACTTAGATCTATTATGTTGATCTCTATTACTATATTGGTCTCTATTATTATATTGATCTTTTCTATCATATTTGCTATTGTCAAATGAATTATATTGTTTATTTCTAAGATGAGGTGGAAGATATTTTGAATCTTCTTCTTTTCTCTTTTGTTGAAATCTATTATTGTTTTCATTTGCCATTTTTGGTTCTTCAGTTTTTACCAATTCCTTTTTTAAAATTTCACAAATTTTATGGGCTCTTGTAGAGTCATCATAATTATTTTTTATAGTACCATTTGAAACTAAAAAGAATTTCCAGATATTAACTGCATGTTTTAATGATTCTTTTTTTGGTGTCGGTTGTGACGAAGTTGAACCACCAGAACTTTCCAGTTTTTTACAAACTAGTTCCATTGATAATAATACTTTTGCATGTTCTGATTTTAATACAGATGTTGTTTTTACTTTCATATCCTCTTCTATTTTTGCTAATTGGTTTTTCAATTTGTCATAAATATTTTTCATTTCTAAATTCTTATTATCAGGTTTTACTTTTTCATGTGTGTAGTGCATATACATGGCATTCATTAGCAATTTATCGAGTCCAATCAATTTTGTATCAATTAAGCAATATTGAGAAGGAAAACTAGATCTTATTTCCCTTTCGATAATAGGAACCTTTGACCCATCATGTGTGTAGTTGATGATTTTTTCATCAGAATAATAATCAATAATGATTTTAGCAATGGCTTCATTACTCATATTCATTTTTGCCTTATATTATTAAAATCTGATTTTATATATAATGTGTGTTCGTATGTATATTATATTTGTATATTTTGCAAGGAGTAAAAGTTTCAATTTTTCTTCATATATTAACTTTTTCCTTTAGGAAAAAGTTACTATATGAAGAAAAATTCTAATGCCATTAATATAAAAATTATAAAACGTTTACGTTTTATAATTTTTATATTAATTAGCGTTTCAATTTTTTTATTTATATCTTCGTCAAATGCGAAGATATAAATAAAAAAATGATAAAATCGCGAATAGAAATTTTACGATTTTTAATCATATATATTTTTCTAAAAAAATATATATGATTAAAAAGACTGAAATGCTCGCTAGAGATATTCAAAAATTCAAATAATTATTTTCTATCATTCTAAATTTATCATCTATTATTACTGGTGTATTTAAAAACCATTTTACAAAATCCTCAATAGAATTATTTTTTTTCAAATACTCTCCCTCAATATTTTTAATATATTTATATCCAATACCAGAACAAGACATAGTTCCAGGATGTGTTAATATTCTTGTTATTTCTATTTCAATATCATCATCTGTCATTTCAGTGTACATTTTATAAAATAATTTTGCTTCATTGACCTTCATACTTAATTTCACTTTGTCGCTATGTAAACCAGTATCAACGATGATTCTAATTGCATCTAATATGTTACTTTCAAGTAATGAAATGTCTGCATTTTTATCAGATATATTTAGGTCTCTTTGTGCAAGAAATTCGCTGTATTTTGACCATCCAGACACCAAACATTGTACTCCTTTATATGCTAATTGATGATTACTTGATACTTTATTTTTTTTAAGAGAATTTGACAAATTTTCTTTGTAAACAAGTGCCCCTAACATAATATCATGTGAACATAATCTGAATATTGTCTCTTTTTTGTGAATACCATATCTTTTTGAGTTTAAGTAAAGAGTTCTGTCATATGCCTTTTCATTAGACCAATTAATTTTGATATTGGCAATATCTCTAATTCTTATTTTTGTTGGATGTAATAATATTATTTTGTTATCATATTTTTTTTTATAAACATTGTAAAGTGTATTTATCATTTTTGCAACATCATTTCTGAATTCTGAATAGGATGTATAATTTGTATTTGTAATACCAGCAATCTTTTCTCTGCCTGTCAGCTGTTTGTATTCATTTAAATATTTAATAATCATTTCTATTCCAATATTTTGCATCTGTTCTGCAGTTATTTTTAATGATGTGTTTTTCAACAAAATAAATTCATATAACCTAGAACCATTTTTTGTTAACGATAATCCATTTTCTAATTTGTCTTTTGGAATTCTATCCAATGCTATTTTTAAAAATAGTCTAAATACATTATAAATATTATAAATTTCTGTTATATCATCACTATCAAAACCCCATCTCGTCCAATAACTATTGTCTTCTATCATTTTATCTATTTGCTTTATCATAATATTTATTATATATCCACTTAGGTATAATCCTTTTCGTTGACACTTGTTTATTTTTGTCATTGCTTTATTTATTTCATTATTAAATTTTAATAATATTTCCTGTTTATTTTGTCCTTTAATATCATATGGATTGATATAAAAATCTATGTATGCACCATTAATATGATTTGCATAACCATATCTCTTTGTATATTTCATTCTTTTATTTTTCTGAATATTGTCAAAAAAACTAATACTGTTATCAATATATAATTCCATATAAATAATACAAAGGAAATAATGATTGTTTGAATTTGTAACAAAATTTAAACAATTTATATATTGTCAACTAAGGGATTCGAACCCTTGAAGCATTACGCACTTGCTCTTGAGGCAAGTCCCTTTGACCACTCGGGCAAGTTGACATGCTGCAACCGTGAATCGAACACGGGACATTTGATAGGAAGTCAAATAGTTTACCACTAACCTATTGCAGCTTGCTCATGCGGAGAATCGAACTCCGGTCTTTTCGTCGGCAACGAAATATTCTACCACTGAAACACATAAGCTGAGAACAACAAGACTCGAACTTGTATCTTTTGTTGATTTATTAACAAACGACTTGCATTAGTCCACATTCTCTATTGGAACATAATATAAATTATATTCCAATTCAAACATGTTAAATTGTCTTTAAGTTTTTTAAAGTTATTCTTAAGTATAAATTATTTATGTTTTTTTGTAATAATTTCAATATCTTCCTTATCATCTGAATCTTCGTCAGATGAAGACATATTTTCAGAACATGATGATGTATCAGATAAAATATCTTTGTCGCAATTTTGTTTATGTCTATCGGATGATTCTAATACTTTTATATCTCTTTGAATTTCCATTTGTTTTGTTTTTTCACATTGTATTCTATATCTTAATTGCAATTCCTTTAGTTTGATTTGTTTAATAAAAATATCTTCTTTTTCATCTATCTTTCCTGTCATCATGTTTATAATTAATTTACATTCGTCATTTTCAGTGTCATGTATTATTTTAATAAATGTTTTACTGTTAATATAAAAATATTTTCCTATCTTCTTTTTATCTTTTACATTTTTTATAAACTCTCTTTGATGTTTTTTAATAATGTTTTTTGCAATGTCATTAAGCGAAAACATTTTATAGTCAATATTTGATATATTATACATTTTACATATGTCTTCTAATTCCATTATCTATAATGTTATATTAATCAAAAATAATTTATTTCATTTCACACAAAAAATGTTTTCCTAAATAAATATATAATGGCTACGACTAAACCTGTTATATTGATAGATAACAAACCTATTATATCATCAACTGCAACTCAACCTGTAAAAGCGCCACAAGTGGCAATTGTTAATAGTCAGCAACCAAGTCAAATTGTTCCACCAATTGTTGGTGCACAACCTGTAAATCCTGATAGTCAAACTGTTCCTGTACCCCCAGCATCACCCACTGACTCTTGTATATGTTTTGGACAACTATGGAATAAAATCATACAAAATCTACATGTGGTATTTTATATTTTAGTAATATGTTTCTTTTTATTGTGTATGGGATATGCACTTGGTGAGTCAAATAAATCAAGTAAAGTGGTAATTGATAATTCAAAAATACCAATAAATACTATGACTGCACCACCATCGGCTTCGACTATGTCAACTGTAACTAAATCTGTAAGTGTTTAAAATAATATAATTATGTTTATCAATATAGTAATTTAATAATTACTATGTTGTTATTTTTAACGATATTCAAAATTATATAATTCTGTATAAAAAGACATAGAATTATATAATTTTGAATATATGTTTATTTATAAATTTTTTAAGTTATATTCATTTTTCCCAAGGGAAAAATGGATATAAGTAAAAAAGTTAATCAAAACATTATAGAAAAACAATAAAAGGATATGATTTTCTATAAATTTTGATTACCGACCATGGCCGGTTCCGCCCCGACTTCACTCGATAGACAGTCGAGTATACTACTATTGTACTACATGGCCTTGACGATAACGGGAATCGAACCCATGCCTTGAGATGGAAAGTCTCCGATCCTACCACTGGACCATATCGTCATACACTTAGCGAGGATTGCACTCGCGGCCTCCCAGTTATAAGCAGGGCGCTCTTACTACTGAGCTATAAGTGCTTATTATTATTGGCATTAACCAGCAATAATATACCCCTGCAGGGAGTCGAACCCTGATCCCAAGCTTAGAAGGCGAGGATGTTATCCGTTACACCACAGAGGTTTATACCTGATTGATTTTACTCAGTCAGATACAAATAGGCTTATGTGAATTATCTTTAAGTCAATTTACATAATTCTTAAGTATGTAAAAAATAAATAAAAATTCACATGTCTCTCTTGCTGTGGCGAACAGTCTTGATGTAGGCATCTCTGTTCTTTCTGAAGCACTTCTCAGAGAACATGTCTCTCTGAACTTGTCTTGTCTGTGTCTTCTTCTTGGCGCGTCTTCTCTCTGTTGCAAGCAGCTTGTCTTGCTGATGGCGCATTTTGCCTTCGACACGACGCTTCTCTTTCTCCAAAAAAGTCAGTGGCTGATGTGCAACTGACATGTGTGACGCCTGTGTCATGAATTCTCTTGGTGGAACTTCTGCGTCTCTTCTGTCACTCTGATCATCGATCAGAATGCCATCGTTGCATGGTTCAATGGAGCACCACGCTTCTGCATTGGCGACAAACTGGCAAAATGCCTTGCCGCAAAATGTGCATGAGTAGTCTGCCATTGTTGCCGATGTATGAAAAAATCAAGTGGACAATAATAGTACTTGATGAGTGATATGTCGAGTTATTTTTGGAGATTTCAGATAGTTATGACTTTCAATTTTTTTATTTATTGATTTAGCATCATCTAAATCAATAAATAAAAAAATGCCAAACCTTATCAATCTTATTCACCTTTGAACAAATAAAAAAAATTCCAAAACAGAGGGAACTTCATTTTTTTCTTTTTTTCTCTCCAATGACGTTCGGCTTTTTTGCCAAAAAGCTCAAATGACCTTTTTCTGGTGATGCGTTTCTGTCGTCTTATTGGAGAATCATCATCTCCTAAAACAAGACATGTGCCATCGCACATCATTTTTGAACAGACACATGTGTTAGTCATTTTGAAAAATCCCAATTGATGTAACTGAGATGTCGATATATTACATTTATTAATGGATTTGACAGACAGAAGAAAATTTCAATTTTTTTATTTATATATTCACTTAAGCGAATATATAAATGAAAAAATGATAAATAATTCAGTTCCTTTTAAATAAAATGATAAAATCGCAAATAGTGTTCAACTTTTATTATGCTTTCGTCGTGTTATTACTTTGTCCTTTTTCCAATGAATCCAAAACTGGATCATGATCTTGAATACTGCATTTTGAAAAATATCTTTTAATACTCATGAAACGATCATATAAAGTTGATTTTTGTTTGACTGCTACTGGTAATGTTGTATCATTACCCTTTATGATGATAACGACATGAGGAGATTTGTTGTCCATTTTGCAAATGACTTTCAAAAACTGTCACAATGAAATTAATATAATATTAAATAAATAGAGATGTCTAGAAATTGATGAATTCAATTTTTTTATTTATAATTAGGTCTACAGACCTAATTATAAATAAAAAAATGATAAAATTACGAACAGTGATTTTACAATTTTTTTATTTATAAAAAAAATGATATAAATCATATTTTACGTCGATTATTATTGAACTTGCGAATGGCTTTTTGTTGCTTGTGTTCATTGTGACGTTCTTTGCCATTCTGAATTCTCTTTTCATTTTCGAGATAAGTTCTCTTTTGATGTGGCTGTGATAATTGCTCATGTGAAAATGCCAGAAACTTTTTTGGAAGATCACATGGAATATTATTTTCATCCAAAATCTGTTCATCAAAATTGACATTTTCTAGTTCATGAAGTCTTTGTTTGGAATATTCATAATCAGATTTCAACTCATCGTACATGAATGAACAATAGTCTTCATGTTCATCTTTTGTCAGGCAGTATTCCGAAAAGTCATATTCAATAAATCCATAATAGCTCTCCAACATCATGAAATAAGCATAAACATATTCTTCGATATATCTTTTAAAATATTTAGTTGTCGTTATTATAACACAATTGAATTTTGGCAATTTAACAATATGTTTATATTTGATTGGATTAAACTGTGCCAACTTATTTTTATTAATAATTACAAAATGTTCAATATCTATTTTTTTACTTAAATCTCTGCATAATTTATTCAGTTCTTCATATTGATTTATAATAGAAATATTTTTTACACATGCTGCTTTTGGCTGTTTTGTTTTGACAATTGCGACTGTCGTTTTGTTGCTTTTCAACAGTGCATCTTTATAAGAGATTTGTCTCCAGTTATTCGGACAAGAGTCATGTCCCCTATGTTGCTCTCTGTTATCTCTTGCGAGATTTGTCCGCCGAATGTTCTTTTTGCCGGAAAAGATAGACGCCATTTTGACCGATATGCGAAAAATGTCAATATAAGAGAATTGACAAGGGTTAATATTATATGTATTAAAGACTCTCAGACAAAATGAATGTTCAATTTTTAATTAATAAATATGTGACGAAGACATATATTTATTAATTAAAAAGACTGGAATTTCCGTCAGGAAATCTTACAATTTTTTATTATTGTTGTTCAAAATGATAAGTTGCACATATTATGAATTTATTCAATATTGATATATTAAATAAACTCAACTATGACACAAAGTGAAATATGATACAAAGTGAAATATGTTACACTCGGATATGCAAGACATCTGTCACCCGTGCAATGACTTCCTCCACAGTCGGGCCACTCAAACGCCCACCCAACTCCGACAAAGGAAGACGGATGGAACATCTGAAGTATGGACGGCAACATCTGCTCACAAACTCAAGATAATCGACTTCTGCCAACTGTTCTTGACTCATGAACGACAGACGATTGCGAAACATTGGCATTTTTCTTGCATCACTTGCACTCTGCTCGAGATTTGCCAGTCCGTCCTCGGAATCCGTCGTCTGATGTCTGTCGCGAATGTAATCGAGACCTTCGACCTGACAGGAGATGTCTTTTCCAATTGCCCTTCCACGTCCTGTAGCTATCAAGAACATTGCCCCAAGGTTTGTCATTCCCGCGTTTTCAACAAGAAGATCGATTGCTCTGACGCCGCCGTTCGGGTTTGGCAGATCGTACACCACTTCCCCTTCCGCGTTAACACGATCTTCAGCCATGCGCTCTCTTCTGCCGTCCTTGTACACGATCATCGTGTCAGGACTACACGTCACGATTTCGCGTGTGCTTAAGACGTCTTGGACTGCCACTGATGTAGTAAGAATTCTCGTGTTGATAATCACAGACAAATGACTCTTTAGCTCACGCATAGACATGCGTCTTATGTCGGGAAGACTGACCGGTTCGCCATGCGGGAAGTCGCGTCTTCTGCAGAATTCTGTGTGATGCATTTCACACAAACGCGGATTAGTGCTACACGCGCACTCGCTATGATCCTCTTCATCAGAAGAGTAATAATATTGATCGGTCGCCATTTTGACAAAGGGGAGAGAGATAAGTCACTTGATTGCAAACATACGAATGACTAGGTAACAAGTCCTTTTTTAATGGAAACAACAGACAAAAGGAATTTTCAATTTTTTATTTTTGACTTTAACACACTCTAATAGGAAATTAAGTTTGACTGGTACAGAGAAGATTTATATTTTAGGAGACAAATTAGAGTTAATATTAAAAATGCTTAAATTTAAAATTTCAGAAATTGTATGTGATTATACCAAATATAGGATGTCTTTTTTAGATAAAGAAGTTTGGAATTATTTGCCAGACATTCGCAAATTAGAGATAGACGATATTGATGAAACAAAATTTTACAAAATGATTGGGTTGACAAAAGACGAAATGAAATTATTCGATAAATCAAATGTGAATGATGTTGTTAAAACAAAAACACAAAAACCCAAAATACTTATTGACAGTAGTGATGACAGTGAAGAAGACATACCAACTAAAAAAAAGGTTGTAAAAAAAATTAAAAGTAAAAAGGAAAAAAATGATGAATTGTGATGTTTATACATTTTTTGTTTCACATATTGACATATTTATTTTTATAAATATGTTAATATTTAATACTCTCACCATGAATCGGTACCTCTAAAATGAAAAATTTATAAAAGTCGGTCGACTTTTATAAATTTTTCATTTTAGAATTAGCAAAGGTTACAAATCAATAAAAGTTCTTATAAATCCCGTAAAGGGATACATAAGAACTTTTATATTTTTAACCTTCGGACATGGGTCTCGATTGCGTCGTAATCGTATTCTTGCCATTGAACTATGAGAGTTGTACTCCTACCAAGAATCGAACTTGGGTCGCTGCTGTGTAAAAGCAGCATTCTTGCCATTGAAATATAGGAGTTGGCTGTATGCAGGAATCGAACCTGCGCCATGGTGTCCCAAGCACCAGGCACTAAAAAAGTATATAAAAGGGTTCAAATTCTTTAGAATTTGAACCCTTTTATATACTTTTATAGGGTTCTGAAGGGTAGAAAAGCATATAAATTTATTTAAAACCCATGGGTTTTAAATAAATTTATATACTTTTTACCTCCAGATCATACCACTAGACCAATACAGCGTCTCTGCAACGAAACTTGCATTCGTTTTTCCGGATTTACAGTCCGGAGTTTTACTACATAAACTATACAGAGAGAGCATCTAAATGGACTCGAACCATTGACCTACGCATTTGCAGTGCGCCGTTCTACCTGCTGAACTATAGATGCGTGTTGCCGGCGTGATTTTCACACCCACCTTCCGAAATACTTCGAACGTTCTGAAAGTTAAACTACAGCAACTTGCCTTTATCTGGAGTCGAACCAGAGTCTTCCGAGTTTCAGTCGGGCGCTTTCTCCAATTAAGCTATAAAGGCTGACGATACGCAGACTCGAACTGCGGATTTTTGCTTATGAGGCAAATGTTTTACCCACTAGACTATATCGCCTGTTATATAATAAATATAACAGAAGAGTTAAAAGGAAATATCACGATTCGAACGTGAACTCATCCGAAAACTGTAGGATTGTGCGATAGCCAGTACACCCTATTTCCTTCCATACATCTGTATGGCGATAAATATAACAAAATAAATACTAATACCCTCACTAATATTTATCTTATTACATTTATCATGGAATCTTCCGGAATCGAACCGAAAACTACTGTGTGCAAAACAGTCGTGTTACCATTGACACTAAGACCCCTGTTATAATAAATATAACAGAAGTTGTAAATAAAAGGGAATAACACGATTCGAACGTGTGTCCGTTGAGCAGAATCAACTGTGCTAGGCCGCTACACCATACTCCCCCGCTATAATAAATATAACAGAAGACTTAAAAAGGGAATACCACGATTCGAACGTGGGTTCGTTGAGCCAAAATCAACTGTGCTACCACTACACCATATTCCCTGTTATATAAAAAATATAACAGAAAACCTAATAAGAAGATAGTGACAGGATTCGAACCTGCATAGGGAATAACCCCTGTTTGATTAGCAATCAAATGCGTCTACCATTTCGCCACACTATCAGACACTACAAAGTATTTCTACTCTAGCAATGTCATAAAAAGAAACCCTCAGGAATTTAACCTGAATCTTTTACCTCCCAAAAGGCAAAAATGTTTGTCGTTACACCAAAGTTTCTGTTATGTGATATGCAACCTGCAGGTCACAAGTTGCATGTCACATAACTATGATATTTGCATATCATAGTTATTTTAGGTCAGTGTCGGAATTTGCATCCGATTTTGCAGTGCCACATACTGCCGTGTTACTCATACACCACACTGACAATGGGAATAAACGGAATCGAACCGCTGTCTTCGGACTTGGAAACCGAAATTCTACCACTAAACTATATTCCCAATGAACAATTGAGTTTTACCCCAATCATCCATCAACACACTTGCATATTGATTTAAGCAAACTGCACACATCTACTTGCCATTCACATATTATACTGCGCGCCGTATAACACATGTCGTGCATATAGACATGCGGAAAATCACTATCATATGTTCGTGATCTTCCTATTTTTGACGCGTCATATCCGCCACACAATGACATTTAACATATTTAATACAAGAATACCCCAGTTGCCCAAACTACCATCATATAAAACATATTATTTGCCATCGGACAGGCCTTCTGACTTCCAACCATAACATATTAAATATTGCTACTTAACACACCATGATATCGTCAGGAATTGACTAACTTCATTCGCTTATTCGCAACACACAAATGTGTCGCGGGGCCATTTGGATTTGCACCAAAACTCTTTCAGTTAACAGCTGAATGCTTCACTACTTAAGCTATAGCCCCGTATGCCTCTATCGAGATTTCTCTCTTAAACTATCTAAGCTATAGAAGCATAGCTGAGATAGTAATAGCAAAGTAGTTTTATATCTTTAAGTGTTTTAAGATAATTCTTATATATAATAAAATTTGAAAGCCTTTATATATTGAATGAGTAAAACATATCAATACATATTAAACTATATGTAAGAATAAAATGGATACATACAAACTTGTAAAGTCATATAACATTAATGATTCAAAATTTAATATATATATAAATCAAAAAGACAAACAATATTATGTTTCAGTTTATGATATTGTAAATATATGTAAATATGCATCTGTATCATATATTAAAAATTATTGGAAAGTAGGTAATTATGTGCCTATTGATCATTATTTTTTCGAAGGAGGTAGAAAACCAGACCTTTTGAAGCTTAGATTGGCGATTGCAGACTTTAACAATAAGATACTGTATGAAATACCAGATGATATAACAGATGATGACGAAAGTGAAAGCAGTGATACAGATGATATGGATGATTTACCACTTATTTTAAACATTAATTCATCAAATAAAGATGAATTAATGCTGTTTTTTAATGACAAAATAATTGTAAATAAGATACTTAAATATTTAAGTGAAAATATATGTTTCACTAATAAAAAGGATGTTGAGAACATAATTGGAAAAATAGCTTATCAAAAAATAAAAACAAGTGTCGTCATTCAAAGACTTACAAATCGTATTTTAAAACTGACCAATGAAATGTTATTGAAGACAATTCATAAACGTATTGATGTTGAAAATATGGAAAAGATAAATGATTATGCAGAAGAATTACAGGAATCTATTAACATATCCTATTTTGGATCAATTTATATTTTGAAAAATACTAAAGATACTGATGAAAATTATAGAAAAATTGGATATACTGTCAAGTGTACACCGGAAAAACGTGCAGAACAATGGAATTATGAATTAAAAAAATATTTCTTAACAGCAGACGCAAAAATTATGGAAAAAATTATATTTTGTCATCTTGATAACATTAGATTCTCAAGACCAGCCATTAATGGAAAAGGAAAAACAGAAATAGAATGGTTTTATATAAATGATGCAATTGCAGAAAAAGTTATAAATGCTATTTTAGAAAAATATGACCCATATTATAAAATATTAAATTTGTATGAAATAACAAGAAAAGAAATGCTGACTAAAGAATATGTAAATAAGACATATAAAAAAATGGCTTTGAAATACCATCCAGATAAAAACATAGAAGATACAACTGAAATATTCAAAGCAGTTGTAAATGGAAAAGAAAAATTACTTGATTTGATTACATGATTATGTTGTATAAAATGAATTATATTTCTTTAATAATTCGATATGTGATCCGCCAACATTAAACACATAAATATCTTTGGCATTTATTTTATCTATAAATTCATAAACTTTCGCATCATAATTACCAATTGTTGAATATGGTAATTCGTCAATTGATAAATGCTTGCGTATGTCAATTGGTTCTCTAAAATCATATGTTGATATATATTTCGTTGTTCTTGCAATAATATCTTTTGGCATATCGTCAATTTTTGCCTCAACTCCAATTTGAACAATGTGAAATTTTGCTTTAGTAAATATTTTTGTTAAAGTTCTATATATTGTGCCAGAACCATAAACAAGTAGAATGTCAATATTTTTATTTAATAAATCTGGATCAATATGCTCTTTTAATTTTTTTGCCAGTATGTTTATAAATGCCTCATCACGTAAGCCAAATGGAACCATAAAACCGTTTGTCTTTTTTGCAACTGTCTGTGTGAATTTCTGCAGACTATTAAAATTTGATGTTGATGAATCAAGTTTAATATCATCATAGGAAAATATTTCAAGATTAGGAAAAAGAGACAATGCAAATTTTGTACATATGTCATTTTTGGTTGGTATCATCAATATTACTCTTGATATTGAACGAATTGCTGCATAATATGATGCAACAATTTGTCCATATCCTGTGTCAGATCCACAAAATACCAATGTGTCAAATTTGTGATTATCTAAATATTCAACAATCGCTCGCATCTTACTTCCTACTAGCATATTGCTGTCATCAAATACTGTTATGCTTTTATCGTTGGCTTTAAAATTGACAATATTTAGTTCTGTATTAACTATATTAGAAAATGAATCTGAATGTTTTGTAAAATATAAAATATTATCATTAAATCCAACATATGAATATTTTTTTTGATTTTCACAAAATTTCTGATACCAATTATCTTTTTTATCCAATGTAATTTTATTTCTAATTTTTTCAACATCTGTAATTTTCATATTCTCGATCCAAGCAGGAATTCCATATTTCCATATATGAAACTTAACATCTGATTCAATATTTCTTATTTTAGCAATACTATCATTGTATTGTGTTAGATCAATACTGTTGTTTGAAATTACATATGTTCCTAATTTTAATTTTGATAACATATTTTTAATATCGGTATTTTCATCAATAAATATTGTGTCATATGACTCAATGTCATTTGTGTCATTTGAAACAGTAAATTTGTTTGTGTTGACTTGTAAAAACTTAAATAAGTCAAACATCTTATCATTATTATGTAATCTAGTATATTGTTTATTTGTTAAAAATGATGCAATTAATACAAAACCACTATCATTTGTCAAATCAAAAATTTTTGTTGAATTTAATAATTTGATCATTTCTATTATTGGATATACATTTGATGATTTTGAAAATCCATTTATTTCATTTAGAAAATCATTTGATTTTAATCTTTCAACAATAAGTGAATTTGTCTTTTTATCATATGTTAAAGATCTTTCAAATGTATGAACATTTGTAATTAATTTTCTACTGTTGTATCCCTTGTGCAGTTCATCAACATTTCCATCTAATTTATAAAAGTCATCATATTTCTTTAATATATTGTTATGACATGCCCCTGCATCAAAAATATAAAAATTGTCTGATGGTATTTGATCAATAAATTCATACACTTTTGCATCCCATTTTAGCGCTGTTGTGTAGGGAAGTTCGACGAAAGGGGCGTCATTAATAAATTGTAAATTTTTTGCATCATAATCATCTTTAAATGCATAAGATGATATATATTTTGTCGTTCTTTCAATAATATCATCATCCAAATCACTTATGTCACAGTCACTACCTGTTTGTACAATGTGAAAATATGCTTTTTTAAATATTTTTACAAGTGCTCTAAAAGTTGTTCCTGCGCCATATGCTAATAATAAATGTATTGGTTCATCTAATAAAGTTTTATCAATTGCCAATTCTAATTCTTTGGCTAATATATCAATAAAATCATCATCTCTAAAATCAAATGGTAGCAAGTATCCTTTTGTCTGTCTTTGTAATTTCATTGCATAATCATTCAATCTCTCAAAATTTGTCTGTTTAATAGTCTTTGCAACATCAATATCATCATATGAATATATTTCAACATTTGGATACATTGATTGTATAAGTCTAGGAATTCTACTCCCCGCATACGGAACACATAATATAAATCTTTTTACATTTCTTAAAACTGCATAGTATGCCAATAATAATTGCGCTCTCCCAGCATGTGATCCAGAATAAATTAATGTTTCTGGTTTGATTTTATCAAGAAATTGTATCATTGCTCTCATTTTTGTACCAAACAACAAATTATTATCACTCAGTACTGTCAAATTCTTTTTTATATTATCTTTTGTTGTCAGACTAAATTTTATGGTGTCTATTGGTCTGCGATATACTTTATTATGTATTGGCAGTGTATTTCTCATAAAATATAATTTCTTATTGTCAGCTGATGATCCTAAGTATGAATGTGTTTTAATTATATAATTATATTTATATATCCATTTTTGTTCTGCAACATCAATAAAAACTGTATTTGATGTTTCGTTTTCAATAAAATCATCATCCCCTTCAAACTTTAATTCAAACAGCCACACGGGAATTCCAACAGTCCAAATATAAAGTGGTTTCTTATTTACTGTATCGGTGTATTTATAATACATTGTTCTATTTGGAACAAGATTCACAAATGCTTCCATACTATTTAAAAATTTATCAACATACTTTGTTTCATCTGTGTCTTCTATGTAAAGCATTATTTTTCCACCTATTTTAATAAAAGGCAATGCTTTTTTAATGGAAAATAAAAGAAAGTTATCAATCCAATCATCAATATCTCTATATTTTTTTATACTTTGTCCATCATTGTTATTGTCATATATCTCTTTATCAAAAAATGGCGGGGATGAAAAGAATAAATCAAATTTGCCTGTTTCTGGCGGAATTATTATGGCTTTTTCAAATGGTTCATTTACAGTAACAAATTTTGATTTGTCAACTTCAAATGCTTCTTTAATCTTGTTATAACCCTCATGAAGACACATATTTGGATCTGTTGAAAAATAATAATCCAATTTCTTTAAAATTGCAGCAATCAATCGGTCACCCCATCCCGCAGACATATCTAACCATGTTTTGACGTTAAAATGTTTCAATATTTGAATTGCAATTAAGACTCTAAATAAAGAACAATCTTTCTTTTTTACTAATTCATGATATTTCTTATTTGGGTGGCGCAAAAAATATTCATATGGTGATATTGAATTTCTTTTTTTACATTTCATTCTACAGTGTTCATTAAAGACATCAGTTAAGTTATTTACAGTCTTAAATCTTCTGTAATCTTCAATAAAAACTTGTGAATCGTCAACCAATTTAATATTGGTTCGATGTGCATTTATTAGTGACTTACATTTTTTAACAATTTTTTCGATATCATGATTTTTTCCATAATACCTATAAGGAAAATCCTTTTTTCCGCCAGTTTGATTGAGAAGATATTTCAATTCTAAATATTTTTGTTTATATTTTATGTATTTCTTGTAATATTCATTCATATATATATAATAAAAATTGAAAGTTAATATTTGTTAAAAGTAGAACTACAAATAAAAATTAACTATATTAAAATATTTAGACTTGTGAATTGAATAATTATGTTGTATAAAATGAATTATATTTCTTTAATAATTCGATATGTGATCCACCAACATTAAACACATAGATATCTTTGGCATTTATTTTATCTATAAATTCATAAACTTTTGCATCATAGTTGTCAATTGTTGAATATGGCAATCTATCAATTGATAAATGCTTACGCAGATCTATTCTCTCTCTAAAATCATATGTTGATATATATCTTGTCGTCCTTTCAACTATTTCTTTTGGCATATCGTCAATTTTTGATTCCGCACCACTTTGAACAATATGAAATTTTGCATTGGTAAATATTTTTGTCAAAGTTCTGTATATTGTTCCGGAACCATAAACCATTAATATATCTATATTTTTATTTAATAAATTTGGATCAATATGTTCTTTTAACTGTTTTGCAAGTATGTTAATAAATAAACTATCTTTTAGACCAGTCGGTATTAAAAATCCGTTTGTCTCTTTTGCAATTGTTTCAGCAAACATTTTTAAATTTCTAAAATTTGATATTGATGGGTCAAGCTTAATATCTTCATAAGAATATATTTCAATATTTGGAAAAATAGATAATGCAAATTGCGTACATTTATCATTTTTGAGTGGCAACATAAATATTACTCTAGATATTGATCTAATCAATGCATAATAAGCAACAACAATTTGGCCATAACTTGCATCAAAATCAAAAAGAACTAATGTATCAAATTTATAATTATCAAGATATTCAATAATTGCTCTCATTTTGCTGCCAAATAACATTTCTGAATCATCAAAAACTGTTATATTTTTATTGTTTGTATTAAAATTAAGAATGTTTATTTTTTTGTTTATTAATTCAGACAATGACGTTGAGTGTTTTGTGAAATATAATATATCGTCATTTATTCCGATATATGAATATTTTTTTTGATTTTCGCAAAATTTCTGATACCAATCACCTGTTTTTTGGAATGTAATTTTATTTTTAATTTTGTCAATATCTTTTATTTTCACATTTTCAATCCATACGGGAATTCCATATTTCCATATGTGAAATTTTGTATGTGATGCATCATATTCAACAGTTTTTATTTTAGTTATAATTCCACTGTAATCAGATAAATCAATATTATTATTTGAAATTACATATGTTCCTAATTTTATTTTTGGCAATATATCTGTAATATCGGTGTTTTTGTCAATGAAAATTGTATCACATGTACCAATTTCATCCATACTATTAGTGATGGTGTATTTATTTGTATTGACTTGTAAAAAATTAAATAAATTTAACATTTTGTCATTAATACCATTGTTTATTTTTATATATAATCCATTTGTTAAAAATGTTGCAATTAATATAAATCCGTCATCAATCGTCAAATCACAAATTTTTATTGAATTTAATAATTTAATTATTTCTATTATTGGATATACATCTGATGATTTTGAAAACTCATTTATCTCATTAAGAAAATCATTTGATTTTAATCTTTCAACAATAAGTGAATTAGTCTTTTTATCATATGTTAAAGATCTTTTAAATGTATGGACATTTGTAATTAATTGTCTACTATTGTATCCCTGTTGTAAATCATCAACTTCTCCATTTAATTTATAAAAATTGTTATATTTTTTTAATATATTCTTGTGACATGCTCCTGCATCAAAAACATAAATATCATCTGATGGTATTTTATCAATAAATTCATATACCTTTGCATCCCATTTTTCTACTGTCGTGTATGGAAATTCAACAAATTGATTATCATTAACAAACTGCAAATTCTTTGCATCATAATCATCTTTAAATCGAAAACTTGATACATATCTTGTTGTTCTCTCAATAATGTCATCATCCAAATCACCTACATCAAATTGTTGTCCTATTTGCACAATATGAAAATATGCTTTTTTAAATATTTTTGTGAGTGCTCTAAATGTTGTTCCTGCATTATAAGCCAGTAGCAAATGAATTGGTGAATCCAATAGAGATTTATCGATCATAAGTTCTAATTCTTTGGCCAACATATCAATAAAATCATCATCTCTGAAATCAAATGGTAATAGGTATCCCTTGGTTTGTTTTTCTAATTTAATTGCATATTCGTGTAATTTTTCAAAATTTGTTTGTTTTATTATTTGTGCAACATCAGTATGTTCGTATGAATATATTTCAACATTCGGATACATTGATTTTACAAGTTTTGGAATTTTACTTTTGCTATATGGCACACATAATATAAGTCTTTTTACATTTCTTAAAACTGCATAGTATGCCAATAATAATTGCGCTCTCCCAGCATGTGATCCAGAATAAATTAATGTTTCTGGTTTGATTTTATCAAGAAATTGTATTACTGCCCTCATTTTTGTACCAAATAACAAATTATTATCACTCAGTACTGTCAAATTCTTTTTTATATTATCCTTTGTTGTAAGACTAAATTTTATAATGTCTATTGGTTTGCGATATACTTTATTATGTATTGGTAATGTATTTCTCATAAAATATAATTTCTTATTGTCAGCTGATGATCCTAAGTATGAATGTGTTTTAATTATATAATTATATTTATATATCCATTTTTTCTCTTGAGTATCAATGACGACTGTACTTGAAGTTTCATTTTCAATAAAATACTCCTTTCCATCAAACTTTAATTCAAATATCCATACAGGAATTCCAACTGTCCAAATATACAGCGGCTTTTTACTTTCCATATCGAGATATTTATAATACATTGTTCTATTTGGAACAAGATTCACAAATGCCTCCATACTATTTATAAATTTGTCAACATATTCTGTTTCATCTGTATCCTCTATATACAACACAATTTTACCGCCAAGTTTGATAAAAGGCAATGCTTTTTTAATGGAAAATAAAAGAAAGTTATCAATCCAATCATCAATATCCCTGTATTGTTTTGTGCTTTGTCCATCATTATTATTGTCATATATCTCTTTATCAAAAAATGGTGGAGATGAAAAAAATAAATCAAATTTGCCTGTTTCTGGTGGGATTATTATGGCTTTTTCAAATGGTTCATTTACAGTCACAAATTTTGATTTATCAACTTCAAATGCTTCTTTAATCTTATTGTATCCCTCATGAAGACACATATTTGGATCTGTTGAAAAATAATAATCCAATTTCTTTAAAATTGCGGCAATCAATCGGTCACCCCATCCCGCAGACATATCTAACCATGTTTTGACGTTAAAATGTTTCAATATTTGAATTGCAATTAAGACTCTAAATAAAGAACAATCTTTCTTTTTTACTAATTCATGATATTTCTTATTTGGATTTTTCAAAAAATATTCATATGGTGATATTGAATTTCTTTTTTTACATTTCATTCTACAGTGTTCATTAAAGACATCAGTCAAGCTATTTACAGTCTTAAATCTTCTGTAATCTTCAATAAAAACTTGTGAATCGTCAACTAATTTAATATTAGTTCGATGTGCATTTATTAATGACTTACATTTTTTAACAAGTTTTTTAATATCATGATTTTTTCCATAATACCTATAAGGAAAATCCCTTTTTCCACCAGTTTGATTTAACAAATATTTCAATTCCAAATATTTCTGTTTGTACTTGACATACTTATCATAATATTCATCCATGTATATAATAAAAAAATAATATTAAAAAACTCCTTTGATATAATGATATATCAAGGGGGTTTTTTCTTTGGTTTTTGTTGTTTTTGTTGTTTTTATTTTGTTGGTTTCTTTGACTACATCACACAGTCAGCTTGATGGTTCAGGCAGTTTTCTGCGCAGCCTCGACACGTTTTATCAACGTGTACAGGTTTGGGACATAAGACGCCTTGCAAGTGATCTGACAAGAGCAATCTTTCGCTTGATAAACGACCATTTTGCGAGAGCCGACAGCCCATGACACTGGTGGAGAGCAAATGAATCTGTTCAACGCCTTTAAAATCGTTTCGTCTGACATTTCGCCAAACGAGTCTTCCGTTGCCAGCGCATTGTAGAACGCACTGACTTCCGAATCGACTTCGCGGTGTTCGACCTTCGCGTACTCTTCCTCCAGCACCTGCGCTACTTTCAAGACTTGCGCGAGTGTTATTGGCATCCAGTACATGTAAGCCGGAAAGAAGAAGTCGCTGCACTTGCCCTCTGCCTCACTGGAAGTGAAGTTGACCTTTGTACAAGTTTTGCGTTCATGTGATTCGTTGTTGACGACCGTAACGTCATGGGAAAATGCTGATGGAGTCATTGTGACAAATTCGCTGATCGTGAAAAGGTCAGAAAACTTCACTTCGACATTGAGCAACTCACGTGCCTTTTGCGCGGTTTCCTTACGCTGTTGCGGAGTCAAACCAAAGCAAAACGTCATGGGCAATGCGTCGGACTTCCATGCTCGTGCATGAAAGAACTTATCGCAAATTCTGCCGTGGCAGACAGATATCTCTGCAGCAGAGCGACCAACAGAATTTTCAACAGGTACCTCAGGTACACCCCCTTGTCTCAAATCTTCACATGAAGCAGACATTTTACCAGAAATGGTGTATGGTCACTCACAATAGCATAGATCAGCGCATAAAGCAAAGGTCAATGGATGTGGGTATTATGTTTTTTTTCAATGGGAATTACAGAGAAAAGGGATTTTCAATTTTTCTGTTTATTACATAGCCCTAAAGTTTATGCAATAAATAGAAAAATGATAAAATTGCGATATTGCGATTCTGCAATTTTTCATTATTAGTTCTCAAAATTTATTCATTTCTATTTAATATATATGTTAGTTAAATTACTTCTGTTAGTAGTAATAATATATCTTGTATTAAAAAGTATGAACACGATAGAAGGATTTGAAGAACACAAATATACGCCAAACGAAATATATCAACATTTATCATATATATCTGACAAATTAGACACATTGGGAATTCGCTATTGGCTGATGTATGGAACACTATTGGGATGTGTCCGAAATAATGATATAATTCCACATGATTATGATTTTGACTTTGGCGCTTTAATTGATGATTTAGATGTTATTATGACTTTAAATGAAACAATTAAAGGAGATGGTTATAAATTAGAATTTCCGCAAACATATTCATATGATTACAAAACTTTAACAAAAAGAGAAAATAAATGGCGCGTGTCTGTTAAAATTTATTACAATAATATTGCATTTGGAGATATATATTTATATAGCAGATGTAGAGACAATTATTTGAGAAGATATGACCCAAATCAAAAAATATTGTTTTGGCCACAGTCAACAATACATTCTAACTTTATAAATAATTTAGTAAGAGGGAGAATAAGAGATAGGTATTTTTGGATTCCAAGTAACTCAGAATTTTTATTGCAATATTGGTATGGAAAAGACTGGAATATTCCAATAGTGAGTGAGTCACAAGGTGGGAAAAAAAGAGAAGATTATGATTATTACGGGGGTTATAAAAAAATGGAATTGTGCAATATGACATCTTTTATCAATCAGTTAGGAATTTTTGACAGACCTAATATGACAGAACAAATCGAATGGATCTTTCCAAAGGAACAATATGACTGGCATATCAAAAATGATTTTAGTAATTAAATAAATATTTATTCATCTGAAAATTTGTAATAGTCATCCATTTTGATAATTGTATATCGAATAATAGAATAACAAACAAATATTTTAATTCTTCTACTAAAATATATGTTGATAGGCATAATTATTACAGTTTTAGTAGTTTTATATTTATTTATGACAAACAAAAAAGAGACAGAAAAAGAAAACTTCTATGTAGATGGATACTATTATGATCCTTATTCTTTTCCAACAGATTATTTTTATGACAATCCATATTCAATGATATGGAACATTCCAACTCGTTATTCTAATGACTATCAGTCTTTACATAATTATATACATTATTCTCCATATCTATATTATGTATAAATTGGTTCTAATACTAATTGTTCTGATAATATGTATGACAATAAGAGAACCATTTGAAAATCTTATTAGTGACAATGAAAAATTAAAATTAAAACAATGTATGTTGACAGTTCATGAATTATTCGAAAAACATAAAATATGGTATTCGATTGCATTCGGAACATTGCTTGGTGCTGTTAGACATCATGATATTATACCATGGGACGATGATATAGATTTAATTGTAAAAAGACAAGATATAGATAAAATAGAGATTGTATTAGATGAATTAAAAAAATTGGGATTCAAAACAGAAAAATCATGGAAATTATACAGAGTCTATTCAGATGATAAACATTTTATTGACTTGTTTGTGATAGATACAGAAGACAATAAAATAGTAAGATGTTATACAGAAAAAAATAAATGTGAATATCGTCCTAAAGATGAAGAATGGTGGTGGAAATGGTTTAATTTTTCAGAAACCTTTATAAATAGAAGGAAAAAGTTTCATTTTGGTGGGTTATCTTTGTATGGTGTTGAAAATTCAAAAGAATTACTAGATTTCTGGTATGGCGATGATTATTTAACAAAATGCAAAACACATTATCTGAAAAATCATGACACTTATGTGACGCCAGAGGAAGAACCATGCAGAGATTTGCCGGAACCACAATATTAAATAAAAAATATGAATAGTATTTAATAATTTTTATTATGTCTCTTGTCTAAATCTATTAATTTGCCCATCATTATGCAAAGCAATTAATATAATACTATATGGAATGCCATTAGGATATATTGTTGATAAATATTGCAATTCGTTGTTTTGCATACTTTCCACAGGTGCAATCAATTGCGAAATGCGTTGTGGAGTACGCAATTGATTAATAAATCTTCTAAAAAATTGTCTGACATGCATTTTTGTCGTAAAGTTAAATATCGCTAAGGAGATGAATATATTATTATAATATATATTTCTGGCATTTTTGATATTCAATTTTTTGTTTGAAATAAAATAGTATTTTGATAATACAAAAACCTTTAATATAAAAATATATTAAGGGTTTTTGTATTTGGTTTTGTGTTTTTTTGTTTTTTCTTTTGTTTTTCTTTCTTTTTGGACTAGAGAACACTGGTGTTCAGATGAGATTGTTCAATGTCATTGAATTGCATTTGCAATGGGGATCAAGGGAGAAACCGCATGATCAGGTTTTCCCATGTTATTGGCTTGCATTTGGCGACTGGGAATGAAGTCTTTGGATAATATACATTTGGAACATCTCTGACAAGCAAGAATTGATCGGGGCGATAATAATCAATCATCCTCCCAACAATTTCTGGGTTGCATTCGCGATCAGTTAGCCAGTAAATGATTTGTGAATGGCGTGCAATTTCTTCAAGCGTCCGATTTTTGACTTTCGCATAGCATTCAAGAACTTGTCTCAAAGTTGTTGTCCCTTTCGTCATATCCATCAGTGTCGCAAGATCTCTTGCAATTGGCTCTCCATGTTCATCGACACCATGGAAATAGTTGTATTCCTCGTCAGTGAATATGTTAGTGCGGGGAGTGTCAAGATTCTCTCTTGCCAGTCTTATCAGTGTTGCGTTATCGTATTTCTTATCCCGTCTGTCTTCCTCAAAGACGGGTTCTGGGGTGATATATACACTATTCATGATTTTCGGCGTCTTCAAATTTGTAATGGCATCCATTATACCGCTGCCAGTGCTTGTAATAGCACTAGTGACTGCCTTGAACATGCGAGACGCAACTGCTGGAACGTCTTCTTGTGGAACAGAATAGGCAATTTTCGCCTTGCGAGTGATGATACCTCCATCAAATGTCTGATGCTTGGTGGTTACTTCCACTGTTGCATCTCGGTTGACATTTTCTGTATGATGTCTATAACTCGGCTGACGACCAACATACTTGGTGATTTGTTCCGGACGGCTTTCCGAACGTTTGAATCGTTCAATGCCAAGTGATCCAGTGTGATATTCAGTAACTGGATAATCTGGTCGAACTGTAAATGTCACATCATTTTCAGAATCATCATCTTCGTCACTGTGACTACGGATGCTGTCAAGCGACACTGGCAAAGAAACGCGTTTCATCCGGACAGTTCCAGATTCACTTATATCCTTTACCAATTCCGCTTTCTGTTTCTCAAGTTTCAGTTTTTCGAGTTCCAGCTTAAGAGTCTGAACCTCGTCACAGAGACGGCGATGGTCGTCATGCTCTTCTGGAACAGCGCGATTATTGTGCTGTTGATGTTGGCGTCGTCTGTTTCTCTTATTGAAACCGGAAGAATTGCTGCCATTGGTGACAGTGGGTTCGGAAGTGCGTGTCGAGTCGGCCATTGTGAAAGGACAAAAGGACATACGTTTGTCGGCAAGAAATGAAATCACAAGATCGAGTAACAGGCAAAAAAGTCCGCATAACATAAGAAGGCTAATTGATATTACATTTACAACAGGGGCTATCAAACATTTGCATTTTTCAATTTTTTAGTGCCTGAACTATTAAATAGTTACAATTTGTCACAAAACGATAACTATACAGCTACAGGTGCATTATAAATACGTTCTACAATAGTTTCATAGGTCAATGAATGTATTGATTTATCATGTATATCTTTTATAATGTTACAATTGTGACATATAGGGAATGAATATTTAATACTTTTTATTTTTCCAGATAAAGAATCAAGTCTAGATGGAAATAATTGAAATTTTCTGTTTTGAACACTGTCCTGAGTAAATATGATACCTCTATCATTATTAGAATATTTCATAATTTCATTAAGACATGTAATAGTATCATCAAATTTCGCAATTCTTTGAATTAAGTCCCTTCTGTCAACCAAATTAAAAGTTTCTTTTAAATATGCAGGATATTTGTATGAATAAGAATTTATATTTGTACCATCATCAAGCACTGCAATCCCATCTAATACCATTATATCATACATTGAAAACACATGATATAATTGTACATGTTTATGATTTATCATATTAGCAATTGTAAAAAATTCATCATCAGACATTTTCGAAAAACTTTTTTTTATGTCTGGCAAAGACCATTCATCATAACAACAAAATATTGAATGAGATTCTTCTGGACTATAACAAAATATATCGTCATCTTTTTCTTCAGTTGGACTTAGGTAACAATCAAATGACGGTTCTTTATTTTCCATTTTATAATACCAAATGTGAAAAATCTTTAGCAAGATTTAATGCAATATATTAAATAAATATGGTAGATAGACAATATTATAAATCAATTTTTTTTTAAACTACGCCAATATAATCTTCGACTTTGAGTTGTTTTAATTTCTCTTTATGAGTTTCATCAATGTCTAATGCATCGACATAATCATGCAAAATTTCATATGTCACAACTTTGCCCTTTGTTACTTTACTTAATTCTTCATAAGAATCAGCCTTTCCGATTGCTTTTAGATATACTTGATATGCTTCTGCAAGAACACTCACATTTTCATTTAATTCAGTGTTAATTAATTTCTCATTGATTGACAATCTAGTAATTCCTTTTGTAATCATCGCCATTGATAGTCCTGCGTAGCCAAAAATCATTCCTAATGATCTAAACATTGTTAAGTCTTTTAGATCTCTTTGGAACAGTGATTTTGGTAGTTCATTTACAAAAGGTTGAATAAATCCAATAGTAAGTGCCAAATTACCCATTGCGTTTTCAAAATTGATTGGATTTACTTTGTGTGGCATTGTACTGCTTCCAACTTCTCCAGCAACACTTTCTTGAATAAAATACATTTTATGAATATATAACCACACATTATTTGTAAAGTCCTGTAAAATTACCATAATTCTCTTTAGACAATCTAACTGTCTCGTAATTGATTCATAATTATCAATTTGTTTTGTGTATTCAGATCTAACAAATCCATAACTCCTTACAAAATTCGTCATAAATCTATGCCAATCAATTTCCGGAAACACAAAATAATGTGCATTTAAGTTTCCAACAGCGCCACCAAATTTGACAGTAAAATTGTCATCAAAAAATCCAAGCTCATACAATAGTCTATCTGTATAAACTGCCATTTCTTTATCCATTCTGGAAGGAACTGCTGGCTGACCATGTGTAAAACATAACATTGGTACTTGCTTACACAATTTTGTTTTTATTGTGTCAATCAATATTAATAGGTCATTTTCAATTTCTTCAAAACATTTAGAAATCATTGTCGTCATTGCAACAGAATTGACATCTTGACTCGTTAAACCAAAATGGACATATGGTTTTAATTCTGACATGCCATGCTTGTCTAATAATTGATGAATATAATATTCAATTGCTTTGACATCATGATTTGTTGTCTTTTCTATTTCCACGATTGCTTCATAATCTTCTTTTGTAAAGTCATTAATATAAAATTTTTCAACACTATCTTTTGTCAATATTGGATTTTTCTGTGCTAATTGTTTAAATATATCATCATCAGTCAACAAAGCGCGCAAATATTTCATTTCAACAATAAATCTTTGTTTGTAATATTCAAAATTATTAAATTTACTTGAATATTTTTCAATGAGTTTTCCATATCGAATATCGTCAAGCGGGCAAATCGGATGAAGCTCCATTGTTGCTGTTTTTGATATATGATGAACAAAACAGACCGAATATTAATAATATTTATATTATTGATATATCTAATATATTTCATATTTCAATTTTTATAAATAAAGTTCAAACATCTCTAATAATCATTGCTCCTTTTTCTTGTCCAGTATTGATGTACTTAATTGGAACATTTGTATACGCTTCAATAAACTTAATAAAATTTCTGATATTTGCATGCAAATCTTTCCAATTAGTACATTTTGAAATGTCAAAATCTTTCCATCCATCAAATGTGACATACATAGGTGTTACCTCTTTTAATCTATCTTCATCTGACGGAAAATCTTCAATTAAAACATCATATTTAGACTTATATGCAGTACATACTTTAATTTGTTCAAATGCATTTAAAATGTCTAATTTTGTGATATTCAAATAATCATAACCATTGACTTGACATGAATATTTCAATTGAACCAAATCTAGCCATCCACATCGTCTTTTTCTCTTTGTTGTCACTCCAAACTCATGTCCTAATGTCTGCATCATTTCGCCAATTTCATTGTCTTGTTCTGTTGGCAAACAACCACCTCCGACACGCGTGATGTATGATTTAAATACACCAATAACCTTAAATTTTGACATTACTTTTAAACTTAATGACAACCCTGTTAAAACACCACCAATACCACAATTACTACTTGTTACATACGGATATGTCCCACAGTCAATATCAAGCATAATAGCATTTGCCCCCTCAATAATCATTCGTGACTTCATATGTGATTTCATAAAACTAAAGCCATTTACAATACTGTCTTTCCACTTACGTCTGAAATTTTCAATAAGCAATAAATCTCGTGAGAATAATGAATCTAACCTGTCGATTTTTTCGACTTCATTTTTCTCATTCTTAAATTCAAAATTAATACGAAGATATCCGTCTCTATCAGCTATTTCAAATACGTCAATAAAGGAATTCTTTGCAGCTTCATTTTCATATAAATTGTCAACCGTAAAGTCACTAGGAAGTGAATGTGTTTCAACAAGTTTTTGTCTCATTTTTCTTATTAGGTAATCGTCAATGAGTGCTTCATAGTGTCCGTATAATCGTCTCAATTTGTTTTCATAATTGTCTTTCAGCAAATCGCCAATTGTCAATCCAATACGATTCATTTTGTCGGCATATGTATTGCCGATTCCCTGTTTTGTTGTACCAATACTTTCATTCATCAATTGGTCAAGTAAACAATGAATTAAAAATGTCACATGGGCTCTGTCGGAAATAAAAATCCTATTGTCGGTAACAATTCCGCCCTCATTTAAATCATTAATTTCCCTTTCCAAAGCAACCAAACTAACAACAACACCATTTCCAATAAAACATAATGCTTTTTCTGTTAAGATGCCAGATGGAATCAAGTGTGTATAATATGTCTTATCACCATGTTTAACAGTATGTCCTGCATTAGCGCCGCCATTGAACCGCGTAACTAATGGTGTTTCAATTGAATCACTGATTTGATCCATCAATTCATCAGTTAATTTGCCCTTCCCTTCGTCTCCATAGCATGCACCGAGAATGATATAAGAATCCGCCATTTTGACAGACTGTAATAAGACAAATATGATATGTATTGTATATTACATTGAATATCCTAGATGTTGTCGTTTTCAATTTTTAATACTTTAGATTTTTTGTTAGTCATCTTCTATATCATCAGTTGTATTATCTCTTTTTCTTTTTTGAGAACGCCTATTGAATTTTTTAATGATTTCAATATCTATTGGATCTAATGCATTTGTCCCATACCAAAATGGAAACGAAGTATAACTACCGATGACGTCAGTTTCTGGAGGTAAAAAGTATATAAATTTATTTAAAACCAATGGGTTTTAAATAAATTTTATATGCTTTTCTACCCTTCAGAACCCTATAAAAGTAATATAAAAGTGTTTAAATTCTAAAGAATTTAAACACTTTTATATACTTTTTAGTGCCTGGAAAGCTCTCGTTATACAAAATGATCATAATTTTCCCACAAAGCTTTCCATCTATCAAAGGAATATATATTTTATATATATGATATATTTCTGCAACATCCATCTTCATTATTTCTTCTCCAGTATATTTTACACTTATATCAAATTCGGTTTTGTCTTTTCCTATTCTATAATATGGTTCCATTATTAAACATAAGATTAATGTGTACTAATATGTATTTAATTATATCTTCAATTTTTAGTCATCTTCTATATCATCTCTTTTTCTTTTTTGAGAACACCTGTGAAATTTTCTAATGATTTCAATATCTATTGGCTCTAATTCATTTGACATACGCATGCGATCCAATGAAGCAAAACCAATATATTCAGAGCCCACCATTGGAAAACTATCGTCATACAGCAAAAATTTATGTGTTTGACATGGCTTTCCATCTATCAAAGGGACATATATTTTATATATATACCATACATCAGCAACATCCATTTTCATTATTTGTTCTCCTGTATATTTTATATTAGTCAATATTTCATATTCGTCATCTCCTAAAAATATATCTTTACGTCTTCCTATTTTATAGTAGGATTCCATTTTGATATACAGTATATTTCTTGCAAGAATAAACAAACATAATTTCAATTTTTAGTGTCTCCATACAGTTTATGAATTACCATTGAATTTCTTAATGATTTCAATATCTATGGGGTCTAGCGCATTTGTTCCATATATGTTTTTTAACGAAGAATAATTATAGCTGTAGTCAGTAACATATTCAAAAAAACTATCATAGAGAACAATATCTATTTCTTCACGCTGCTCTTCATTCACCAAAGGAGTATAGAATTTCATCACATATTCAACATCTTGTACATCCATTTTCATTATTTGTTCTCCTGTATATTTTGTATCATCCGCTTTTTTAGTTTTAGGATTGCAACCTATTTTATAGTAGGGTTCCATTATTGAATATAATATCGATATGTGATATTTATTAATTTTCTTTTTTTCAATTTTTCATTGCCATAAGTCTTTATTTTACCTGTAACGCATATAAAGGAAAAAAAATATATAAAATTACAGTAATGGAGAATCCGGCGATTAAGACAAAGCACTTCAGTCATGTAGTTAATAAATTAAGAGAGTTCTGCCTTTCAAAGGGATTTAGAGAAGTTCATACACAAGACAGAATTACAATTTTGGCAGCATGCGAAGATCCAAGTACAATTTCAACATTTGAGTATCCAGACAAAGAGGGAGTCACACAGGTATTTCCATTGCCACAAACAGGACAGATGCATTTGGAATATGAATTGTTGACAGATCAAAGTGTTGATGGTTATTTCTGTGTCAGCACAAGTTATAGAAATGAAAAAAACATAGTTCCTGGAAGACATCTTAGAGTATTTCCAATGTTTGAATTTGAGTTGAAAGGAGGGTTTGATGCATTGCTGAAATTCGAAACCGAACTCCTTAAACATTTAGGTTATGATGAATCACAATTTGTCCATAAAGAATACACTGATGTGATGGATGAATATGGAGTTGAATTGGTATCATCAAATGAAGAAGGAAAACTGTATGATGATTGCGGTTCAGTCGTTTTCCTTAAAAATTTTCCAAATCACACAAGTCCATTTTGGAATATGGCACAAAATGCAGATGGTACAGGGGCGTTAAAAGTTGACGTAATTTTATCAGGACATGAAACAATTGGTTCTGCAGAAAGATCTACTGATAAAAAGAAAATGAGAGATATGTTTGATACAATTAGTGATGGAGGATATAAAAACATTCTATATGACACATTTGGAAAAGAAAGAGTAGACAAAGAATTTGATAATTTTACTTCTTTAGAATTTTTCCCACGTTCTGGAGGTGGAATTGGATTATTTAGACTTGTTTCAAGTATGTTAAAAGAGGGATTATTGAAAGACTAATATTTACTTAAGAATGACATTATTTATACACTTAATGTCATTGAAAAAAATGTTGATAGATGAATTAGTAAAAGCCGATATTATTAAATTTGGAAATTTCACATTAAAAAGCGGACAAGTATCTCCTATATATTTTGACATGAGAATGTTAGTATCATTTCCCGAATTATATGACAAAATTATAAGTCAATTGTTAAGATTTATAGATAATGATGATGTCATATGTGGTGTTCCTTTAGCGGGCATTACTATTGCGACTTTATTGTCGGCAAAAACAAAACAAAGACAGATATTCATGAGAAATACAAAAAAGACACACGGTACTGGAAAAATGATAGAGGGCAAATGGTGCAAAAATGAAAAGGTTGTATTGATTGATGATGTTATTACGTCAGGATTGAGTTTTGCTGAAGCAGAAAGAATATTAAATGAACATGGATTGGTTTGTCAAAAAAAAATTGTGTTGTTAGACAGGAGAAATAACAGGAGTGAAAAAGTTTTTAGTTTATTTACAATAGAAGAGATATTATACCATTTGCATAGTATTGATAAAATTTCATTAGATGACATAACAAAAATTTTTAAGAGATATACATATGAATATATGTATGATCTTACAAAAAATGATTTGCTTAAGATAATGATAGATAAAAAAACAAATTTATGTTTTTCATGTGACATAACGGATTATTATGAATTGAGAAGTGTCCTTCCCAAAATTGCACCATATGTATGTATGATAAAGACCCATCTTGATTTCTACTCTGGATCTGATTGCAGAGAAATCAAAAAGTTGATGAAAGATTTCAGTAAAACTTATAATTTTATCTGGTTAGAAGATCGGAAATTTGCCGATATTGCAAACACATCTGTACAACAATACAGATCACAAATTTTTGACCGATCAAAAACATATTATTATGAAGATGATAAAATACATCCAGATGCAGTCACAGTACATACAATATCAGGTTATGACATGATTAATAATATGAATAATTATACAAATACAGTTTTGATATGTGAAATGTCAACAAAAAATAACTTGTGTAATGATGAATATATTAATTCGAGTTTTGACATATTAAGAAGTCTAAACAGTAATAAATCATTTGCATATGTTGCACAAAAAGGAATTAGAAATCCCCATTTTATTCATTTAGTTCCTGGAATTTCTCTTGATTCAATTGATGATAATAAAGGACAACAATATAAAACACCAGATATTGCATCATTATTTGGCGCAGATGTGTTTATTGTTGGAAGAGGAATAATAGACAATATAAAGAATATTGATAGTTATAAAGAAAAAACATGGAACGCCTATTTAAAATTTGTATGTGATACTAAATTTGAACCTGTTATAGAAACAACATTTTTGGGCCTAAAATTCAATAATATTTTTTACAATGCATCTGGAGCATGGTGTACATCAAAAAGTGAATTAGATGATTTGTCAAAAAGTGATTCTGCAATTGTGTTAAGTAAAAGTTGTACGTCTGACAAAAGAAGTGGTAATAAAAGGCCAAAATATTATCATAATGACACATTATCCATAAATTCAACAGGATTAGAAAATCTAGGAATAGATTTTTATGCATCATATCAACCATTAAATTCAAAAACATACATTGTGTCTATTGCAGGAAGAACTTTAAGTGAAAATATGCAAATGTTAGAAAAAATCAATGATTGTATTCATGTATCTGCAGTTGAGCTTAATTTGTCTTGTCCAAATTTGTGCGGAGAATCACAAGTAGCATATGATTTCCCTAAAATGGACTATATACTTGAATCAGTATTTGCCAAAAAATGGAATTTCAAAATCGGACTTAAGTTATCTCCATATTTTGATTCATTACATTTTATTAGAGCAGCAGAAATCATAAATAAATATCCAATTGCCTTTATTACTTGTGTTAATAGTTTAGGAAATGGATTAGTAATTAACCCATCTATTGATGAAACAGTCATCCATCCAAATGGTGGTCTGGGTGGCATTGGTGGTTCTGTTATAAAGTCAATAGGATTATCAAATGTGTTTGTATTTAGACAGAAGTTAAAATCTGATATACAGCTTGTTGGATGTGGCGGAATTGAAAACGGAAATGATGCTTATGAATATTTATTAGCTGGTGCAGACATACTTCAAATTGGAACTCAGCTAATAAAAGAAGGTACGGGTTGTTTTAAAAGAATAAATAATGAATTAAAAGAAATAATGAGAAATAAAAATATTGAAAGAATAGACAATATTTCAAAAAGATTGAAAATTAAAAGTTCTGAGTAGTCTTTACAATTATAATTATGTTTAAAATGGATCAATTATTGATAGATATTCTTCAACAACAAATGGCAATAGCCAATATTCATATCAATGAAGAAAACAAAGTTGAAGATGTCGAGTTTCCATTATTATTAACTTACAAGAAAGCTTCTAACTTTTTTGTGAATGATGAACTAATTAAGTTTAATAATTCTGACAATATTATTGTACCACCTAATATTGGCAATAAATTAATGAGTTTGTCTTTAACATTATATTCTGCAAAATTAACTAATGAAGACAAATTTACTTATGGAAGAGTTGTCAAATATAGTGCCGAAGAAAACTCAATTATCATTCCCGATTGGATGGCAATAGAATTACAAATTGAACATGATACACAAGTGAATTTTGATATTTTACACTTGAATAAAATAACAAATATAAAAATATCCTGTCCATCTTATGTGACAAACCCAATTGCAATTCTACATTTTGAATTAAGAAATTTCGTTGTGTTATATGCAGGAATGAAAGTTAAAACAAAAATATTCGACAAGGAAATAGAAATAACATTGACTGAAGTAATTCCCGATAATGTTGGTTTTGTTGATGGATCTGATGTCAAAATAGATGTTTAATTTATTTATTTATTTCTATGATTAATTTATGTATGTACTGTTACTATTCTGTATTGTATTGTTTATAATTTTATATAATAATACAGAACATTTTGATAATGCAACTGATGAAATTGCCAAAAAAGAATTTGTGTATGAAGGTGCAAAATTAACTGATGATGCTTTATTTAAAGATCTTATCATCTATGACAATGACGGAACTCTAGATGGAGAATTAGGCATAGAAAAGTGCAGCAAAAACTGTAAAGGTAATTGTGTCGAATATGGTGTTAGTGGTATTGGATGGTGTTTTCCTGTGTAAAACAGGAAAACATTCAAAGTGTGTTTTCCCACATAAGGTGGGGAAACAGGACAAGTGTCAATGTAAAAATTATATAAAGAATAATTTATATTTGGTATTATTATAAATGAGAGAATTATCAGAGAGTGAAAAATTAGAAGATGTGTTAAAAGAAAAATCCCTATGTGTAGTTGATTTTTTTGCCACATGGTGTGGACCATGCAAAAAAGTTAGTGCTGAACTTGATGTTTTAGAAAGTAAACACGCTGATACATTATTTGTAAAGGTAGATGTTGATACACATGAGTCATTAGCTGTTGAATATAGTGTTGAATCATTGCCAACTGTAGTAGTTTTTAAAGATGCTGTGAAAATTGGATCATTTGTGGGAGCTTCTCCAAAATTGTCAGAACAGATCGCAAAACTTCTTGTTTAATATTTTGATATTATAATATATGTCAAAATATGAAAATTTATATAATTTAGATCTTACTGATGAACAATTAAATACCATTTTATCTGAAATAAATAATAAAATAGAATATTTAATAAAGCAAAAAGACATATTTACAAAAAAATTATCAGAAAAAAAAGCCATGATTGGAACAATCAAATTTATTTTGAAAGATGACAGACAAATTTTGGATATATATGAACCAAAAATAACAATACAAAATGACATTAAATATGTCGAGATTGACATAAGCAAAATACCAAAAAAGGACATATCTGTTCATAATAATACAATATTTGTATCTATAAAAACGTTAAGGAATCATATTTTTAAAGAAATGTTGCAGTTGTCAAATACAGGTAATGATGAATTATATAAAATAATTAATGTTGGATCATGTAACTAGACAATGTATGGATTATATTTTTTTGCTTCTTCGATATTGTTTTCAACATATTTGTAATAACATGCAATGCCCTGTCTTGACCCATAATCACCTTTTTCAATTCCAATAAAATAATATTTCTTTGCCTCTTCATAATTTTTTTTGAACTGATAATACATTCCAATATGTGAATAAGCATCTATGTTTCCTGCATCAATTGCCATCAATAAATATTTTAGTTCTTCTTCTGGATTTTCTTCTTTGTCTGTATAAAATAATGCGAGTTTCAACATTGCTTGTGGGTTGCCTTTTTCAACTGCAGTTTTTAAACATTTTTTTGTCTCTTCATAATTTTTTTCATAAAACATATAAATGAAAGATAAATTGTTCAAAGCAGCGACATATCCTTTGTCATATGCCATTTCATACAACTTTTTTGCTGTTATGTGATCTTCATAATGATCTTCATGAAATACACCTAAGTATACCATAGCCATTGCATTTCCTTTCTCCACTGCCATTTCATAATATTTTTGTGCTACTTTTTCGTCATTTGTATTATTGTAATGATATCTTGCCAAATAGAATAACTCAACGCCATTTAATTCTGTTTTATTTTTGAGATGTTCATATGTAAATTTGTAATTTATATAACTTCTATCAACATTTTCATCAAAATCAAATAGGTCACAATCATATTTCAATCTTGCCAAAATTATTTTTCCATCTTGCTCAATATCATTAGTAAACACATAGTTTTTAATATAATCCAATTCAGTCGCCATTTTTTAATATAAGATATTGTCTAATATGATAAAGGGTTTTGTTTTCAATTTTTAAGAGGTACGTATCAATGATGTAGTTTAAGAGGAATAGAACAATGATTAAAAATTGAAAAAATCCTATTCGGTGTTTTATAATTATAAATAAAAAATTGTAAAATCGCTATTCGCGATTTTATCATTTTTATTCATCGTCATTTTCTAAAGAAAATGACGATGAATAAAAATTGAATCCAAAATTGCTTGAATACTAAACCTATATATATGGCATACTAATTAATAATGGCTAAAGGAGAGAAATCTAAATCTTCCAAAGGGTCGAAAGACTCCAAGGGATTGGTCGGCTTTGTATATGGCGGGGTTATGAAAGCAAGTCATTGCAAACTGCTTAAATCAAAGAGTTCAGATCATGATGCAGTTTATGAATCCGATGTTGTTCCATACTATGGTAAAGGGGCAACTCTCAAATATCATGTTACCGAAAGCCCAGATGATGACTTCGACAAACTCGAAAAAGAATTTGACTGTGAAGCCGGTACATCTCTTTTTACTTTGAGCACAACTGATGCATGTAACAAAATTAAAAAGGTATTAGATATTAATATTCTTCATAACAAGAAGACCGAAAAACCAAAGGACGAAAAGACAAAGAAGGGAAAGGGAAAGGGCAAGGGAAAGAAGGATGATGATGAAGAAGAGGAAGATGAAGATGAAGATGAAGATGAAAGACCCGCAAAGAAAGGTAAGGGCAAGAAGAAAGATGATGATGAAGATGAGGATGAAAAACATGTCAAGAAAGGAAAAGGAAAGAAGAAAGACGATGATGAGGATGAAGATGATAAACATGCCAAGAAGGGAAAAGGAAAGGGAAAGAAGAAAGATGATGATGAAGATGAAAGACCCGCTAAGAAGGGAAAAGGAAAGGGAAAGAAAGATGAGGATGAAGAAGAAGAGGAAGAAGTAGAAGAGGAAGAGGCTGATGAAGCAGAAGATGATGCTGAACCAGAAGATGATGCAGAGGAAGAAGAACCAGAAGAAGAGGAAGAAGAGGAAGAAGAAAGACCAAAGAAGAAGGGCAAAGCATCACCAAAGAAAAGTAAGAAAAATTAAATATTTTATTTATGACTAATTATTTTAAAAATGACTACATTTTTAGAATTATTATTTTTTCTGATTTTTTCAACATATACTTTTTTAGTGATGGACATTTGTGAAGTGTTGATATGGTATTAAATATATGTTTATTTATAAATTTTTCCCTTGAAAATTGATATAAGTTTTGTATGTTGATAGATAAAATAAACTTATGAGAGAGTTTATCAAAAATCATTATTATTTTTCTTGATTCTATTTTTTTTGATAACTTTTTTTTTTGTTTTATTACTATCATCATCACTATCATCACTATCATCAATAATTATGTTTTTTTTTGATGGTTTCTTTTTAGGCACAGTTCTTATATCATCAGTTTGATTATTTGTATCGTTAATTATAATATTTTTATCAAATAATTTTATTTCATCTTGTGTCAATCCTATTAATTTATAAAATTGTTTTTCGTCAATATCTTTTGTTCCTAATTTACGAATATCTGGTAAATACGTAAATGCTTCATTATCTAAAAAATCTTGACCATATTTAGTATAATGACTAATTATGTCTATAATTTTATACTTTAACATTTTAAGTATTAATTCTAAATCATCACCCAAAATATAAAATTTATGATTTCCTGTTAATGATAATTTACCATCATCTATAAAAGCACCATTAAAACTTGCCTTATTTGCTATAATTAACTTCCTTTTATCTGCATCTGGATGCATTTCGGTTGTCTTTTTAATCATTATGCCTTCCTTAATCGTATATGTATCAACTGCTAACATATCTTTTAATTTATATTTTGACGGTATTTTTGTTTTTGTTCCCGTTGACTTTACCGTTTTAGTACTATATTCTAATTTTAAATTCCTTGTTTCTATAAAACGCATTAGCTTATTAAATATACTATGATATGCCAATGGTATTGAATAATCCTTATTTAAATATTCGTTCGATGTTGTTGTTAAATTGCGTCTTCTCAATATTGATGTTATTTCTGTTTTTTTTTTGTCTATATTTAAACTATTTTGTAAAACATATAATGATATTGGTATATCTGCATTAATCATTCCTTTTGATTGCGAATTGTCCCATAATTTCATCCAAATAATATGTTTTTCCAACAATGTATTATGTAATGGGTGTGATTTTTTTAACCAACTTAATGGATTTATATATGCTAGATGACCATTGGGTTTTAGCCATTTGAATGCTTTTTCTATAAATTTTGTCCAAATTGTTTCATTCTTTTCTCCTAATTGTTTTCCTGTATGAGAACGGATACCACCTTTATTATATGGTGGATTTCCAATTATAATATCAAACTGTTTTACATCAAATGCTTTTTTTGGATTAAACTCCAGCGTATCTCCTTCATATAAATTTAATTCATATTCATTATTTATGTCAAATATCTGATTACACACTAATACATTTTTCTTATTCAATTCACACATATATAACATATTTTCTAATATATGTTTCTTTCTTACTTTTACATCCTTAATTTCATATTTCAATCCTTCCATTAATCTTAAATATATTGCTATTGGAAAATTGCCCATTCCAGCAGCTGGATCTAACCATTTAAGATTTTTATTTTTCCATATTTCTTTTGGCAATTTATCCAACATTTCATTTACTAAAATTATTGGCGTAAAGACTTCTCCATTCTCTTTTTTTTCTACTGCTTTAGGTTTCAAGCAGTCATTAATTAACTCTAATAATTCTTTTGGATTATCTATTAAACTTTGTAATGACATCTTAAATTGTACTGATATATTATATGTGTTGGAACCTTTATCAAAATATTTACTCACAATATCTCTTATTAAATCTATTAAATGCTTCTTATTCCACCATATTAAACATTGATCATCAAATGTATCCAATAATTCTGGATTTTCTTTTATGTCATTTAACATCTTTACAAAATCCATATTAGAATTTTTTATTGTCAACATACATGTTAATGGTATTACATATGGTAAAACATCTTTTGTAAATGATATTTGAGTTTCATCTTTTTCTTCTTCATCAGAACTGTCATTATCAGAGTGCTCATTATCACTATCGTTTTTAACTTTTTCTTTACCTGATGGCAAATCTTGTATTTCATCATCCTCATCTTTTAATTTTAATTTTAAACTTACTTTATCATCTTTTAGACTCTTTGTAAATGTTTTATTTATTAATTTTTGAGTTGAATTATCAAACTCCTCGTAATCATTATCTAACTTTCTTAAAAGTGTTCTAAAACTATTTATAGGATCTTCTTTCCATATGTCCATTAATTTTTTGACTATCGTATCAGAATTTATTTTTTTATTTTCCATCATGTCAACATCAATATTTATTAGATGATTTTTAATTAAATATTTCATTTTATCATCAATACTTTTTTCATTTTTATAAATTGTATAATTAACACAAGTGTTTAATACTCTACTGATGTTAAGATCAACGACAAATCCAATATTTTTATTTTCTGCCTCAGTCATACACCTATACATTTGCTGTAATACTTTATCAGATGATAACGCATTATTCATAAGAATAACCATGTCACATTTATTTAATGTGATGCCTAATGTAAGCATATTGCCAGCAAGAAGAATAACGCCTAATCTACCTTTGCTTTTTGCTTCTATTTCTGTTCTATTAATTTCATCCTTAATATCTTTTGCTAAATCTTTATTTTTACGATTTATACATAACACAATATATTTTTTTAAGACATCGTCTTCAAACATTAATGTTTTTAAACATTTTGATATTTCATTAATATTATCAGATGGCAAAAACCAAATTTGAGTAAATGGCAATCTTGTTTCTTTTTCAGAACAAATCTTATTTATTCTCGTAAATATAGTTTTTTCGCCATCTTCTTCTCTATTAGAACCAGAAATATATCTTAAAAATGTTTTAACTTCATTTTCAAAACTAAATTTAGTTTTTGCTTTATTTAATCCAAATAATGTATCAAAACAAAACCCCATTTTATTTTCATTATTCAGTTTTTCTTTTATTATTTCATATCTATGTCTGTCAAATAAATTAGTTATCAAATGTAAATCCGGCATTTTTTTATAACATTTAAACATTTCATTTATCGATAAACCTAAATCATTATAATATTTAATGGTTTTTATAATATATTCGCTTCCATGTTTTTCTTTTAATCTATCTAAATTATTTTCATTGGTCAATATAGACTTACAAATTTGTTCATCTTCAATATCCCAAAACATTTGACATTCCGGTAAAATATTCCATTCTTTTAATGGTTTATTATAAGTAGCAGTTAAATATATTTTAATTGTGTTTTTCGATGAATATGATGTCAAAATATCTTTTGACAAATTAGTTGTTCCACTAAAATGATTTTCATCAAAACCAATGATATCTAACTTTAAATTTTTAATTTTCATAATAGTCTTATCATTAATGTATTTTTGTAATAATTGTTTTGACATGACAAAAATATTATTATCATCTGTTTCAATATCATTTATCATTTTAGACCCTTCGATATGATGAATTTTAAATTTATCAAAATCTTTAAATCTATTAAATAAGTCACTAGTAAATTGTGGTGCTGTTTCTGTTGGCGCAGGTGTGACAATTAAAACGTTTAATTTATTTTTAATTTTAAATTGTTTAATAATAATACCTCCAAACATATATGTTTTTCCACTTCTACATTTACATCCCCATAAAAAAGATTTATTATCCTCTTCAATTAAATTACTTGTTTTTAGTGTAATTAATTCTTGATGAAATCGTAAAATTAAATTTTCTTTATTATTCAAATAAATAGTTTGCCAATCTTCATTTTTATTTTTAATTATATCTTGTTTAAATGCTAAAAAATATTTATTCAAGTCTGTTTTATCTAAAATATTATCCATAGTCATATGTTCAGTAATATATTTACTTGACTTATTTGCACTTTTAACTTTATCTAATACTTTTTTCCTGTTGGAAACAACAAGATAAATTTTATATTTTTTATAAATATGTTTATTTTCTGTTGTCATTGCCAAAATATTTTGAATACCATAATGGTCAACTGATTTTTGTTCTTTCATATCTTCATTTGATTCAAGATATTTAGAACTAATAAATATATACATGTCATCATCTTTATTTTGCAGTGTAATATCGGAACATCCACCAGAATTACCACTAAGGACTTTTTCACTAAGATACATATCAAGATTTTTTAAAATTTTAAGTTTTCCATTATTAGAATTGCCAATCATATGATTAAATTTAGAATTAGGAAATCTATCACAAAATCCAAATTTAATAAAGATATCGAATAGTCTTTCAAAAATAAATCCTTTTTTTGATTGTGATTTGCATGTGTCTAAAATATCGTCGACATTATTAAAAGTTATAATATAGTCAATAAAATCCCTAATATTCATATTGGTAAAGTTCATTTCTTTAACAGTCATATGAGGTATATATAAAAATATACTTTAGATTTAAATTAATCAATTTTTTTATTTTTTATGATAATTCATATTCAAAATCATTATAAAAATTGGCATTTTAAATATCTAAAAATGTAAATATATTTGCATTTTTAGAATTATTATTTTACATGAAATTTATAAGTTTACTTCAAAAATATTGTGTTATACAAAACGAGACCAACAATGAATGATCCAGATTCAACCAACCATTGTTTGTCGAATGTCTCTCCTGCAAGATATCGTGAAACTGAGTACATGGTTCCGAATTTAAGAACATCATTTGCATTTGATTTTGCTACACTTGAACCAGTCACGCGGTCAACACCATATGATGTTACATAGTCGAATGTGACGAAACCAGTCAACATATACAAGCAACCCTTTTGCCATTTTTCATCAACCAATGATTTTCCAGATAACACTCTTGCCACAACCAACATGGTTCCGAAATATAAAACATCATCCAAAGCATTCTTGTGCTTTCCAGTTGCAATTGCAGATGTGTCAATTACTCTGGCTGTCAACATATGATATGCTGTAAAACCGACTAGGATTAAAAGGGTTTCCATCAACCATTTTCTATCTTCAAGAGAAGACACAGTTTGAGTTGTAATCACACGCGATACTGCGAATGCAAAACCTAATTTTTTCCAATCAAACACAACGTTTGACAATGTTTGGGCTGGTACAAGTTTATTAAATAACTCTTTTGCTTGGTCCATTATAGTATATATATACTGTAGAGATTTTATAAAAACATTCAAAAAAATATTATATTATTTTCTATATGAAGAAAGTTGAAAACCAATATGTCTGAATACTTTAGCTAATTTATATGACACTTATTAAAATGGATTCCGTTAGAACCATTACTACACAAATTTCGCAAATAAGTATTAATGATATTGTAACTATATACAATATCATTTCACAGGCAATAAATAAACGCAACCGGAAAAGATGCTATGTTATCAAAATAGAAGCTTCAAATATTGTTTCATAGGTCAAACAGACTTTTTATTGCAATATCGTCTTTATTTAGCCTAAATAAATTTAGTTGTACTGCCCCTCCTTTTTGTTTATTATTTATATTCTTTAGTGATTCTAAAATGTCTTTTGCATTTCCAGTGTCGAGTCTTCTTGACTGCCCATTTGCAAGATGATAAAATCGTACTTCATTACTATTTTTTAATTTTGTTTTTTTTAAAGTGTCTCCATATTGCACAATTAAAGTGGGAAATCCGATTTTATTTGGATCTATGTCAAGTGATTTTGTAAATAATTTATTTGTCAATAGACTGTCCAATTGTTGATCATTGAACTGTTGTAATTTTATTTTATATCCTGCTTTTAATAATTCTTTATAGGTAGTATCATTTTCTCTATTCTTTATTATATCACTTAACATATTCCATTCTGGTTTGAATTTTTTACAAAATCCACACCAGTCTGCATAAAGTAAAGTTATAACAATATTCATGATACTATAAATAAAGATTATATATTTTCTGTGTTCAATTTATATGAACAAGTTCGCAACATTATTCATAATGACTTTAATTCTATTAGTAGTTTATTACAATATACGCTCAAGTTAGACTGACTGATAACAATGACTAAACAAGTTTTGGAGAGAATCGTCATTATCCCTTATCATATTTTCTATCTTGTCTTTATAATTATCACTCCATGGTTCTAATTTCATAATTATTGCTTTAAATGTTCCAATAATTATGTCAATATCAGTCTCTGATGTTTTAAGAGATTCAAATTCCTTTGAAAATATTTCAAAACTAACATCTGGAAAACTGGAACTTGTATTTAATAGCATCTTATGTCTGACCATTCTATTTTGTTTTTCATATGATTTCTTTGCTTTATCCGGAATTCTAACATATAAAATATTTTCTTCTCTATCCAATATTTCAATAAAAGCCAACATGATTTTTTCAAGTGACCCATGTAAATTTTTATAGAAGTCTGTGACAATTCTACAAAGCGGAAAAATGTCTGAAGATGTTTTCCCCAGTTCAATCAAATATGGTATATTACTTTGTCTGAACTTATGTGAATTGTAATATTCTTCTGTCTTGATTTTACAATAGTCATAATTATGTTTGTGTCTTAATCCTACAAATCCCTCATAATCAAATTCTCCTGAAGTAAAATAACTGTTATGTGGCTTGTATTTATCTAAATATTCTTCTTTTGTCATTTTACTTCTAATGACAAGAGTCAAGTCTGACAACATATTTTCAATAGTCTTTGTGTTTTCTACAAACCAGTATAAGGGTTCTAACATATTGCATAAATAGATATCATAGCTATGTCTAAAGTGTGGTTGCCAAACAATTTGATTGGGATGACAACATGCTATGCCTAGTACTGTGAAAAATGATCTGTCATATGACACTGTTAATTCCATGTGCAAATTTTTCCATTTTGTTAGTCTATTTTTACATACAATTTCACATGAAATTGTAATGATATTTATTTCTTTATAAGTCAAATTGAATAATTGATAAAAATTTCTTAATACTCCATCTCCATATTCCTCAAAAATCTCATGTGGTTTCTTAGTTGGATTATCTGGAAAATCACACAATGCTGTCACAACATAATCATGCATCTGTTCATTAACAAATAATGTTTTTTGTGTTGATAACACCATTGTTAAATCTGGATGAATTTTCTTACACATCCTCTTCACAGTCTTCGCAAAATCATCGCCATAATTATCAATTAAAGAATCAAATAATTTTCCCATTTCTCCTCTGTAAATAGTGACTCCGAGTAGACTTCCATCAACTTTGAAACTTAATGACATATCAATTTCAACACCAATAGGACTCAATAATTTCATCATTGTATCTTTCTGAATTGGATCAAATATCTCTAGATGTTTTGCATCCATATCTTGTGTTGTTGATATACCATGTTTAACATGCTGACCAGTTAATGATTCTGCTCCTCTTTGCAAATGATATTTGCATGGAATCCAAATGTCTGTATTTGTTCTATACAATATGACTCCTCGGCATTCACGTGCCCATTTTTTACTCCAGTCTGTATTCATTTCAAAATATGCAATCATCACAAACCTATTTTCATATTCACTTCCCTTAAATTGAGAAATTGTATTACACATAAACTTATTATCCAGAAACCATTCATTTGTCTTCTCAAAACCATTTAATTTGTACATATGATTATAAAATTCTACTATATTCATATTGTTTGTGTCAATCGCAACTTCAATAGTTTCTGTTTTGAGATGTGCAGTAATTTCTCTAATACCATTTAACATTATTCCATAGCCAATTGAATTAGTCTTATTCCAACCAACAACATAACATAAATATGGTTTTGTTATTGTTTTTGATTGTCCAATCTCTTTACTTGTGCATCTTGATGTAATATCTTTTGCATTTTTAATAACTTTTTCAGACAGCCAAGATAATTCAGTTCTTTTGGAGTGTAAATTTATCTGTTTGCTCAAAGTTATTCCATGACGTTCTGCATCTTGTTCTGTGAATAATTCGTTTCTTACGACATCAATACTGACAATAAAACAATTTTTTATTGATTGTGGAACTGATGTTGATATGTCTTTAAAATATGACATAACAGTGTCAATAATAACAACATGCTTCTTTGCAATTGCCTCCTCAATTCTCCTTACAAATTCATTCTTAACATGTTCGCCCAATTTTTCTTTTTCATAAATATCTCTCAACTTTGCATATTCTTCTCCAATAGGTCTATGACAAGACATAGGCATGCCCTCGTGTTGTGCTGCAACACAACAAATAACTTGATCTCTTTCTACATGAGTGTGACTAATACAATTATCTTTCAAAAGTTCAATTATTCTGTTAACAACAGTTGTTTTTCCAGCACCAGACATGCCTCTCACAAAAATGACAATTGTCTGTTTGTCATTATTTTTCATAAATTCTTGTGCATCAAATGGCTTTGTAATTTCTTTAAAATAGTCATATCTAGATCTATTGAATAACATTGGTTCAAAATCTTCTTTGAATGCTCCATAGTGATCACCATAAGACAAATTATATAACAATTGTTTAACACTGTGATTTTCTATCTTTGCAACATTCCATTTGAATCTTGTGTTAAAATCATCATTCTTCAATTCATGATATGAACACATATGTATCGCTATTGTTCTACACATATTGTCCCAGTCATCTTTTGAAATATATTGTTCAAAATCTGAATTATAAATTTGTGCCAATATGCCTGCACCTAGTTCTCCATGAAAAGGATATGACAGAAAACATTCTGTTTCAATCATACTATATGTCATTGTTTCAACCTTTCCTATATCATGTAACAAGCCAGTCAGAATGCACAGTAGTGGTTCTGGATGTAAGGCATTGTACAAAATTGCATATGTTGCATTTACAAATGATGTCATTAAGAGATGTTCAATTAATGATTCTTTGTGATATGTACATGAATAATTCTTTCCGCCTTTTTTCATGTTCTGATGATAATTATCTTTTGAAATATGTATCAGCATATTACATAAATTTGTCCTTTTCATTTCTTGTACTTCTCCATTTGAAATCATAATATCAAAATCAACAAGTAAAATTTTGCCAATTGTTGAATACAAATCACATAAGACTTGTTTGTCGTCTTTCGTTAAGTCACAAACTGCAGAATAACATGTGTAGGGGTTATTGTCACATAGTGATTTCAATTGTGACAAATTCTTGTCAATATCAACCCCAGTGGTAATTGAATTTAAAAATTCAACACAAAACTCCATTTTGGCCTTTTTGAGATGGAAAAATGGATATAGTGTATATTGGCATATTGGCAATTAGAGTATTTAAATGATTCAATATTCAATTTTTTATTTATAATTTCGCCGACAGGATAAATTATAAATAAAAAAATGATAAATTTTTAATTATTATATTCATGCGTCAATATGAAAATAATCAAAAAGACTAAACAAATCTAATTTCACATGGGATTATTTCATTTTCACATATGACATTAATAGTTAATACATCATCCTCGGGATCATCTTTGAATTGTGACATAAATCTTTCTTTTTTCTCATTATTTACTGTTCCAAAATTCTGATAGATTGTTTTATTTCCATTTGTAATTGCACAAACATCAAATTCTTTATCTTCAAAAAATTTAATTAGATCTTTTAATTTAACATCATTAAATTTTTGCTTATGCCAAATTGATAATTCTAATCCATTTACTTTTTTAATTTTAACCCCATGTGGCTCTGTAAAAGTGATAAATGATGAGCCTAAATCCAGCCATGAATCTCTAAATTTACTGATATCATTAAAGCCCATTACGACTTTATATAATTCAATCGCAACTAATCCAGAAACCACAGTTGTTGTTGATGCCAACGCTGGAATAATTTTTCCAACAACACCAGTTGTTTTAAATTTGTCTGATTGTGGAATATTGTAATTTTCACATCTCATGTTCGATGCTGATGTAATAAAATCCATATGATAATTAGTTTCGTCGTCTTTTTCAAAGATTAATGGTGTCATAACCAATTTATGCTTCTTCATTTTTTCAATTTCATTAATTAACATTTGTCTATCATATATTTTCTCTTCAGTACTTTCTGATTTTAACATTGTGTTTTTAGGAATCGTCAATTTTCCCAAGAATGCTTTAACTGCATCATAACTTGATTTAACAGTAATATCTAGCATTTGTGCCAATAATTTCGACATGTAAAAAACAAAATCAACATGTATTTTGTTATTGACATCAAATTTTAACACCTTCGGACATTTTTTGCTGCCATTCCAAAAAGGAGTACCGTCGTCATTTTTTTTGTTGATTGGAAATTGTTCTAATAAATTTTCAATTGCAAAACTAAATAATTCATGCCATTTATTCCATGAGAACAACACACAATCTTTGTATGCATGAAAAGTTTTTGATGTTAAAAATTTAAGATCATCATATATTTCAGCTAAAGTCGTTGTTTCTAGATTGTTTAGATCGCTAGCCAAACTTTTATTATAATTTGATGGTGCTTTTGTAAACATTCCTTCAAACAAATCGCGTGCCCATTGCATAGCATGTTCCGGTTCATATGGAAAATTCTTCAAAGTACATACTGGAACACTATCTTCTTCACTGCCAGAATGTGATCCATAATTCATAGTTAAGAATGGTATAATTGTCTGGACGTTTCCTTGTGTACCTAATGTTCCTGATTCTAGTAATGGTTTTGTATTTTCAACACATAATCTATCAACAAATTGACGTGCTTCAATATTGTCTAAGGCATTCGCAACACATGTTAACTTGTCAAAGAATTTATTATTATAAATATTAATTGTTTCATTACAAACTTTATTTAAATGTGCATCAACAGATATTTCATTATTCATTTTTAATATGGCATCTCTTGCAACTTCGGATTTGAATTTTCCAATATCACTATTTCTGAATAAAAATTGTCTACTTAAATTAGATTTTTCAATTCTGTCCATGTCAGTCACAATAATATTACCCACGCCCATCATTGAAAAGTTTTTTAAGTGTTCGCATCCAATTGCACCAGAACCCACAACAAATACTGTTGTGTCTTTTAATTTTTTTTGAAATTCATTTCCAAATACAATCTCCTGTCCAAAATATCTTGACATGTTATCTATCTTATTACATTTTTCCTGCAGTAAAATTAATGCATCATAATACATCCATTGCATAATTGGTTGACATTTATTTGCGCATGCATTTAATACCTGTTGTGCAATTATTCCGCCAATGATAGAAACAACCGGCATGATATTCCCATTACATGTTGACGCAAGTTTTTTAATAATTTCAATATTTGCATTAAAAGAACAAAATTTAACTAATTCAGCAATGTCTGTTTCACTGAATTGATTTGGCATTCTTTTATATTTATGAATGAAACAACTAAGTGCAATTGTAAATTCATGGAGTGATGGTACTTTGTCAAATTCGCATAAGTCAATTTCTACAAATTCTGGACATCTGTATGATTCCATCAAAGATTTAAAATTATATGTATGTCCCTGTTTTAATTCGATAAATCTACACGCTGATACATTAACATCATCCTTAACTGAAAAATGACACATATCATGTACTTGTGTTATGTATGTTTCGATTGGCGGTTCTGATAATATCCTGATTTTGTCATTTACAAATAATTTATGTGGTTTATCTGTTTCAATAATTTTGTCAGTTGTTTTTACTATAATCCCTGATTTGGGATTTTGACTGTTTGTTTCACTTACTGAATAATTATCGCCATAATCGCTAAAAATAAAACCATAGAGACCATTTGTACAGGCATATAAGAATTTTATTCCTTTTTTTCTACAATAATCATTTATTGGAATTGCCGTAATCAAGTCAATGTCTGTCAATACGACAATACTATAATTATCTAAATATGAATATCTGAATTTGTCTGTATGCTTTTCTATTTTCACATTTGAATTTAAATTGCATAATTCTTCATACACGGTGTCTACTCTTAATTTTATATAGAGATCTGATTTGTTTGCATAATAATTTACCGACAGTTCATCTTGAGTCACAAATTTATCATCACATAATCCTAATTTACTGATTCCTGACAATATCAAACATTTTGCAATTTCAAGACCCAATCCTCTCATACCAACAATACATACACTTGCCTCTGTGATTTTTTTCATTGCATCTTTGCCTATTGCATGAATTTGTCTGGAATATAATGATTCATCCATGGTTTTATCATACATATATATCTTCTTAAATAACAATTAATTGCGATTTCAATTTTTTTATTTACAATTTCGCCTCAGGTGAAATTGTAAATAAAAAAAATAATAAAATTCCCACAGGCAATATTATAAATGGTCAAGAAATACCTGCCAAAGCCAAGTGATGACAATCATCTAAGTGATTTTGGATATCATGTTGATAAAAAAATGATGTCAAGACATACTTCATTAAAAAAGGCATCCAAAAAAATTGGAACTTTGACAACAATGAAAAGATTAAATTTGATTAGAAATTTGACAAAAAAAGGGAGCAAAAATAAAGAAATATTATCTAAAGATGTTGACTTCATGAAAAAAGTGTATGCCAGAGAAAAAGAAAGACAGAAAAAATCAAAAGCCGGCGCAAAGAAAGCAACAAAGAAGAAAAATAGCAAAAAATAATTTTATTAACCAAAATATATGAATAAAGAAAATAATAAAGAACATTTTACATATACGGGACGCGTTATTGAAATAGATCCAGTAACATCTACAAATAATGTTGTTGTATTACTTGATGAATATAATAAGCGATTAAAAAAAGGTCAAAAAGTAAAAAGGAATCCATTTAGAGAAAGAATTATTATGAGACATGACAGTGGAAGATTTTATCAAATTCCAGAAAGTATTAGACATAGAGCAATAAAAATATGGATGGAAAATAATACATATATTAATAATGATGATGATGATAATGAAAGTGAAACTCCATATTTATATATATTAGCTATTTTATTTGTGTTGATCGTATCATATCTTATTTTTAAGAAACAGAATGTAGTATTTTTGTAACATTTATGTAGACATAAATAAAAAATTGTAAAAACATGGCAAGCATGTTTTTATCATTTTTTATTTCTTAATTTGGCGCAAACCAAATTAAGAAATAAAAAATTGAAAGTTAAACAGAAAGTACTTAATGTCAATAGTATGATTATTAAAAATGTCGACTAATTTTCAGAAAGTAGGTGAGTTCCATGCTGCATTTGGCCATAAGGCATTTGCAGATGGCACAACACCATTATATGATGTCTTTGACACAAATCCTCAATTGGTTAAATTTAGAAATAGTCTGATTGAAGAAGAATTTAAAGAATTATTGGAAGCATCCAAAAAGAAAGATCTGGTTGAAGTTGCTGATGCATTATGTGATATCCTATATGTCACATATGGGGCTGGACACGCATATGGTTTAGATATGGATAAATTATTCGCAGAAGTACAAAGGTCAAATATGTCTAAGGTATGCAAAACAGAAGAAGAAGCACAGAGATCAGTTGAATGGTATAAAGAAAATGAAAGTAGATACAAAGATCCACAATACAAAAAGATAGACAATGGAAATGGTTGGGTTGTATTTGATAATGCAACATCAAAAATTCTTAAATCTATTAATTTTGAATTGCCAAAATTAAAAGAGTTGATGGATTCACAATAAATTTATTTATGTAGTTTTTAATTCATCATTTTCATATTTTAATTCGATTTTTTGTTTTCCATTTTCATGCCACTCTTTATACATTCCATGTTTTAAATCATCTTTATATTCACAGTATAATTTTTGTTGCCCGCTTGGATACCACTCTTCCTGTATATATATTATTTCTTTATTAGTTAAATATTCACATGTCATTCGTTCTTCGGGATCATGATACCATTGTTTATAATTTCCATTAACTGAATAACGTGTTTCTTTCATTTGGCCATTTTGATACCATAATGTATATTTTCCATTTACAACACCATTTTTATAAAAGCATTCAATTTGTTTTGTGCCATTTTCATACCATACTTCATATTTACCATTTAAATTATTGTGGTCATATATACATTCCATATATTTTTCACCGTTTGAATACCATTTTACAGATTTGCCATTTTTTGTTCCCATTGAATATTCTGTTTCCTCAATTTTTGTTCCATTTTCATCAAATTCCAAATATGTTCCATTTAGGAATCCATTTTTAAATTCTAATTTATAATATTTGTCATTAAACCACTGGTGACAGATGCCATTTTGACGTCCATTCTCATAAGTACATTCTCTTTTTTTAAAACCATCATCATCAACTTCATATGATATCGGATTTATTTTCTTTCTTTCATTCTCATAATATTCAATATATTTACCATGTAAAATTCCATTTTTTAAATTGTATCGCTTTTTAACACAGCCGCTATCAGAATATTGAATAAATTCACCAGTCTCCATTTTACATGTGAGACATGTCAAGTCACATTTAGAATAATATGCTGCTTCAATTGTAAAGAAATATGTAAATCCAGTATCACTTTTATCATTTAAAGAAAAATCTGGATCATACAAAATTTCACCAACAGCAATCATATCGCTCGGATTATTCTGCTGATATATTTTTCTTGTGTTAGGTATGTTTACATATTTTACATTTAGAGATGTATGCGAATCTAGTATTCTTGCAATGCGAAATTTATTCCCTCTAAATTTTGCACAATTTTTATCGACTACGTTGTCCCTTTGTTCATTTGTAATGGTGTCTTCCAATTTTTCTAAAATTAAAATATATTGATGATTTAAATCTGAATAAACATATTTTGGATTATCAATATATAATTTATTTCTTCTTTTAATAAACTCTAATGCGACCATTATTGATTTAATATAAAATTTTATCTTTATATATTTTCAATAAGATATTCACTTGCAACTTTTATAAATCTTTCTCTTTCTTCTTTTGATAAATAAACATAATCAATCATAAGATTATCATCTTTCTTTTTTTCTGTAGATGTGTATATAAATTCAGTATTTTCATTCAATACTGAAGATGATTTGTTTTCAGCAAAATAAGCTAATTCTGGCGTTAAATAGTATTCAATTCCATTTGAATCGACACAGTCATCATCTAAATCACAATGTTGTAACCAATCTTCAATATTTACAATTTCATTTTTAACATAATTATAATATTCATATTTGTCATACCATTGAGTGTCTGTAAAATATCCTATGCGACTTTTTACTGATTCTGCTTCTTCCAATGTATCCAAATTAATAATTTTTTCAACATATAACTTATTTGCTCTATGTTTGCCATCTTTTGTATCAATCATTGAATAAAACTTTATATCTTCAATAATACGACTTTCAAATTCATCTGTTTCGATTTTCGTTTCACTTGTCAAAGTATCATCTATTTTTTTCAAAATAATTAAATGATTATTTATAATTTTGTAAACATACATATGAATATATCCCTTACATTTTTCAATGATTTGTTCTAGTGGACACATAATATATGTATAATAAAATTTATGCGAATCTGCGACGCTCTTCAGTATCCAAATAGCCACCAGTCTTCAAACTGATAGGCTGTTGATGTTGATCATAAAGTGTAACTAATATACCATCTTTATATTCTCCTGTTTCTATTATTTTACTATCACAATATTTTATATGTTTTCCATTACGTTGTCCATTTTTATATTCTGCTTGTATGCATATACTTTCATGACACCATATTGTGTATATACCATCTTTTATTTTGTTATTGTCATACTCATATTCTTCATATATTTCTCCAGTCTTATGTTGCCTAATATATCTTCCATTTAGTTGTCCATCATTGTACATACATTCTGTAAACAATGTTCCATTTTCATACCATTCTCTATAAATTCCCTCTATGTTGTTATTTTTATATTCACATTCTGTTTTTATTTGATCATTGTCATACCATTCATAATATTTTCCATTTAATAATCCATTATTATATGTACATTCAGATGATTTTTTTCCATTATAATAATATCCTATACACAATCCATCTAAATCGCCATTTTTATAATTGCATTCCAGTTCAACATTTCCATTTTCATGCCATTCATAATATTTTCCATTTAATAATCCATTTTCCGATTTACATTCAAATGACTTTTGACCATTCCAATAATATCCAATTTCTTTTTCAAGTATTTTTCCTTCTTTATAATAATATTCAAGATGCAAATGTCCATTCTCATCATACTCTTTGTATGTTCCTTTTCCAAATTCATCAATATTTTCTACATAACTCATAATATTAAAATGTATCATATTCTTAAATAAAATTATTCATAATAATCATCTTCTTCCAATTTTATTGGTGGTCTTTTATTTACTTTTTTTGGTTTTGGAATTGTAGGTATATATTTGCTTCTAACAGTTTCTTTTTTTTTATCTTCTTTTGTTTCTTGATTATTATTTGTTTCATATATATACAAAATGTCATCAAATATATCTACTTTATCGTCATTGCATTTTGTGGTTTGTTTAACGGTTTTGTCTGAACCAAAAATGTCATAATCAGTATCATCCATTATTAACTATATAATAATTATAATGTCAAATAAATTTATATTACATATTTCAATTTTATGTCTGGCAATATAGAAAAGTTATATAGTTATCAAAAGGAACATGCAAATAATATTGTGAGAATAATAAAAGAAAATAATGCTGTTCTTGATGCATCTGACACGGGAACAGGTAAAACCTATACTGCTGTTGCATCTTGTGAACTATTAAATATAAATCCATTCATCATATGTCCAAAATCTATAATATCACAATGGAGTCGTGTTTGTAAAGAATTTAATGTAAAACCATTATATGTGGTTAATTATGAATTAATTCAAAGAGGCAAAATAGAAAAAGATGGAAAACACATCATGTGTCCATATTTGAGTATTGAAGATGATAAATACATTTGGACTATGCCGAAAAATTCATTATTCATTTTTGATGAAGTTCATAAATGTTCAGAAATGTCAACAAATAATGGCAAATTATTACTAAGTGCAAAAGAAACTGGAGTGCCAATTATGATGTTAAGTGCAACAATTGCAGACAGACCAGAAAAATTTTATCCATTTTTCTATGTCTTAAATTTTCTTAGTGATAAGCAAGTAAAGGAATTAAATATTAATTTTAGGAAATACATGGCAATAATGGAACAATGGATTATGAGAGACAAAAATCCAATGGCAAGAATTCATCAAATGTTATATCCAAAAAGAGCAACAAGAATGAGAATAGATGTTTTGGGTGATTTATTTCCGGAGACACAAATAACTGCAACACCATATTCAATGGGAAAAAAGAGAGAACTTGAAATAGAAAATGCTTACAAAGTTTTACATGAACAATTAGAACAAATTAGACAAAAAGGAAAAAAAGATAAAGGTGGAATATTATCTTTAGTTATGAGAACACATCAAAAGATAGAAATATTAAAAATACCAACATTTGTCGAATTGACAAATGATTTTATATATAATGGTTATAATGTTGTGATATTTGTGAATTTTACACAGACATTATTAACTCTCGCAGAATTATTGCACACAAATTCATTAGTTTATGGCGAACAATCTTTGGAAAATAGACAGTCAATCATTGAGAATTTTCAAAACAACATGACAAACGTTATTATATGCAATATAAAAGCAGGTGGTTTAGGCATATCACTTCATGACATAAAAGGCGGTCATCCGCGTGTTTCGTTGATTTCGCCAACATGGAGTTCAATTGATCTGTTACAGGCATTGGGAAGAATACATAGGGCTGGTGGAAAATCAAAATCATTACAAAGGATTATTTATACTGCAAATACTGTTGAAGAAAAAATTGCAGATAAATTGAAACATAAACTTAACAACATTAATTCAATAAATAATGGAGATCTTGATTTGACAAATATTGATTTCCAAGTTGAACATGTAAATATGTAATTAGAATGTGTAGTTGTATAATACTTTTGTAATGTAATTATCATATTTGTTGCCTATGTCACTTTTCACCCATTGTCCATATTTATTTAAATATTCTCTTTCTTCATTACATTTTTTTTTGCTTATTTCAACAACACTTTTTTCACCTATCTTAAAGAATCTCCATCGCCATTCAGTTGCTATTGATGCGAGATTTTTATCTTCTTCGTTTACACAGTTATCAGGAATAGTCCCTTCTAGATATTCTTTTGTCAATCTAAATTCTTCTTTGGGTAATTCAGATAATTTTACAAATATACTATCTGTCGACATACTTGATGTCATGAAAATTTAATATTAACAAAAACAATTATTTATATTTTATAGTATATTTTATATAGCTAATGGCTGATAATAAAGACGCTCTTGTCTATGCAGAAATAAAAAATAATCTATCATCTTCGGTGATTTCACAAAATAAATGGGATTCTTTGTTGAATGACCTAAATGTTGACAGAAGTCAAATTTCTGTTGAATTAGATAATATATTGAATGACACAACAATCAAACGTGCATGCTGTATGAGAAACCAAATATCTGATGATGATCCAACTATAAATGTAAGAATTCCACTTCCTGCAAATTATAAAGTGTCTGCTGATAATAAAATGTGGTCTGAAATGGGGTTTATTGATAAAAAGGTCACATTTCCAAAATCAATGTGTCCAAGCGGCTTTACAAAAGGGTCTGACAGATGTGACACATTTTATAAATTGTATTGCGAAAATCAAAAAGCTTTTTTTGTTGAGGAAACTGGATCATTCGACCAATCAAAATTTGCCAATTATAGACCCGAGTGTGCATGTTATGGTGACAAGCCAGTATATATAACAGGGTCTGTTGCCCCATCTTGTTATTTGGATGGCTGTGATGGAAATTCAAAAAGTGTATATCTTGATGCATTATCAAGAAAAGGATGTGCTGCAAATTTTTGTACACAGTATATTGATTATTCGAAAATGGATATAGGTGGTAATGCGGGAATCAGCAATAATTTACAAAATAACTGCGGACAACAATTAGATAATGCAAAAAAACAGGCTGCTGCAAGTTCACAACCAAGTTCACAACCAAGTTCACAACCAAGTTCTCAAACAGATTCTAAAAAAGATTCACAAACAGGCTCACAAACAGATTCTAAAAAAGATTCACAAACAGATTCTAAAAAAGATTCACAAACAGATTCTAAAAAAGATTCACAAACAGATTCTAAAAAAGATTCACAAACAGGTTCTCAAACAGATTCTAAAAAAGATTCACAAACAGGTTCTCAAACAGATTCTAAAAAAGATTCACAAACAGGTTCTCAGACAGCATCTCAAAAAGGATCTCAATCTGATTCTAAATCAGACTCTCAACAAACATCTGATGATGAAAGCTTTTGGTCAAAATATAAAACTATAATAATTATAGTTATAATACTTTCTATTTTGGGACTTTGTGCTCTTTCTGGCATTGGTGCATTTTTATATAGTAAATCTTAAATAATGTTGCAAATAGAAGAATTGAAACTTTTATTATGTTATTACAATAAAATAATATTGTGATTTATTATAGAATGTTAAATGAGATAATTGAATATTTTGAAAACAATTTGATGATTGGCTTAATAATAATTGTGGCTTTATTATTTCTATTAAGCAAATATAATAAAGAACATTTTGATTCAGTAGGAAATTCATGCAATGCAAAAGATAAAATTTTCAAATCTCACTATGAAGGCAGATCAAAACTAGTAAATTTTTCCTGTAAACTAAATGGCAAAAGATATTACTTGGCAAATATGAAATCAGGATTATGTGAATCATTAAGTGAATCGTTTGTTGACTGTGCAGAAAATATATTAGTATTGATACCAGAAGATGAAATAAAAGAAGGATATAAAAAATATAGTGATGAATATGAAACAAATAAAAAATTATGCAATTCACAAGAAAAAGCAAAATGTCAAGGAAAAGAGAATGCAGTATGCAGTGAAGAGTATGAAGCATGTGCAACAAAGAAACAATATATACATGATTTTGAAGTTGTGGAATTTATTGAGTCAAAACCATCAGGCGAAAGAAAATACACTATCAGGGGAGTCTCATCGCCTAAACAATTTAACATTAATGATTCTCCAGTGAAATTAAGTAAAAATATGTACTATAAATCAGATGTTGTGTGTGGTGACTCTGCAAGTGATGCAGAAGACACAAAATTAATGATTGCTGAAAAATACAGAAATGACAGAGGTGGAATAATAGGTGGATTAGAATCATTTATATGGGTCAATTTATATTTTGAAACACAAGTCAAGATAAATGGAACACCAATATTTGATGGGTCAATACCAAGAATGAAAAAAATATATGTGTCAATATGTGACAACATTGTATGTAAATACAGTGGAAAAGAATATCCAAGAATATGTTTTACAGATAATGAAATAGATAAAAATATAATAAATTTTGAACCAATGATTAGAGAATAATTTGTTATTTTATTATTAGTCACAATAATAATAAAATAAAATTGGAGTATATTATATATGGGTGGTGCATCGTCATCAGTAAGTCAGAAATATGACACAACTGTCATAAGTAATAATGATATAAATATTCTAAGCGAACAAATAAATGACTATACCGCAAACACAATAATGAAAAATGCTTCCAGTTGTTCCGGAAGTTTAACACAAATGCAAGACATAGATTGGTCTGGAACAAGTGTCGCAGGTGATTTTAATTTTACGGCAGACCAAAATCAAACTGGTGCAATAAATTTTGATTGTATACAAACTGCGAATATGACTAGTGATGTTGCTAATGAGGTTCTCAATAAGATGTTGCAAACACTACACACATCATACGACAAAAATATAATTGATCAATTGGATGCATCGGCATCAACAAAAAGTAAAAGTGGTGTAGGGTCATTCGACACAAGTAAAACAAGTTCAGATGTCAGCATTGATTATAAATATACAGACATCCAAAATACAAGTAAAAATATTACAAATGTTGTTAAAAATGCAATTACAAATAATTTAGATCTTACAAATATCCAAGACTGTATTACAAACACAAAACAAATTCAACAAGCATCATTTAAAAATCTAAATGTTGGTGGAAATGTCGTTGCTGCAGTAAAACAAAGTCAAGCAGCTGATATGGTTGCAAAATGTGTACAAAACTCTAATTTTTCAAATAAAATAGTAAATCAAGTTGTGTCAGATTTAGGATTACAACAGTCTGATCAAAGTTCTTTGACAAAGTCAACTTCTATTTCTGCAGAAGCGAAAAGTGAAAGAATAGCAGAGGGATATCTTGATGGATGGGCAAATATTGCCAGTGCAGTTGTTGGTCCACTTGCTGGACTATTTGGTCTAGGTTCAATGGCATGGTGTGGAATGATATTATGTTGTATATGTTGTTGTATTTTATGTTGTATAATGTCATCTGCAGGTGCCGCATTGGTTGCAAGTAAAAGCGGGGGGGCTGGTGGTTTTGACACCAAAATGGTTGGACAAAATATGTCAAAATATGGTGACAAAATGGGGAGCTTTGGAAGAAAATTAAGTCAAGTCGGGGGATTGTTTGATTATGTTACTCCAGATAAAGTAACGAATTTTATTGCAAAATTGTATTAATAAATAAATTATTTAATATCTTCCATAAGAAGAGTATTGTTGTCTTCCTCTTGTAAATGACCCGCCTCTTCCACGAGATGAATATCCAGTTTGTCTATTTCCATAACTGGTTCTCTGTTCGGAGTAATCTCCATAGGTTGCGCGTGTACTGCGTCCATCATCATTTCTATATCTTGAATTTGTTGATGTAAAACGATTGCCCCCTTTCGAATATCTGCTTGGATAATGTCTGTTGCCTACTTCTTGCCACCCGTCTTCCTTTTGATAGATTGGTCTGCTATTTCCTCTATTATAATCTTGATATTTTCGTCCATATGAATCACTATTTCTTTGAGTTCTTTCAGAAACTTGTTTTTGTTGATTTCGGTACATTCCCTTTTGTGTTCCTGTAACTTTTCTTGTTTCTTCAATAATTTCTCTCCACTTCATTTTAACAGTTTCCAAATAACCCAAGAATTCTTTTACATGTTCTTGGAGAACTTTATACTCACGTCTTTCACTTTCATTTTCTCTATATCTCTGTACAGAATCTGCACTTCTGTTCACAATAAATTCAAGTCGTTGACATAAAAGTCTAAGCAAATCTCCAAACTGAGAATATTTATAAACCACTTCACGTTTCACTCCTTTTGTAGTGACTTGATAATGCAAATTTCCATCATTCCCAGAACCATTCAAGATTGCACCAAATACTTGACGTTGAACACCCTCATTTGCAGTCAACAGTTGATCAACATAGTTGTCAACAATCTCACATGACATTTGTTTTAGTTTTGGATATAAAAGTTTTTGGAATTCATTTGATCCCTCTCCTGTTCTGTTTGCCATTGATTGAAATCCACAGATCAATTGTGATGCAGTCCCCCTAGTTGGTCTAAACTCTTCATTGAAGACAATGTTCGACAAACTAATGTCGTCAAATGATACAACAGGACGCTCTCTTTGATATTCCTTTTTGACTTCATTCTGTACAACTTCTTGCTGTTGTGTATTTTCTGTTTCCATTATTATTAGTGTTATTATATATAATGCTATATAAGCTTTCATTTTGGGTTTCAATTTTTATTGATATGTCAACTTATTTCCTGAAGGAAATAAGTTAACATATGTGTCTTCTTTAGAAAAGCATTTTTATAATTTTTCATTATTTTTCATATTATGTTCAAATCATAATATTTATTTGATGATTATGAATATAACATGATAGCAGTAATTATAATAACAATTGTAATTCTGGTAATATATTTTTATAAAGGACATAAGTCAACAATGGATAAATCATTTTATACTGCAGACGAAATAAGTCCAAAGTTAAAATTAATAAATGAAAATAAATCAAAAATAATAAATGAAGCCCTTAAGATAGATACTGGATGGATTGACTGGGTCGAAAAATATCTTTATGCATCTGATGGCAAATGGACTGTCTATCCCATATTTATATTTGGTGAATGGGATAAACAAGCATTAAAGGAGTGTCCATACACAGTTAATTTTTTAAAACAATTATCAGGATTAAAATTGGCAATATTATCAAAACTGTCATCAAAAATGAAATTAAATCCACACAGAGGATGGAAAAATCATTCTAATAATGTCATTCGATGTCATTATGGATTAAAAGTGCCAGAAGGTTGTTATGTATCTATAAGGGATAAAAATGAAGAATTAATTAAATATCATATGGCAGAAGAATGGTTATGCTTTGATGATTCTAAAGAACACTATGCAGAAAATACAAGTGATGATGATAGAATTGTATTGATAGTTGATATTGAAAGACCATATTATATAAGTAAAGGTACATCAACTGTGGAAGATAGTAAAGAATTAATCGAAGTTATCAATTATTTTAGAAAAAGAAATATTTAGATTAAAAACTTTATTATTTGTATTATTATATTATATGGAAGTAATTGGATATACAATAATAGAGGTATATGCAGATTATATATGTGTCGTTCTTGTTGGTGATAAAGATACTATAGGAAAAATGTGCACAGAGTTAAATAAGACAAACACGGATACAGGAATAAAATACATATCAGTTAGAATTGATGTACCAGTGTCAATTTCGTCAGAAAAAATGCAAAAAAGCATCAAAAAAAATATAGAAATTGGAACAAGTGTCGAAACTGCCCAGCCATATGCATATGCATGCGGATTTAAAAAAAATTCATATGCACTCATGATGTTGGAAGAGACAAATGATAAAGTTACTTTATTATATCCCAAATTGTCATTTAATACAAATGATGATCCAGAAGATATAATAATAAAATGGCTAAAGAAAAAAATAAATAAAGTTCCCAAAAGTATCAAAAAGAGTATCAAGCATGTTGGGATTATAGGAATGAATGAAGACATACTATTATATGTTGCAAAAGTTAGGGATGACTGATGCTTCTAATGAATGATATTCCCTTATTCGACAAGTCTACATTATAAAAAGTATCATCTGATACATCTGATACTTTTTTAATTGCTTCATCTAAACATGATTGCAAACCCATTTTGATTGAGATATCCCTTAGTGTTTTTGTCACTCTGAATCTTTCACTGTCATGAACAGCATTTGCAATCTTCAAAAAAATCGACATAAATGCATCCCTCTTATTCACACTTTTTCCAATGAATTGTTCAAGACCATCCAGACAATCTGCCATTTTGTCATTATCTCCTTTGACAAACTTCAAAAATGATGCAACAGGAATACCTTCTACACTAATTAAGTCATCAATATATTTAGTAAATTCATCTTCATCTGATTCGTCATCTGATTCTACTTTTCTCTCCTCGACAGGTTTCTTTGTTTCAATCACACTCGATTTTGTCACTGCTGTCTTCGGCAGTGCTGACGGCGGTGCCTTCGACAGCGCTGACGGCGGTGCCTTCGATAGTGCTGACGGCGGTGCCTTCGACGGTGCCTTCGATAGTGTCTTTGGCATAACTGTAGTCGATTCTGAACTTGGATCTTCATTTGCAATGTTTGAAGAAATGAATGTTTCAAGTGTTTCTCCCACTTGCAATTCGAAAATAATTTCTAATAGTATTCTACTCTGCATATTTTTTGGTAGCATAATTACTTTATAATGTCTTTCAATAACCCCCTTAAATTTGTCTTTCGACAATCCTCTCTTAATTGCATGTGCAATACACAATGCAAAACTTCTCAATTTGTTATTTGAAATACATTCGTCCAAATATGCACATATGTAAGGGAATGATCTGATTTCTGCATAAAAACATGCAATTCCATCAGTACAATGAGTTTCCTTATTGTATTTCTTTCTGTTCATAGTGATGTATTGATGATCTTCTTTAATAGTTGCAATAAAATCACACATTGCATCATATAGATTTTCAATGAGTGTTCTTGGATTCGTTTCTCTTCGTGCAAAAAACTGTTTCATTGATTCATTTGGCTTAAATGTCTGACACATAATATTATGTAAAATATTTCCCTTTTGATGAATCATTTCATTGACACCCTTATTCGGAATATTTGAGCCATTTACCAATACTTCTTCCAAAATACATCTGGCAAAAACCACTGTATCTAGAGACAAAAGCCAAATTATGGTATCTAACAAAGTTTCAACAGTCCTTTCTGTCATTTTTGCAATTATTGTTTTGCATGCCTTCTCTATATTATCGGGATTTGTGGGGGTTGTCATTTCTCTGTACAATTCCATTTTCGTAGTTTGTGATATGATGAGTTCTCCATCTTTAATTGCCTTTTCCATTGACTCGATGACATTTTCCTTATCCTTATTTTTATCAAAAACAGACCAACCATATGCTAATAATTTATTGATTGTTTGAATAAGATCATTTTCAAATCGTGCCCATGTAAATCCATATTCATTTTCATGTTTCCTTCTATCAAGATGGACAGGCCATAAAGCTGCAAATAATGGACGATATGTGTTAACTGTATCAAATGTGCATTTAGTCATTGCCTCAATTACTTCTGGAAGATCAAAAAATTCATGTGCCCAATAGCAAGCCAGTTGAACAACAATTGTTGCACAATATATGGTGTATATAGATGAATCTATACGTATGGTACTTTCTTTTACCTGAGACAAAACATTTTGTCTATGACCTTCTTCTATTCTTGGTAAAATTTCATATCTATAAAAATCCTTATTGAATAGTTCTGACAAATTTCTTCTTACATCAGCAATATATTCTTCCAATTCAGTCTTGTCTTTAACAATATAAATTGTATCTGCATAATTATGAAAAATACGGCAAAATTGAATTCTTACTATTTTTTTAATTTCATCTTGTAATAGTTTTGCTTCACTCGGTGGCGCTCTCGGCTTCCGCTTTCTCAAATCTTCTGTAGTAAGTGCACGAAAGGCGTCTGATTTGACGATACTGTTATTTCGACGATATTCATTCCTCGATTGTGACATCGGATAGGAATGTGTTGATTCAGACTTTTGGTGTCTGGGTTTTCTCTTAACCACTTCAAATCCATCATCGGGATTCATTTTGACTGGATGAGACGGTGCAAACAAAAGACTTTAATTAGAATATGAAGTCTGCTGTGATATTCTATTATCTTAAGGCTTCAATATATTTGAAGATTCAATTTTTTATTATTGAATTATGTCTTTTGACATAATTCAATAATAAAAAATGATAAAATCGCGAATAGCGATTTTACAATTTTTAATCATATGTATTTTCTTTAGAAAACACGCCAAAATGTTTTCACAATTTTTTTATAAATATTCAATTTCTCTTAAACTAAATGATAAAATCGCGAATAGTGATTTTTATTGTCATTCAGTTCCTCTCAAAATATAATTCTACTTAGAATATATATGTATGATTATGTAATATTTCATAAAAATTGTTTTGATGGTTTTACTGGATTTATTATTTTGAATGGAACAAATAAAATCGAGAAACATGCATCAATTTATCCAGATGTACCATCAGCAAAAAATGTACCTCCGAATATCGAAAATAAAAATGTCATAATTATAGATGTTGCATATAATTATGATGTTCTAAAAGAAATAATGACTCGTGCAAAATCAGTCTTATTCATAGATCACCATGTCACAATAAAAGAAGATGTTGAAAAAATAACAAAAGAATTAAATAATAAAAATCATATTGTTATTTACGATGATACACAAAGTGGGTCGACATTGACATGGAAATATTTTTATCCAAAAAAATCAAGACCATTATTCATAAAATATGTTGATGATAATGACACAGGACAATGGAGATTAAAACATACACGCGAATTTCTGTCATCTTTAGAAGTTAATTATAAAACTGACTTATCACATGACAATATTTCAAAATGGAATAAATTATATGATTCATCGATAGTCAAAAAATTAATAAAATTAGGAAAAAGATATATTGAATATAAAACATACATAACAGAACATAATGCAAAAAGATATTCACTTGAGTTGTTTCCAAGCAATAAAATATATGAAGAATACACAAAATATTTTTCAAAACCTGCACAATATAAAGTTGCACTTTACTGTGGTTCTGGCTGTCCCTCGTCAACAAGTCTTGCGTCAAAAATATTAGAAAGTGTTAAATGTGATTTTGTTATTATGTGGACATTAAATATGGAAAAAAAAGAATATGTATTATCCTTTAGAAGTGAAAATGTTGATGTTGGAGAAATTGCATCTATTTTTGGTGGGGGTGGCCATAAATTAGCTGCTGCATGTTCATTTAATATAAATAAATTTAGGATTGAAGATCTCTTTTTCGAAAATTCATTGCCAAGAAGGTAATCAAAACTTATAGAAAATCATATACTTTTATTGTTTTGCCATAATTATTCTTATTATGTAATAATAAAAATAAGTTTACTGTCTAAGATTTCTCAAAGTATTTACAACAGGTGCTGGAACAGATCCTGCATCAGTCACTCCTGTTTTGAAATCTAGGGTTGATTTATCTGCTAAAACAAATTTTTCTAATTTTTTAAGATATCCATGTGTATGCAATAAATAAAGAGCAGCCAATAATACAACAACCAACACCCAGTTTTGTACTTTGTACCCCATTATATCGACTGTTTTTGTTAACCATGGTTCATTCTTTTTTTCTTCTCCGTTAGTTTTATCTGCCATTACTATATTCATATTGCAAGAAAATAAAAAAATTACGAATAATTATTCTTATAGTAAATTTTTAATCATATAATTATTTAGACCCTCAATTTCAAACCCAAATTTTCTATAGTAGTTCATCACTCCTATACCAGAAATTACCGATATTTTTGCAAATCCATTCTCAATTGCTATTTCAAATGATCTGTTGACCAGCCTTTTGCCAAATCCAAAATGTTGTTTTGCCCCATCTGTCTTTGTTCCAACCTTGACAGTGTGTCCATAGACATGTAATTCTCTTATCATAGCACAACCGACTAATTCTGGAAATGCGACATCAGTATGTTTTTCACTGGTGTATCCTGCGTCAGGACTTAATCTAAGTCGTAAGAATCCAAATATGTATTTTTCATCTTCTGTTTCAAATGATAAAAAATATTCCTTTCCTCCAGATCCATCAAATATTCTTTCTTTCATCACAGCAGTAATTGGGTCAACATCGTTCTTTTTAATTTCTCGATATCTGATGTCCATACATTTGATATTGTTTTTTCTCAATGTGTCATGAATATCTTGTCCCATGTTTCCTCTTTTTGTTCCAGCATATACATAATCACCAACCGGAATATCCCTAATAATTCTGTCTGCCCTCATATAAGGTGGAACGACTTGCATAAAATACATGATATTGTCAAATAATATATCGGTCATTTTTCCATCTTCATCAATCTTAGCTTCACCGTATGGCTTATATACACCTCTGTCATATTCATCTTTAATTCTTGTGTAATCAGTTGTCATTGTGGGATATAATTTGATTTCATCAAAATTAAATCTTGGGTCTGTTGTAATAATGTCAATCATTTTTCTGTCATCTTCTGCAACATTAACTGATGTATCAATGTCATCAATTTCAAACTGTGGTTTTTTAGGATCAACACCATCTTTTAATGGTTGTGGAAGGTCAAACATAATATGACATTGTACCTTAAAGCCCGCTTCTTTCAATTGTTTGATTGCTTTAATTGTGTGTGATTTGTTACATCGTCTATTAACTCTTATTAAATATTTATCAAATACAGACTGAACGCCAATTAGAACTTTTGTAACTCCATATTTTCTAAATTCTCTCATTTCTCTTACATTTATACGGTCAGGTCGCGTTTCTAATCCTAGTCCAATGATATGACATTGGGCTGTCTGATTAATTGTCTGTTCTTCTTTTAATGTCAATTTGTCTCTTGGTGACGTTGTAAAATTTTCATCATAAAATGTGTTTGCCGCATAATAAATATCTCTAATGAAATCATCTCTATAATCTTTTGGATATGATGACCATGTTCCTCCCAGTACAATCATCTCGATTTTATCAATAGGGTGTCCCATAAAATAATAAGCCCGACATCTATCTCTAAACTGTCCAACACAATCAAACTTCATTCTGTTCGCCCTTAAAACCCCAGGTTCCTTCATCAAATAACTTCTTGGCTGATTAGGTTCTTTTGGACAATAGTAACAATCATATTCACAGCTAAAAGCTTGGCCATTGGGATAGGGTGCCGTAAAAACAGTTACAATCATTACACCTGATGCACTTCTATTTGATTTCTTTTGTACTAAACTTACAACTCTATCATCAATATCAATATTGTTTGCCTTGCAATAATTTCGGTAGCAATACAAAATTTGTGGATATGAAAATTGTATTTTATGTTGTTTTCTCATTCTATTTACAAATTTGTCAAATTCAGCTCTTGTATTAATCATATCAAGTTCGCTTAATAATTGCAATACTATCTTATTTACGATGCCATAATCGACATCTTTTATTGGCTTTCCAAGCTCTTCAATGTCAACAACTTTTTCTTCGGCCATTTTTACATATCTTTGAATATATATGTAAGATCAATAAATAAAAATAGAATAGAGTTGTTAGAATATAATAAAATCAATTTTTAATTTACTATTTTTAAATAAACAAATAAAAATCTTAATGCATTTTATATTTTGCTTCATATATGAAAGATTTATGAAAATTCTCAATATCCTTATCAGTGCAAATTTGTCGATGTCTCTATCTTTTTTATATATTTCAAAATTCAGTTTTGTTACTTCAGCAGTTTTGTCAACTGTCGCTACACTCAATTTGCCATCTGTAATACAATTTGTGTACACAATTAATGGCTTGATATTTATGACATTAATTAAGTGTGTAATTTGTTCATTTGAGAAAGGCAATGATGCATATAACTTTACCAATTCGTCTGGATATCTTTCCAACATTATTTTAAAAATGTCATTATTATTAAGAAATTCAAATGGAAATGTGAAATACATATATTTCAATTGTTGAGAAGTAAAATATATAGACAATTCAGTATTTACAGAAATGAATCTGGCAAAAGAATTAGAATAACAGTTTAATATATCAATATAACTTATTTGTGTATTAAATGGAAAGGACTTTACAATATTCATTTCATCAACTGCATTACTCAATCTCAATAATTGTTTAATACTTGTTAAGCTTAACCATTCAAAATCAAAATTACTGTTTTTATAAACTTTAATAAGTGATCCCTCTTCTATTTTTTGATTGATTTTGTTGTATATTTCTGGCTGCGACAAAATGGAGAAAGGGATCAAGTTAACTTTGATTGGAAGTTCCTCTGTGTGTTGTTCAATATAAAGATGAGTATATGATGTTGTTTTTTGATGTTGGTCGAGCACATTGTATAAAATATTCATACAACCAATAAACAAGTTCGTATCTATGATATCAAAATCTAATAGTTTCATTAAAAAGCCAAATCCATAAACCATATTTACAGCATTAAATTTTTTAATAAAATAACTAAACTCTTCACTATTTATTGTGTCAAACGTATCACATATATCAAGTAAATTTAACACATATGTCTTAAATTTAATATCTTGTTCTGCATCTTTAATCATAATATATCCATCATTATTAACAATTAAGTTTCTTTTGTCTATTTTTGTAATGGTTGCAAATGAGATTTTAGGCAAATATTTTCGAATGATTGCCTGTTTTTTATTATCATAAATTATTTTTTTCAAATTATCAAATTTTGTCAAAATAATAACATCTTCGGCATTATTTTGCACGCCAATTTTATTTTCAAAAGACCATTCTGTTTGAGTAAATGTTGATGACTTTGCCTTGTCATATAGTAGATGAACATGAATATAGTCAATCGAATATGTAGGAATATATAGCAAATTTAATATTGTACTATTCTTTTTAATTGCTAGTTCATATAATCTCTTTTTGAATTGTCTGTCAATATTCCTAAAATACTCATGTGGGAATTCAAATGTTGATTGTTCATCATAATTAATTTTTATTGTTCCACATATATCGTTTTCTAAATCTTCCAATACATTCCATGGTGTATATTGTTTTGTTACATTTAACAATTCATATGTTATTTTTGAAGTTTCATGTTGTTCTTCAAAATTTTGAATTGGTTCAACAGAGGTGGAATTCCCCATTGTTACCGTGATTTTATGTCATATAGAAACAAAGTGGATTTAATAAAATAAACCTATCAGAGATTTCAAATATCAATTTTTATTTATGTCGATATACATAAATAAAAAAATTAAAGCATCTCTGCAATAACAATTAATTCTTTTGGTGGATTATCCATTTCATTAATCAATTGTGGTTTATACAATAATGCAGTTAAACATATTCGTAAAGTTTTATTTTTGACATATCGAAACACATCTGGGTCGTGTCTGATCTCATTACAATAAAATTCTTCATCAAGAACAATATATTGGATTAAGTCTTTATTTTGTCTAACAACATAACTTGCAGCTTTTTGTGTTTGATACTTAATTGGAATAATAGTAATTAACATTGGTTCTGTCATGAGAATTTTTTCTGCCAATTCGCATGACATAATTGGAATAAATTTATAGATATTCTTACATTTACACCAGACCTTGTATAATGTGTCACTATCATTTGTTTGATCTATAATTCTATCAATTTGTTCTGATGTCAAATCATATGTCAAAAGTGAATCAATATAAAATTTTATCATATGGTCAAAAATTTCCAAATTATTCAAATATTTTCTTGACAATCGCATATTTGGAAATTTTTTTATAAGATTTTTTATGAAATTTATTTTTACTGCATCTCCCCTAGACATAAGTTCATTAAAAAATTTTTTCGGAAATTCCTTATTTGCAAAATGTTCATCTATAAAGGATTTATCATCTAGTAATTCAATATTATCTAATCCATTAGGGAAAATAAGAGAACTAAAACTAATTTTGTTTAGTGATTCATCTGTCAACCATTTAAGTTCAAAATGTGAAAAAAATTCCTGTGATATAATAATCTTTTCAACATCAGCAGTCATGGTGTTAACAATAAGTCCATTAATTTCATTTATTATTTCCTGTCTTGCCAATACTTCTTTTGGAATGATAGATATATCCTTTAAAATGTCCGTTCCAAGCTTTTTAATGAAATGTTTAGTTATGTCGAGATTTTGAGATAGTTGTTCAGTATTTATTTTGTCATAAAATAAATGAGAAATTTCAATAAAATCTTCCAATTTAAAATGTTTGGGCAGATTGTTACATATAAAATGAAAAGGTAATACTCGCATATCTAACATTATATTTACAGAATTATGTTCTATCGCATAGGAAAGTGCAGAGTGAAATTCATAATCTTTTAAATTATTACGATCTATTAATTCAATAAATCCATTTTTATTTACTCTTAAATAATTATTATCCAATACAAATTTAATATCTTTTTTACTTACGGTTTTAACATATTCTGTACATTTACTGTCACAATAATCATATATGGTCATTAAAACGACATAGTTATTTTTAATAAACAGTCCATTTAAATGTTTAAATTTTTGCAGTTGTGTTTTTGCTGGATATTCATTTTTGCCATTAACAAGTTTAAATACTTCTTCATCAAATGTGTATTCATATGTGCTAAACAGCATATATGAACCACCCACAAGACAATCTTTTGTTGTCCTAATATGGAGTGTGTCTAAAATGGAACTTTTCTTTTTAATTGCCAATTCATATAACTTCTTTTTGAAATCAGTCTTGATATTTCTAAAAAACTGATGTGGGAAGCCATATTCGACCGGTGTTTCATAATTAATCTTAATTTTTCCACATATCTTATTTTCCAAATCAACCAATACGTTCCAAACAGTAAATGGTTGGATCACATTTTCAAGTTCATATGTTATGTCACAATCTTCATGTTTTTCATCATAATCAATCACTGATTGTGGCAAAGGGGTATACGTTGTGTTTCCCATTGTTATCGTGATTTTATGTGATATAGAAACATAAATTAGAGTAGTTTTAACCAAATAAAGCTATTAAACAGTTCAATTATCAATTTTTTTATTTATTAATTTGGCGTCAACCAAATTAATAAATAAAAAAATGATAAAATTCCCGCTAGGGATATTTTACAATTTTTTTATATCATCCTTTTTTTCTTCTTCACTTTCATCTGTTTCTGTATCATCTGTGGGTAAACATGCATACCTTCTTATTGTTCTTAATGACAAATATTTAATAGGTACTCTTAGCGCTTTATACCATGGCACTAGATGAATAAATTCTCTGCTATACTTGTACATCCTAGTAGGTTTTTCACATATTGATGATTTATCAAATATTATACATTCATCAAAACTTGAATTAAAAGTCATAAACAAAGTTGAATTAGAATATCTCATTTTTCTTGCATACACGTATGGATTTATATATGGAAAATCTTTGTATTTCCAATCAGCACATACTTGTAATTCTAAATACTTATATGGTACTTCTTTTGTTGTAAATATCATATCTTCTTCGTACACATTTGGATTGTCTTTTACAATATCACCTATTGTTTCAGTTACAACAGCTCGTGCTTTAACATCATATTTATTAAACATTTTTTGGCTGAATAAAGGAACTTTCCCTTGGACTCCACTAATTGTTCTGTATTTCGATGGCATATAAAATTCATAAATAAATTATAATTACATTACAATTGCATCCTCACCTAGAGTGTCTTTAGTAACAGCTTCTTCAATTACAAATTTTTCACCATCTTGTTTTTTATCTTCAGTTGTTGGTTTTGTGTCTGTTGCTGGATCAATTTCAGAACTTGCATTACCCCAATTATGTACACCTGTACCTTTTTTTACAGTGTTCTTTTTTAACGGCGAACATTCTTCATTATCACAATCATCACAATCATCACAATCATCACAATCATCACAATCATCACAATCATCACAATCATCACAATCATCACAATCTTCATCATCACTCCATTTTTGCCTAGCTTTTCTTTTCATATTCCTGCTTCTATAAGATTCATCGCTATCACTACATTCTTCATCATCACTATATTCTTTATCATTTTCATATGTCTTTGCTTTTTTATCACGAGATTTTCCATAAGATTCATCGCTATCACTACATTCTTCATCATTTTCATATGTCTTTGCTTTTTTATCACTATAATCTTCTTCATCTGATCCATATACTTCATACATAGCTTGTATGGCTTGTGCAACCAGATCATTAAAAATATCTAAATCTTCTTGCAATTCTACAGAAATTTCTAATGCATCTGGATTTTTGCCTTTAATGTTCTCACGAATGTCAAATGCCAACTCTCTCATTAGCTTCTTTTTTGGCAAAGGTTTTGGATTTTTTTGTAGGTCTTCATATGTTTGAAGCATTTGGCATATGGAATCATATGTATACTTCATTTTTGATATAATATACCTAACATAAGTATTCAATAAAAATTGAATTCAATTTTTATTGAATAATAAATGATTATATAGTATGAATCAAAATGGAGTATAATACTGAAAATACAAGATGCCAAATTGTAAATAGCAATATCATTAATGTATTAACTGCAATGTGTACAGACAATACAGATTTAATTGAAAATACAAATTTATCAAGAATAATTATTAATAAAATTAAAAAATGTTATGAGTCTGATAAAATGGCATTCAATGACATAATTATTACTATGAATGATCTAAAAGCTATTAATGAAGAGTGTGACAATATTTTAAGTGAAATTGATGAATCTCCATTGATTGGATATTATGCATTATTATATGCAATTTCAAAATCTGATCATAAAATAGAAAACAAGCTATTGTTTTTTCATATGGCTGTACATAAAATTACAGAAAAACAACTGGCTCTTAAATTGTCTGATTTGATTCAGAAAAAGAAAAACAGGACGACATATGTAAAAAAAATCGGATTGTTATCATTATTTGCAATTGCCGGAATTTTGGTATATAAAAAAAGAGATAATATTAAAAAACTTTGGTATTAATTTGAACTTTTGTATTGATTTTTTTTATTTTCGCATTGATATTTGAAAGTTGTTCAATTAATTGTCTTAGTTCTTTTCTTCTCTCTATGATTGAAATATCTTCCTGAAACAAAGTTAGATTGTCTTTTGTGATAAACTCATACACACTCATATAATTCATGTTTTGTTCAATATTTCTTATAATATTCAACATTATACTTTTTGTCACATTATTAAACATATTTTTTTTAATAGTGTCATAATAACATTTACAAATTACCTTTATCATTGCAATATACTTGTCATGTATCGATTCTGGTAAGATGTTATTTATTGCTAAATTTCGACTCATCATTGAATCAATTGTATTAATTGGAACATATCCAACAGGTGTAAAATCGTGTATCAATTTGACAAATTTCTCATCGATTGTATTAATAAAACAACTTTCCATTTTAATGAATCGTTTAATTTCTAAATCAACCTCTGTTTTTCTATCAATAATATAATTGCTGTAGTATTTTTTTAATGATTTTAGAATATTTTCATGATGTGTATATTTTGCATTTTTCACAAAATGTTCTAACATCCCTTCAATAACATCAATAATTTCATTCATGCACTCCAGCGATAATGTGTGAATAGGATTTAATGCATTTTCATTTATACATTTATATAATATTTTATTTATATCAATACTATTTGTCATATGATAACCACTAAAACTATTTAATAAATCAGTATAAAATTTATCGCCCACTGATGAAAATATGTCTAATGAATTTAAATCTTTAAGATAATTGTTAAATACATTTTTGATTTTTAATCCTGTGTTCGGCTCTATTCCAGATGATTCAATTGATTCTGTAATTCTGACTTGTAAATCATTTAATATTTTACTTACTAATCCAATTTTCATATTATCAGTCAGTTCTTCTGCCCCCAATTCCTCTAATTCTTTGACACTTTGCAAATGTAATTCACCTATTTGTGTTTTAATATTTATTAAATCTGTTTTTATCATTTTTGTAAGCAATGTCGTCAAATAATTGCCTAATTGTGCAGATCCACATCTGTTGTTATTATTAATTTTTAAACTATTGTAAAATCCAATTGAGTCATCAATATTATTAACAACAAAATAACCATTGTCTAAAGATATATTTGATGATATTTTGCCATCTAAAATATTGTTTATGACATCGCCATTTTTCAATAAATCTGGTTTTGTTAAGACACCAACCGTAATAAATTCTTTTTTATCAACATCTTCCAAATCCTTAATAAATGACAGCCCGATGTCTGTTTCTAAATCAGTCTTAGATTCAACAACAGTTAAAACTATTGTTGACTTTTGTTGGATATATGTTTTTGCAATTCTTTTGATATCCTCAATAATTGTTTTTGATTGTCCAACGTCTGTTTTCGCAATTGCAATCAATCCAGGAAGATCAATAAACGATAATGTCGGTGCATTTTTGTATTTCAATTCAATATGTATTGGAATTGGCGTGACGTTCATATCTGACACATTTTTATTTGTTTGTTTATTTATTTCTTCAATTACATTGATATTTTCAATAAATCCTTCATAAATTAATTCTTTTTGATGTCCATTACTTAGCTTCACAACAGGCTTTTCTGACTCATTTGGTGTAACTGAAAAAACTATCGGACATCTTGTTGCAATTCCTGTTTTTGTAGGTAATATGTCAAATCCAATCAACTTATTGATCAATGAACTCTTGCCAGAACTTTGTGTACCAATCGTGACAATTTTAGGCGCAGTTATAGCATTTTTATACTGACAAAGGGAATTGATTTCCCTTGCTATATCAAATAGTTCTTCTGCCATTTTAACCATAGTCATTAAACTAATAATAAGCAATAGATAAAAATATCAATTTTTATTTAGACCAAATTATAAATAAATGGCAAAAACACGTCCTAGTGTTTTTTCAATTTTTATTTTTACATATGTGTCCTAGCAATGTTACAATTTTTAATCATGTGTTTTCTTTAGAAAATACATGATTAAAAAGACTAAATACATGCTTGCCCTGTTTTTACAATTTTTAATCATGTGTTTTCTTTAGAAAATACATGATTAAAAAGACTGAATACATGCTTGCCCTGTTTTTACAATTTTTAATCAAATGATAAAACAGACATATATAATATAAATAAACTTAGTTTCTGGCACTAATTAAAGCAATAACCATAAATGCGCACAGTCCAGACGCAAATCCCCATCCAACACCACCAAGAAAACTAATATTATCTAATTTGTCAATGATTTTATGCTGATTTACCTGTTTATCAATATGTTGTGAAAATCCATCATCAATCTTATTTTTTATATATTCCATTATATGTTTATCTCTCAATGCCATTTTATCTTCCAAATATTTAATAATTTTTTTTTCATTTTGAATTTCTGATGTCATGTCGCAAAGTTGTTTGTTAAGTGTTTCAATACGTTCTTCATTAGTATAATTTTGTTTTGACACCATTTCATAATCTGCTCTGCAATCTTCTAATTCTCTATTAACCTTATCTAAATTTTTAATCTTAAATTCAATATCTTCAATTCTTTTACAAATGGTCATACAAGCGCCTGAATTAAGTTTTGATGCAGTTTTAGTATTTTCCAAATCATCTTTAATGTTTTTTAATTCTTCTTTAATATCTTCTAAATCATCTTTAGTATCTTCCAAATCATCTTTAGTATCTTCCAATTTAGCTTCACATTTTTCTAAACTCTCAGTGAGAGTATGTTTACAGTCTTGTAGTTCTCTATCAACACTATCTAATCTTTCTTGAATGTCTTCCAAATCAGCTTTAGTATCTTCTAATTCAGCTTCATATTTTTCTACACTCTCAGTAAGAGTATTTTTCTGATCTTTGAGTTCTCTATCAACATTATCTAATCTTTCTTGAATATTTTGATGTTCCAAATCATTTTGGATAATTTCAATAGAAGTTTGTAATGTTACAATATCTGCTTCATTTTTAGAAACACGTTCTTCGACATTGTCAATAGAATCAGTGAACTGCTCTTTTAATTTCGAAATTGAGTTTGTAGTTGCTTCAACATACATTGTTAATTCTTTTTTTACATCATCGACATGTTTATTTGAATGCATTAAGCTGTGATGAATGACATTAAAATTATTTTCCAATTTGCTAATCTTATTACTTGTTTCTGTTTTCCATTCGGCGGTGGCTTTGGATTCATTTGTCACATTTTCAATTTCTTTTTGTAACCCTTGCAAATCAAGCCAAGTTTTTTCAAACTCTTTTACACAATCAAACTCTATTTGCTCTTGTACTGCTGTGGCCATGGTATCCATTATTTATGTGTTATTTACATAGTGCTTTCATACTTTTCTTTTACATTTTCAATTTTTTATTTTTTACATATGTGTATTGACACATATCTAAAAATAAAAAATGATAAGGCACTAAAAAGTATAGACAAAATATTGAAATTATTAGTATATAACTATTATTTTTAGTGGTTCTTATTATTTATGTATGGATGATATTACTTATTGGTTATACATGATTGATGGAAAATTATGGAACAAATTGAAATTACATTTTAACATTAATTTGTCTTTTATGACTGATATAAAATCAAATATTAGAAAAAATGATATGATTATTGTATATGTCAAAAAATCAACTTCTGTAAAGGGTTTTGCATTTTCTTGTATTGTTTCAAAAAATATATCTTTAAACTTAACAAATATAAAAATTTTTGATAATGTAAAATACAACAAATTTATTATCAATATTAAAGATCTTAATTATTATAATGATAAAAAAGGAATAAAGTTAAATGATGTCAAAAAGAAAACAGGTATTTTAGATAATTTTAATAAGCTTTATGGTAAATCAAATAATAAATTCATAAGATTGCCAGATGATTTTGGAGAAAGTTTGGCAAAACTTTTAAATAATTGTGTTAAAGATGAAAAACCGAAAAGAACAGAATCATATGAATCTAGTGAGGAAGAAAAGCCAAAAAGAAAGGCTGTAAAAAAGAAAATAGAATCAGATGAATCTAGTGAGGAAGAAAAGCCAAAAAGAAAGACTGTAAAAAAGAAAATAGAATCAGATGAATCTAGTGAGGAAGAAAAGCCAAAAAGAAAGACTGTAAAAAAGAAAATAGAATCAGATGAATCTAGTGAGGAAGAAAAGCCAAAAAGAAAGGCTGTAAAAAAGAAAATAGAATCAGATGAATCTAGTGAGGAAGAAAAGCCAAAAAGAAAGGCTGTAAAAAAGAAAACAGTATCAGATGAATCTAGTGAGGAAGATAGTGAAGAAACAAGTAGTGATAAAAGTGATTCTGAAACAGAGACAAAAGATGAAGAAGGCAAAATACCAATTATGATTGTACCATGTAAAAAATTCAAACCGCCAAAAGTAAAAGATCCATATGATGATAAACAAACAGATAAATTTATTGAATATTTTAAAGATCATTATATTAAATGTACAAAATGTGATATTATAAACAATAATAATCAGGAACCATCTTTGTATTTTAAAGATGCGACTTTCGAATATGCAGAAACAAATGAATATGATGATGCCGATGACGAGATTGAAAAATATCAACATATGTCAAATCATGACCCATATCCCGATTCAGATGAATCATATTTTATAATTAAACATATAAAAAACGAAGACAATATTTACAACAAATGCATCATATTACAATGGAGAATAAATAAAACTTAATAAAAAATTTAAAGTTATATACTATAATGTTAAATCCAGAAACGGTTGTAATAGATTCCACATATGCTGATATTGAATCTAGTAAAAGTGGATTGTTAGTAGAATCAACAATAAAAGACGTCAATATTATTGGTTCAAAGAATGTCAAAATAACAGCATCCGAAGACAGTATTGATCTAAATGCAAATAATTATGTTAAATTGACTGCAAAAGACAAAAGTGTAAACTTGACATCAGTAAATGGAGAAATAAATTTGGTATGTGATGAAGCCATGACAATATATTCAAAAAATGATGATGTAAATCTTTTTTCAGAAAGAAGCAGTTTAATATTAAGTTCATATGGCGATACGATTGTGGAAGCTGTCCAAGGAAATGTTAATCTTGTTGCTACAAATGGGTCGATGATTTTATCAACAGAAAGCAACATAGATATAAGTACGGGAAGTGTGTCATCAGTCTATATTCATGCACCAGTAAAAGCGAGAAAGATCCATCAGTTATCTTCTTTAGAAGGCACAGATGATGCTTATTCTTTATTAGTTCCCCCAGGGTGTGTTATGCCCTATGCTGGAAGCACAAGTCCAGGGGGATGGTTGTTATGTGATGGTTCAGCTTATGATCCACTTGTCTACCAAGCATTGTATGATGTTATAGCATATACATATGGCAATGCTGGGGGATATTTCCGAGTTCCTGACCTAAGAGGAAGAGTTGCAATAGGTTCATCTATCGGTGCAATTAATGGATTATCTGGAGCAAAATCACTTGGAAGTTCTGGTGGCGAGGAAAAACATACATTAACAATTGAGGAAATGCCGTCACATAGCCACACAATCAGTGATCCAGGGCATACACATACATATACTGGTACAGGATCTACATCAAGTGTAACGTCAACCATAATTGAACCAACATCCGTTTCTTCACCCCCAGGAGGTCTTTCAACATCAAGTTCCACAACTGGAATTACTATAAATAATACAGGAGGAGGGTCTGCACATAACAACATGCAACCATTTTTAACTTTGAATTATATTATAAAATATTAAATAAAATATACTGATAATATTATATTATGAATAACTCTTCATGCGGTTTGAATAAAAATACATACAACTTTTCAAATACAGCTATAAAAGGATTGAATGATAAGATTGACAATTTCATTGAAACATATGCCCCAACAAATTTGAGTATTCCAGGAAATGTCACTTTGGGTACAAATGAAAGTAATTCATTGACACTTAATAGTGTTGCAACTTTTAAAGGAGATGCATTTTTTAATGCATCAGTTTCTATTAATGACACGTGTACGATTGATACTTTGACAATCACAAATGATGTTACTGTTGGTCAAGATGACACAGATACTTTGACGGTTAATAGCACATCAACATTTGAAAATCCAGTCACAATGAAAAACAGTTTGACTGTCGATGATAATGTTGTATTAGGCGTTGATGACACAAATACGGTGACTGTGGCAGGAACAGTTATTGCAACAAAAGTACAACTACCGAGAGTCAATGGAAATGCAGTTAACATTGCAAATTCTGATGCTTTTGTTTATGCAGAATATAGTTCTGCAGGAAATATTTATACTGATTTCCCAGATGCTGTTTTAGTTTATGTAAAAAATACTGCAGTCGGCACAAACTATGCTATAACATATAATGATGAAGCAACAACTGTAACAGTAAATGCAGGAACAACAAGAGTTTTCTTAAGAACTTCAGCAACTGCATATACCCCTTTACATGTCCTTTAAAATTTATAATACATTACTAATAAAAATAGCAATACATATATTAAAAATATATATATTGTTGATTCACTTTTATTTTCTTCATGATATTTTTTTAATTTACAGTCAAACATGACATTAGGAAAAAATATATCATCAGTAAAACAGTCATTCATTTTAACAAAAATTGAAATATGATAAGAATAGATTTATAGGTCATTTATTTTTCAATTTTTACAATGGACAATTTTGACATAGGTGATATCATTTATGGATTTATTATTATGATTATCAATATGGCGTAGAAAGCAATGACAAGAATAAATAATTTTATAAAAAATGGCAAGCATGTATTTTCTTTAGAAACTACACATGTGATTAAAAAATTGTAAAATCACTATTCGCGATTTTATCATTTTTATTTATATAAGTTTTTTAGAAAAAACTTATATAAATAAAAATTGATATTAAAACTTTCTACATAAACATCAATAAACAATTATAAAATATGACTGACAGAAAGGCTTTTTACTACAACAATGATAAAAGCAAACCGGTGACTGCAGCAGGTCTAATCATTTACAAATTTGAGGAAGATAAAATGAAATTGTTATTAATTGAATCAAGAGGTCAATATGAAGACATTGGAGGAAGAGTTGATGAAGATGATAAAACAATCATAGATACTGTTGTTAGAGAAGTATATGAAGAGTCGAATAAATTGATTAAAAGAAAGAACACCAGAAAAAAATTACAAGATGCCCCATCTGTCTACAATGCAAAATGTAAATATGTTGTATATTTTATTGAAGCGACAAAACGTCAAAAAGAGATGACAAAAAAGGATTTCGGTGATAAAGAATTACATGATAACATTAAAAGAACTATTTCATGGATTGATACCGATGTTGTTAATGACTCTAAGATTGTAAAATATAAATTAGCATGGAGACTAAAATATTATCCTGTGCTAAATCAGATTAAAAAAATAAAAGAACAGCATCAAATCAAAAAGGTTTTTTCTAGTGAAGATTCGCCATAACATATTTTCAATATTTATTGTATGATTAGAAAAACATATAATCAATATTACAAAAAAAACTTTGATTTCCCGATTTTAACTACAGAAGATGAAATAAATATTTATATAAAGACACAAACATATTTTGATAAACCAAAAATTACTGATGTTAAACATGATGATCTAAATTCAAAAATATTAGAAACAGCCCCAATGTACCAAAATTTGGACAGAGAGAGTATTTATGCTACAATAAATTATTTATTTAATAAATTCAGAACAGGCATCTATGTCAAAATTGAAAATAATCAGTTGTCTCAATTTGTAACTTTATACAATAATAATTTCACAAATGACTTTTCACATATATTAAAATTTAAAGAAGGGAATCAGTATAATTATATTAAATCAAAAAGAGAATATTATAAAGGCAAATTGCCTTTTATCACACCAGATACAAAAAAATGGGCATCGACAAATTGTCTATTAAGAACCGAACAACAGGATGAAGGTCCAACAGAGCGATATCTTCCAGAATTTTTTGATATGATAAATAAGACATGCAGAAATAGAAAAGTAAATGATTGTATTTTTTTTATCACAAGAAAAGATTTTCCAAACATAAAAATAGATTATACTGAACCAGATGAACATATATGGAATTCAGAATCAGAACCATTAAAAGACCCATTTAAATCAAAAACTTTTGCCCCAATGTTTTCACAATCAACTACTGACAAACATGCAAATTTATTGATTCCAACAGGTGATGATTGGGATATTATTACACAAAACTATGAAGAATATAAAATGGATAATTTGACTATTCCAAAATGGGAAGACAGAATATCAAAAGTTATATGGAGAGGCATGGGCACAGGATGTGGAAATACACCTGAAACAAATCCCAGAATAAAAGTAACAATGATGACTCAAGAATTAAAACAAAAAGGAATTGATTATTTGGATGCAGGAATTGTTAATTTGACAAAAAGAGACAAAAAAATATTTGGAAATACATATGTAGAATTTCAAAAAAATACAACGGGATTGACATTTGCTTCATATGTTGACAGATTCAAGCAAATACAATATAAATTTACACTCAATATTGAGGGAAATAGTTCTGCATATCGTTATGGTTCTTTATTTAGATTAGGCTATTGTGTTTTAAATGTGGAAAGTAAATATAAAGTATGGTTTGAACAATGGTTAGAACCATATATTCACTATGTTCCTGTTAAACATGACCTAAGTGATTTAGTTGAAAAAATAGAATGGTGTTTGTCAAATGATGATAAATGTAAAAAAATAAGTGAAAATGGAATTGAGTTCTTTAATAAATATTTAAATCAAGAATTCATATATGATTATTTAAGTAATACAATTAATCACATTGCAATCAAATATAATGATATGAAACCAAAATACATGAAAGAATATATTGAAAAAGGGATGTCTGTATATAAAAAATATGATTGTTCTTTTGACATTATTAAAAACCCAATAAAGAGCAAAGAGAAGACATTAATAATTGTTCCATATAGAGACAACAAATTCCAAAAAAGAAAGGAACAATTGGATGATTTTAAGAAACATTTTAAAGACTATGATGTGTTGATTGTCGAACAATCAGAGGATAATAGAAAATTCAATCGAGGAGCATTATTAAACATTGGTTTTATTTATGCTTACAAGAATTATAAATATGTCATATTTCATGATGTTGATATATTAACACCACACGATGTAATAGAATCAGAATATTTTAATGAATTAAAGGGTGTATTACATTTAGGAAGTTTGACAGACAAATTTAATGGCGCTTCTGACAGTTTTTTTGGAGCAATAAATAAGTTTGACATAGAGTCATTTAAAAAAATAAATGGCTTTGCAAATACATTTTGGGGATGGGGTGATGAAGATGTCATTTTATATTACAGATGTTGTCATCATAAAATAAATATGTATAGACCATTATTAAAAAATGTTGTGTCTGATTCAGATAAAGAACCAACAAATAAAATAAAAGAATTAACAAATGAAACAAGATATGAAAAAAGGATATTTGATTATATTTATAAAGAGATAGATGGTCTTATAAATACAGGATATTACGTAAAAGATACAATACAAGAGGGAAAACTAACACATATAATTGTCGATATATACTAATCTATTTCTAATGTTGATCTCTTTTTTAGTTTTATTATTTTTGGTCTTCTTTTTTCTTCTGCAGTAATTGGTTCCCTAATAATTTCCACTTCGATTTCATCATCGACTTGTTCTATGTTTTCAATAATTATCATTTGATTTGAAATTGATAATTCTTCTTTTTTACTTTCAGGTTCTTCAACTATATTTATTTCTATATTTTTTTGTATTTCTTTATCACAAACGTTATTATAGTATTCATATCCAACAAATCCTTTTAATATATTTACAATGAAATCCAGAAACACTACTAACTGTTTTGTAATCATGTTATTAACTATTGTTAAACATATGTCAAAAAAATCAATTCCTAAATCAGTTATGAGTCTTCTTAATCTACTTCCTATTTGAATCCCTTTTGTCTTCACATAGACAATATCAATGTCTCCAAAAATGTACCATGAAAGAATACAAAATCCAAAAAACAAGAATATATATGGAGATGTCATATGTTATAAATAAATAAAAATAAAAGTTTATTTGAACTTATCATTTTTTAATTTTTGATTTGTCAATTCCCTTTGAAATTAGATAATTATATATTCTTTCAATAAAATCGCCTTGAAATCCATACATCTTACTTCCATCTTCTTCTATAACATTTGAACCAGTCCCAAGAGTTTTTTTAAGATCTTTGCAGAATTTGTCTACATCAGGAACAAATTGTTCTAGACCAATGATATAAGTCCTTGATGTCTTCTTTTCTTTTCTGAATTTTAATGTAATACATGAGTCAATACTTGTTAATGTACTGGTGCTTGATGCCACAGCTAAATCCATTGTTTATAATAATACGTTATATTATTGTATTGTTGATTTATTGTAGAAAGTTCAATTTTTTATTATTTAATATATGGCTTTCGCCATATATTAAATAATAAAAAATGATAAAATCGCGAATTAGAGATTTTACAATTTTTTGCTATTATGTTTCTTTTAAATTACAATACATATGTTACTTCACTAATTATATAATCTGGATTATCACTTGAGTATTTATTTAAGACAAATCGTCTTGAAAATGTATTTGCTGTATCATCATCCCAAAATATAGACATGTCTGAACAATCATTTGCTTCATTAGTTAGATCATAATCCAAAAATGGATTTCTGTTTTTTGTAGGCATTTCTGAACAGTCATTTGCTTCATTAGTTGATTCATAATCCAAAAATGGATTTGTGCTTTTTGTAGGAATTTCATTAGAAGGCGTGATAACAAATTCAGAATCTTCATTCCAAGTTAAATTTTCTGGATGTATTTTTTCTCTGATTATTCTTTTTTGTTCAGAAGTTAGTTTTAATGATTCAGTCATACTAATATCTAATTTTTCTAGTTTCTCTGGAATATTTGGTAATTCTGTAATGTTTAGTAAACGTCCTAAATCCAAAAATTTTATGGAATCGGGCAGTGACGGGAGCGTTCTGATCTTTGTTCCGAATAAATCTAACACTTGTAAATTTGATGGTAAAACACAATTTATAAATGTCAAATCGCTACTATATGCAACAAATTCAATGAGTGTATCAGGCAAATGATTTATTGTCAAAATAGACGTCGATGACAGTTTAAAGTTTTCGAGTTTTTCAGAAAGTTTTGGTAATGTTTTGATATTTGTGCGAGATATATCCAATGACATTATATTATCACTTAATTCTGGAAGATATTCAAATGGGTTATTATCAATTTTAAGATCAATCACTGTTCTTGGCACATCCAATGTAGAAAGAAAATTATCGCCTACATCAAGCTTCAATATGCCTTCTTTTAAATTTATTATTTTTTTGGTTTTGTTTTCACGATACTCTAAACATTCTAAAGTATTGGGTAAAATAGAAGCATCGAATATTTTTATATTATTCTCAACACACACAAATTCCACTAAATTGATTGGGACATATGTTATTTCAGTCAAGTCGCATTTTTTCAATACTAATTGTTTGACCCAGTCAAATCCTTGTATTATTGAGGGGACTTTTGTGAGAATCACAGAAGTAAAATTTAATATTTTGTCTTTTTTATCTAGTGATTCTGTAATAATTTCTTCGTCTGACCGATGTTCATCCTTTTTTATTTTATGTAAATCATATTGACTTTCATCAATATTTTCTATTTTTACAGATGGATTATGATAATATTCATCTAATATGGCATCATCATTATTATCATCATCTGAAGGTGACATATACATATCTGATGTTATATTATCAAATGTTATAAATTTATCCATTATGTGGTTTAATATTGTAATTCATATATTCTTAATTTTTTTATTTTTCAATTTTTTATTTTCATTTATGTGTCATAAGACACATAAATGAAAATAAAAAATGATAAAATTCCCGCTAGGGATATGTCAATAGAAGATATTATTTTGCATTTTAATTGTATACATGGATGTTGAGAAGATTGACAAAATAATGAATTCACATAATTACGATCCATTAATTGATTATACAGTGACAGACATACCTAGTCCAGATGTTAGCCTGAGTGACATCGTATTTATTTTTTTTAATGGTGTATTTTGGAATATAATAACATTGGATACAGTGACAAGATATCCTATTATATATAACAAATATGCATCTGATAATAGTCAAATTGATGTAAGTGTTATAATTTGTCCACTGACATTAAGAAGTACAATTGTGAAGGGAAAATTCAGATTTGTGAAATATGAGAATGCAACAATGATATTGACCAATGATGATAATGATTTATTAAGAAATGACATTGGCATGATAGTAAATGAGAAACATCAAGTGATGCCAAACAAACGTTTTGAAATCAAAATAAAAACATTAAGAAGTGCTTTGATTGATTTTCAAGATTGCAAATATTTAAATCCTGTTGAAAAAAAAAATCCAATCATAAATAACAAATATTATCTTAATGACCTTAGTATTGACGGTTCAAGGATATCGAGTGACATCCATCCAAAAACACTTGTTATGGTTATCCAATATTTATCAAGTAAAGGTGAAAATAAAAACACTGTTATTGTCGGCGCCGATGCCCAAAAAATAAAAGCAACAGGTTATGACGATAAGTCGACATATTTTAACAAATATTTGAAAAAATATTATGATAAGATGATAGAAAGAAAAGGATATGTTATAAATATATTATGGTGTTATGTCAAATATATTTATAAGAATGCAAAAATAATATATCTATGAATTTCCCTCATCAAGTCCATTAAGAAAGTTTCTGGAGTAACAGTAGTTGATATTGGTGTTTACACTTGAGATCTAAATTGTCATTGGAGAATAAATAGAAAATTTTGTAATCAGTTATTCTGGCCATTGTTTTGTTATCAAGATCTGATATTTTTGTGCCTTGCAATAATCTGTATCTATCAATAACAGGTGCCATAATTGGTTTGTCTTTCATGAAAATCTTTTGTGGGGAATAACTGGTCAAATTCTTTTGATATATTTCCTCTAATATAGCTTTGTCCATGTATAAGCCTTCGCTACATTCATAAAAATTATCAGCGCTTTTATCAGAAAATATTCTTATCCCATTTTCTTTTCTATAGTATTTATCCCCAACTTTCAAATAATACAATTTTGAATTGAATTCTTGTATTGTTTCTTTTTGTGTTTCGAAATCTAAACTATCATCTTGTTTTCCAATGCCATTTAGGGCTTCCTCTAATTTTTGTATTCTATTTGCGTCTGCTTTTTTATCTGGATTTTCTGTTTGACGTTTTTTTTCATTGGCAATAAGTGTTACCATTAAACCATTAATATTTTCATTGATAAATATGCCCTCAAACGGTTCTTTGTAATATTTATATCTTTTTTTTTCATCTATATCGAAAAATGTGGTGTCTACTATATGCTTAAATATTTTTTCTAAATTATCAAATCTATTTAATGTCAAAATTCTATTTAATAAAAATAATGCAAATATCACTTGATAATTAATTTTGCTTTCATCTATATCGAAAAAATCATTATTTAAATAATAATATTTATTATCATATTTCGCACTTTGCCACACGGGAATTTCTGATTTGGGTTTGTCCTTATTATATTCGTCAACAACATCCTTTCTAATTACTTTTGGATTGATCCTTGAAACATTGTTTTTGGGTGTATCTTCTTTCTTTTTAAAATGATATAATGGACTTTCAAATTTTTCTACATTTATTCCAATTGGGTTTTTATTGGTAAATTTAAATTTATAATCATCATCTGTATACATTTTTTTATCTTTATTTACTTCTTTTTTTGGGTTGAGTGGTACAACTTCTTTTTTTTCTTCTTCTTTTTTTGGATAGAATGTTGTAAAATTATATATGTGATATAGGTAGGCCGCTCCGACGAATTCGGCTTTTTTGGGGTCTGTTGCTGCTGCAATATATTCGTCACCAAATGTAACAATTCCTAGGTCTCCCGCAGTATCCATCAGATATGCTTCTGCAATTTCATGTCTATCTTCCGTTTTTAGGTTATTGAATCCCTCACACACCAAATTTGGAACAAGGAGTGCTAAATACAATGGATTTACCGATAATGATGATATCAAGGCTTTATGAAACTTATTATCTTCTTTTATGTATTCTTCACTAACATATGTTTTTACAATGTCTTCTCTTCCAGGAAGATCTATAATTACGAATGGAATTGTCTTATCATCTGCAATAATCTCAAATTCATATACAATTATTGATCTTGAACTAACATCATTGTTTGGTGTTGCTACAATACGACTTTGATCCTTTCTGTAATTATCAATGTCATTAATAGTTTCGCTAAATGACGCCATTGTCTCTGCCACAATGTCTTCTGTTAATTCCAAAAAATATTTATTTCCATCTATTTCTTCTTTAATTTTGTCTGTTCCCATTTCAATCACAGTGTCTACGACAGGACCTTTCGGAGTCATTGTTGTCACCAATGTCATTTTCTTTCCAGATACATGCATTTTATACATTATTATTTGTTGATCGACGTTATCATATTTTATTGCATCTGCAATAACTTTATTAAATCCATCTGCAGATTCCGTGGCACCTGTTATTCGATATGCAAGAGTCGCTTGTGTTTTCAATGTATTATAATCTTGACTATCGACTGTTATTTTTTTTGTCTCCCAATAATGTGGATATTGTACACCTTTGCCATATAATTCATATGCTCTGAAATATATTTTTTTAAGATCTCTAATGTTGTTAAGAGTCGATTGCAGCAATCCTTGTACTTTTCCGTTGCCAAACAATGTATATGTTTTGCCTGTTCCTGAATAACCATATGTCAACATCATTATGCCTTGTCCACGTGTCAATCTATCTTCTAAAAACATATATTTTGATAGATCTGCATTATTTTTTAATAGTTCTGTGTTGAAAACTTCGGTAAATGCTTGGGTTTTTAATGGGACACTGCTTCCCCCTAGATTTTTACATGCATCCGCCATTATATTCATCATTCTTGGATTTAAGTCGTCTCGTACAAACATTTTTTGTTTTTGTTCCCTATCATTTATTCTTGCATATACAGCAACATTATTTTGACCTTCTATGTTGTATGAATCCAATATATCTTTAATATTGTTAAACAACATTAGATTTATAGAAACAGTCCCTTTACAATTCAAAATGTCAATACATTCATTATCATTCATTTTGTTATACAAAGTATCAAATAGGTTATTTACTTTAAATATAACAAAGTAATGATATAAATTTAAATATTTCACTGCAGTCCCTGCATTTTTATATGCAAATCTTCTTACAATATTATTTAAAATATTTTTGTAAAAAAATACAAGACCTTTGGTCAAATAAACATAGTGTAACATTGGTCTTTTTGTCTGTGTCATATAACGTCTCACAAGAAGCAGCAAAAATACCTTAAAATATTGATTTCTAACAAAATATTCTTTCCATTCAGCAAATATTTCCTTATTTTTTGTAACTAATCTTGACAAGTTATCTACTTTCTTGTAGAGTTCTGCCATGTGTGTATTTAGACTTCTATCAAGTCGTACTAACTCCTGTCCTTTTTCTGGGTCACCGCCACGCTGCCATTTAGGTTTTACTGGTCCTGCTGGTTCAAGATTGACAGCACGCGTGGCTCGTCTAGCTTGTTTCATAGAATCGTCAATTGTTGATGTTTTTGTTGATGTTTTTGTTGATGTTGATGTTGATGTTGATGTTTTTGTTGATGTTGATGTTACTGGAGTTCTTGCCTGTTTTCCTTCCCTATTATTAAAAGTATCGTGTACTGATCTTGATGTCGTTCCTTTTGATTTTATTGATGACGTTCTTGTTGAATTTGCCGTTGAATTTGCCGTTGAATTTGCCGTTGAATTTGCCGTTGAATTTGCCGTTGAATTTGCTGGTACCAATATTGGCGTTTCCAATTTACTGGGCTCTGACTCTGGCATGTCTGTTGTATCATATGTATCTGCCTGTTGTTGCGAGTTTTCCCATAAAATATAGTTATGCCATATGTTTTTTTTATCATCAGACATCGTTCCATATTTCTCAATAGCTTTCCATATTGTTGATCTTTCATTATAAGAAAATTCAGTAATTAATCTTTCTACTTCAGCATCATATCTATCTATATCGTTTTTAAACAATTCAAAACAGTGTGCTATGCCCTGTAATGTATTTTCGGCATTTTGTGAAAGGGGGTCTCTAATATTATAAAATTTTATTTTCCCAATATTAGATAACCCGTTAAAAAATAAATCAGTGTAATATTTATTTAGTTTAGCATAATAGTCTAATACTTCTTTTTTCAAATCATCATTATTGCCAAAGTTAGAATTCATATTTTCTATTTCTCTTTGTAGATATGCCATTCTTGCCTCTTCCCACAAAATTTCGTTTCGATATGCGTCTTTATCCTCATCATCCAAACTGTTAAATATTCTTGATCTTTCTTCGTAAGATGACGTATCAATCAAATATTCTCTGTATTCTTTTGACAATAATTGAAAAGACATATTTATCTTTTGTAATATATTATTATTTTCTTGATTTTCTTCATTTGGCAAATATAAAATATTATACAATTTTATTTTTCCCACATAAGACAATCCATTCTCAAATATAGGTTTATGTGTTTCATCCAAATCATAATAATATCTTCTTATGGTATCAAAAACTTTACTCAAATCATTATTATCACTGGTATTTATGAATTCTATTTCTTGGTGAAATTCAGTATATTCTGGGAAAAAAGTTTTATACAAATGAATTTTATCTTCGTCTGTCAAATTTGTCAAATCTGTCAAATAGGAATATACAGCGGGTCTTTCATCATATTTTAAACTATTGATCCAATCTACTCTTCCTTTTTCGTCAAGTTGTGCAAATTTATTCTGTGTCGCCTGTTTTGGTTCAACTATCACCTGTGGATAAAATATACCCTCTCCCTCATCTGTTCCAAGTGAATATGGATCAAACTTGTCTTTTTTTACACTATTAGGTGTAGAATTAGACGTCGAACTTGACAAAGCCTTTAATATAATATTCATCAACCCGCCCATTTTATCTATATTGTTTAATTCAACGTCGACAACATTTTTGGTATCAAATCTAACTGTGTATGAATATACTTTCTTATTATCAATTCTAGCAATATCTCCCAAATCTATTGTATCATTTCTGAGATTTCTCATTATGACACACTCCTCATCCAATTTCTTAGTCATTGCAGAAAAATAATTAGATAATTCATCTATCATTGCACTTTCTTCTTTAAAATTTTGATCTATTGCATTTGCACTGATATTGTCAACAATCATGGAAAATAAAGACTCAAATGCTCTATAAAAATCATCATATGTTTGATTGGTCGTAAACATTGCATTTTCAAAATCAACATTGTCAAAATTTATATCCTTATACAAACCATTTAATGTATCATTAAACTTTTTTATGTTTTCAATCAATTCGTTTTTTTTACTTGGATTACTGGAAACTTCTCTATGGATAATTTCAGAATTTTTATAAATGTCTTCCAACTGACTATATAACTTAGTCACTTGGTTCATTTTGCCATTAAGTTCATCTATCTCTTTTTTTGTATATCCGCCTTCTAATATGCGCATATTTAGTTTTTTATGTGACTTGTAAAAAAGAGATTTAATATTGTTTAAAAGGATATTGTCCATTTATACAATATAATAACAAAAATATATATTACAATATGACGTTATGGCGGTTCGAGTGCCCTAATAAAATCACTTGTGTCATTCAACAACTCATACTGATAACCACATTTAAATTGATTTTTATCTTGATCGCCATAATTTGCAAATAAATAAAACAATTTATAATCATTTATTTTGTTCAAGTAAGGTTCCAATATGTCTTGTATCAATGGTTTTTCGTTTGTAAATATTCTTTTAGGATCATATGATGCCTTCAATTTTGCATATAGACCATCAATATTAATTCCTGCATACTCTTGAGCATTATTGATTTCTAACAGGGCATTAAGTTGTTGTGGTGTTATGTATGCCGATGTAGATACATATTTATTTATATACTGTAGTGCTGATGGATCTTTAATTATTTCTTCAAAATTGATATTTTGCTGTTGTGACGGAGTTAAAATTTCTAAATATTTATTAAATCTTTTTATTAATGGGAGTAACACAGTTTCTTTATGGGATATTTCTGTTTCTTTACTAGTTATGTCTTCCTGCAGGTTGTTTTTCCTAATGTAAGATGTTACTATCCTATCGTCCAGATAATGAAAATTATCAATATAGTTGCTCATAATATAATTTTCAGATTTGTCCACAACAAAATATGATTCATTATCTTGAGTAGGACCTCCTATGTACAATATTTTGTCATCAACTTTGGCGTTTCTTTGATATGCATAAACCGGATTTTGAAATTTAACATATTGCATATTACCATGTTCATCTGTATATAAAACATGTTGTCCTTTTTTATTTAGGACATATTTTTGGTCTGCATAATAGGCTGGCTCTATTATTTCGACTGCTTTCCCATCTTTCATTATATAGTTTCCTATTTCGTCGGAAATGTAATATTTGTGTGTTCCAGTATCATCAGTTGTCTTTTCCAAAAAATATATTGGTTTTTTTATTGTTAAATAGTAATCGGCGAAATTTTTATATACTATTGGGGCTTTTTCCCTTAGTTTCAAACCGTCTTCAATTTTTTCCAATTTTATAAAAGCCTTTTTTTTATCAACAATTTCTTTAAAATATTCATTTCTATACTTTGTTATCATTTTCTCATTATATTTTTGTCCTTTTATTTCATACGGCACAATATAACTGGATTTCGAATCACCAATAGCATTTCCAAATGACTTATAAATTGTGTCTTCAAGCAAAACATTTATTTTATCTCTAATGATTCCTTTTTGTGTATTTTCATATCTTTGTTGGGCTTGAAAATTATCGTTTTCATATTTCAAATCTGCTAAAATATCCTTTAGACCTTGTAATTCTTCCTGTAATGGTTTGATTTGATTTTGCAACTCATTTATTTCTCGAGAAGCCTCATCCCGCAGTGCTCTATTTTTTTCGCTGAATACTCTATTAAGTGCATCTTGAATTGCTGTATCTATGTCTATATTTCGTTCTTGAGTCTGTTCATTTGATATTGGTACAGTTCCAAACAATGTTGAACTAAGGACAATTTGATTTACTATTCCAATTTTCTTCTGATGCTCACTTCTTAATTTTTCATCCTGTATTTTAATTAAGTTTCCATTACTACCAGTAACAAATTTTGTATACAAATATTTTAATAAGCCAATGATATTTTCATTTATATACACGCCCTCAAACCCAGCATCATAATAATCATATACAATTAAATTTGCAATGTCAGTCATAAGGCGTTTTTTTGCATCCTCAGTATAGTTTTCTGGAACGTAATACATACCCTTCTCATATAAGATGTCATGCTTCTTTAATAAATCTATCATTGAATCAAACTTAAATTTTGATGTTAACAATAATCCATTATTACAAAAATGATAAATCATATCATCTTTTTGTACAGTAGCATTTACATGAGTGCCTATGAATTCCGTAAAATACTTTTGTGGGTCTGTATTAATCATTCCGGTTACAGCCTGCATCATAGGGTCTAACCCACTTCTTAATTTCTTCTTAAATTCTTCATTATCAATATTTTTTTCCGTGACAAGTGCGTCATCTACATTTTTATGACTGTTGAACAATTGGATTGCTTCCTCGGAACTATTTCCATAAAAAATATATTTATATTCACCATTTATTAACGCATCATATGTGTCTATAGATGTATCAGTTGACAAACTAGTCCCATATGGATTTAAAAAATTCGACAACATTTGATATTTATAAAGAATTGGATTTTTTAATATTTCTGCCATATATTGTGCTCTTTCATTGTTTTTAAATTTTTGATCAATAGAATCACTCAACAGTTTTTTTATCAATTGATTATCAAAATAAGAATCAACGAATGTTGCTGCAATATCTTCTCTTCCTGGAAGATCAATAATTAAAAATGTAACTTCTCCATCTGTATCGGCAATTTCTACTTTTTTGGTATTTTTCACTTCAACACTTGTTTCGACCTTCATACTAAAATCATATATCAATACAGAACGCGAACTAACGGGATTATTTGGAGTTGCTCTAACTCTTTTTTGCTTAAGTCTATATTCTTCTATTTTATCTGTCAGATCTGAAAAATTTTTAAATACAGATTGCACATCGTTCTCTTCAATTGTAATATATGTATTTTTATTTGTATTTCTAACAAAATCGCCAATTTTATCCCCGTCTATCTGTACGACCTCATTTTCATCAAAATTAAGATTATTTCCTTCTTTTTTTAAAATATAATGGTATATCTTACTTGCATTTTTATTTAAATTTTTTGTATCTGTCCAATAATCATATAATGGCACTCCTTTGCCATATAATTCAAATAATCTCAATTTAAGATATTTTAATCCTTTGATTTGATTTAATGTTGACTGCAATAATCCCTCTATTCCATCTTGTTTTTGTCCATTTACAACTTTTGAACTTTTTCCAGTCAAAGTATATGTTTTACCTGTGCCAGAATAACCATATGTCATCAAACACACTGATTTTTGCTTACTGATTTGATTTGCTAATGACATGTAATTACAAATATCTCTATTTTCCGAAAGATTTTCTGTGTCGAAAACCTCACTGAATTTATATTTTTTATTTTTGTCTGTAAAAGATTTTGTTGATAACGCCGTACACTTTGTGGGATCTAATACCAAATAATTTGCACCATCTTTCTCTAATTTTTCTTGTACTCCTGATAAAAATAAACGTTTGCCATTAACACCATTTCCTATATCATTGATTCTTGCATATATTGTTATTTTATTCAAAAATGTTTCATTATATGATTCTAATGTATCTTTAAAAAAATTAAATAATAAAAAGCGATTATATACTTCTCCTGTACACTTATTTATATTTATATTTGTTTTATAATCAATTTTTTTTGATTTTGATAACCAAGTAAAAAAAGAATACAATTTCATTATTGTAACAAAATGGTATTTTTTCATATATAATATGCTTATGTCAGAATCACTAGTTTCAATTTTTCTATATATTTTAACTAATATTCTTTTGAAAAATTCAATTGTTCCTTTTGTTATATAATTATACACCACTTTGCCTTTATTTAACAATTGATTTTTTAATATTAATAACATATACATCGTATGAATCGTCTCATTAAATACTATCTTGTTGTATATTTTTAGGCTTCTGTTGTACTGCTTATGCATATCAATATAGTCATTCATTTTTTTATTAAAAATGTCCAACAGAGTTGTAATATCTTTGGCATTGTATTCTTCAGTTGATAAATTTGGAATGCTTTGGTCATTTGGTGTTTCTGTAATTATGCTTTTGGCCGGTCCTCCAACAAGTGGCGCAGGTGGTTGTATTTCTACTTTTTGTGCTCCATAGCCAATTTCCTTAATATTTTCAAATTCTGGCTCATATATAATACTTTCTATGTCATTCACTTTTGTGTGTGTTGTTTTATTTTCAAGAAATATATTTTGATCTATATTTCTTATCATTTCTTGTATTGGTGCTTTTAAGTCGTCGGGGTCAGAATGTTCCAATATTCCAAATTCTAGTCTTGTTGTTGGATTGTCTGCTAATTCTTCTTCACTTATTAGCTCGTCCTCTACATATTCAGGTTCACTATTTTGATTATATCTGAATATATCATTTTCAAACTCCTTTTTAAATTTTCCCACCATTTCAATTGCCTTTTTAATTTTGTCTATTTGATCATCAATATTAGCTATATATCTTATTATTGTTTTTTTATTTTCTGAAGTATCTGGCTGTTGTCTATTTGGTGTTGAGATTGTATTATATTTTTCTTTAATTTCTCTATATAAGGGTGTCGATACATCTCCTATATCTGTATGAACATACAAAGGAAAAGTTGTTTCATTGCTGCTAATTTGAAAACTGTCTGTCTTATCATTGTATGTATCTATTTTTGTTTTTAAAGTAGTGACAAATTGACTAAATTTTGCATATTCGTCATCTTTCAATATATTTTTATGTATTTGATCAGCTAATGTTTGAATGTTGGGAAATGATTCTGATAGGTTATCAGAAAAAGTTTTAAATTTTTCACTTTTGCCCCTGATCTGTGTCAATTTGTTTCGTGCTTCCTCTATGACACTGCCGCCTTCCTGAAAAATGAGTTGTGGGTTTTTTCTTAGTGTTTTATTTAATTCATTCAACCTATTATTAATTTTATTTGATATATTACCATAATAATTTTCTATTTCATTGAGATATTTTTTGTAACAATATAATCTAGCTATACTCATATATATTATCTAATTATATATTTAATCTCACAAACTATTTCAAATTTTAACATAATTAAAATTTAAAATTTGATTTATCATTCCTGTGGCTTCAAACTTATAATATATATTATCATTGCAAAATCTATAAAGCTGTATTTGCTGGGATTTAATATAATAGCATAGGTATGATTTTGATTTCCTTGATTTTTTAAGTCTAATTTTGTCGCATATTCACTTAATTTATGACGATAAATTTGTATAATTCTTTTGTCATCAATGTTATTAAAAATTTTATTAAATTTTTTTTCCTCCTCTTGTATGGGATATGTTGCTTGTAATTTAGCTAATTCATTTGTTGTATATACTGCATTCATGTGATTTCTCTTTATTTTTTCATATAATTCTTTTGATTGATTCAAACAGATATTCCAAAATTCAGTAATATGTTTATTCTCTTCTATTTTCATATTTTTTTTATTTGCAATTTCACTATTGAATTTATTTACAATCGATGTGAATGATATTATTTTTTTCTGTATTTCTCTCGCATCACGCGCTTCTTGTAAATTTTTCGACAAGTTTGATAGATCTGTATTTGTCGGTTGCCTATTTTTTTCTTCTGTCTTATTATTTGGTGTAACATTACTTATTTTCATATATTCACTTGTTCGCGAATTGTATTCAGAAATTTCTTTTAACTTTTTTCTAATATAAATTCCAACAATAGGTTCTTTAAATATATACATGTCATCGACAATAGTCTCAATAACATCGCTATGGTATTCTTTAACGTTTTCTCCGACGGACTCTCCTGTTGATTTTGCAAGATATTTTTCTGTTGTGTCCAATTTAGAATGTTTCCATATCGGTAATATTACATTCAATATAAAATCATCTGAATCTATTTCGTTTAAAAACTTAGGAATATCATAATTCTTTTTATCAGATTCCGATGCAGTTTTACTCCATTTTATCCACTCCACTGCATAATTAAATATATCTATTGAATTGTATTCGGTAACATCAGACTCTTCTGCCACTAATTGAACGCTTTTTCCAGTAGCATATGCTTCATTCACTCCCTTCACTCCCTTCATGTCAACAGTTTCATATTTATATTCAGACTTTTTACCACTCTTAAGTTTCTTCTTATGTAACACAATATAGTCAACTATTAAATTTCTTTGTGCGATCTTCCCATAAAATTCTTCTTCGTTTTTTTCAATTGATATTCCCTTTATATCTTCTAAGGTTTGGGTCATTCGTGCAACTAATTGATTTAATATTACTTCATTTGGATTCTGGATTTTGTTTGTAGAACTTGGATTTTTTAATTTTGGATCAATATCCGGATTTATTTCAATCACAGGTTTTTTTCTTACTTCGTCCATTAATTTTTGTTGATCATCGTACATTTTATTATAAATTTTTTCTGGATCATAATATTCATATTGTTCAATTTCAGGAATACGCATTGTATCTTTTATATCACTCATCATTTTGTCATTTTTTTCTTTATCTTCTTTTTTTTGTATTATAATAGGTGTTTCCATTAATGGTTTTAATAACTCTGTTATGCCAGTGTATTTTGAAACAGTATTTAGGTTATTTTGTATATATCCAAATGCGCTACCGCCACCTTGTACAATATGTGAAGTAAAATCATTCGCTAATTTTCTCATTTTTTCAGCATTGTCCAACAATGGAATGTTGGCCAATTGTTTGAATAACATTTTTGATAATTTTTCCTCTGGTGTATTAGCTGCAAAAATGATTCTTTGTAGTGATTTTGTTTTTCCAGAACGACAGACTCTTCCCAGCATTTGAATCAAATTTATTACACTTGTTGTTGGACTAATTAAAGAAACTCTAGGGTGTTTCCCATTAACGTCACACAATGATATGCCTTTTCCTCCTGTTTTCATATTTACAATGATAATTCTTATTTTGTCACTTTGAAATTCCTCTATATTTTTTTCTCTTTCTGTTGCATTTTGTTCATCATATATTCCAACAGATTTTTTTAATTTTTGTAATAACTTTTCTAATGTCTCTCTATGATTAACAAAAATGACAACTGAGAAATGTTTATCGATGTACTCCTTTGCTAATTCTATGATTGTTGGTACTTTTAACATTTCGATTTGTTTAAATTCTGGTTCAAGATGGGATAACAAAAAAAGTTGTTTTATGCCTTTTTCTTTTAATTTTTTTAACTTTTCCGTTATCGTCTCATAAATTTTTTGAATTTCTCTACTAGATTTCATCTCATATATTTCTGTAGTGATTTGTGTATTGGGAAACTTGTCCCCCAGTTCTGCAACAGTCAATTTAGCTGCCAAAGGGTTTTTTTTATCATATAAGAGAGAATGAATTGTTTCTGCAGGTGTTGGCGATTTTTTAATATTTTCATCTATTCCCAGTACATATCCAATAATTGCAAATCGATGTGGTTTTTCAATATTTTTTGCACTTAACATCAAAATTTTATTACCAGTATCCTTTGCAGAAAGTAATAGATTGTCTGTGCATTGGTCAACTTCATCAAATATAAATATTGCATCTGTGGGAACTTTCCATTTGCAACTTTGTCCTGTTTTTATTTTTATATATGGACAAACCAATTTTGCATTTTTATATGTATATATGCCTTTTGCAGCTGATTCATAATTTGAAACAAGTAAATGATCCACTTCAAATTCCTCTAAAACTGATCTCCATTTACTAACGGCATTCTTACAACATAACACAATAGGCCTTACATTTAACATTTTACATACATATGAAGCTATATATGTCTTGCCAATTCCAGATTCTGATGTGTCTAGTGCTGCACCATTCTGCTCTAATATCTTTATTATTTTTTTAGCATGAAGTTGTTGATATTCTAACAATTTTATTGGATTGTTATTATCATCATTACTTTCAATATTTCCTAATGAAGCAAGATTGTCACCATACATATTATACAATTATATTTTATTCTTCAGTTGTTTTGTTTGTAATATTGGTGAACATCATAATGTCATTTAGTACTATATATACAAATATAAAATTGTATGTATAATTATGAATTTTATGATTTTTGTGTAATCAATTGACAATCTGCTTTATTTGTTTCTGCACTCTTTTGTTCTACAATTAAGTTGAACATTTTAGTTCCTAACAAAGCTTCTGTTATCTTCTCCACGTGTAAATTTCCCCCAAAGAATACAACATTTTCCTGTTTTCCTCCATCAAATTTTCTTAACATTCTAAATATTGTATAAAGATCCATATACATGTTTAAAATGAGTAATGCAGGTTCATTTAAAGCATCAATATTATTTATTTTTAACATTGTTTCTAAAAAATTTTCCATGTATTCTGTTGTCGGTATCGTATCAAGAATAGGGTTTAATATGTTATATATTTTTTCATAAAATTCGAATGCTGCTTTGCTGTTAGTATCAATCAAATTAGCCTTATAATTTTCGATCTCTGTTATGAATGATTTTATTTCTTTTTGTTCGCCCCATGATTTAAACAATTCTTCTTTTTGTCTTTTTATTTTTGTGAATTCCATGATACTGTCATCTCCTTCTAATATATTTTTGATTGTTTGTTGATGGTTTGTCATAACATCTTTAAATACTTTTAAATCTTTAACATAATTATCAAAAAAATTCTTATTATTATCATATTTTATTTCATTACTTTCTGCCGACACTAAATAATCCTTCCTTATTGTGTCAATTTTATAACCTATCAAAAAATATGTCAAATTTACACATGCATTGAAACACTTTGATATAATTTCAAACTGTGCTTTTTTACTTTTATCATTGACTGTTTCAACTTTTGTTATGGATCTAATATCACTCGAGTGCAATCTTAATCTTTTATCATCTTTCTCTGCTATTTCATTATATAACTTATGAAATGTTGGTATTCTACTTGTATTAGGGCCTTCCGAAAAATGTTCGAATTTCTTATCCCTATTATATGGATAATAGTCTGTTTCTAAATAGAAGTCTAACTTTTTAGATTTTATCGAATCTAAAATATAATAGACCACATCAGTTATTTCCAAGCATGTTGCGTCACATATTGTACAATTATAGTTTTCTATGTGATTTTCTCCTAATAATAATATTTCTATTCCCCCAAACATATCGCTTCCTTTTACAAGCATTATTCCTCTTGCACCACTTATTTTGTCAATTACTTTTGGAAAAAGTTGTGATATGTGTTCTGCATTACCACCACCACCATTAAATTTATTTTTGTTTTTAATTCTAATGTCAAGTGCACTTTCTCCTGCTTTTGAGTTAGTCATTAATTCATTATACAAATCATTTATTTTAGTTGAGTCATCATTAATCATTTTATTGATGCTTTCAATTTGCTTAATATAATATGCAATCATTCCTTTGATTTGTTCATCTATTTGTGTATATTCATCTTTTTTTATTTCGCTGATGTCATCAATTTTAATTAAAATATCTCCATCATTGATTTCTTCCAATTTATGTTTTTTTATTCTGGTTTCAGTCAAAGCATCGTTAACTGTCGTATTATTATAAAAATCATTTATTATTCCCACAACTTTGTTATACAATTCCACATACTGTGTGACAACTTGTTTATATAATTTTATTGTTTCATTCAATTCTTCTTTTTCGTCATCACTTATTTTATCATCTGTATTTGCTTGTGCTGGTGCTGGTGCTGGTGCTGGTGCTGGT